GCACTAAACAGGGCACCACCAAACATACCCGCCACACCTGCCATGTGGAATGGATGCATGAGGATATTATGTTCCGCCTGGAAGACAAACATAAAGTTGAACGTGCCTGAAATGCCGAGAGGCATACCGTCACTGAATGATCCTTGTCCGAAAGGATAGACCAAGAAGACAGCGAAGGCTGCTGATACTGGTGCGGAGTAAGCAACACAGATCCAAGGGCGCATGCCTAAACGATACGATAGTTCCCACTGTCTACCCATGTATGCTGAGATACCTATGAGGAAGTGGAAAATTACTAACTGGTATGGACCTCCGTTATACAACCATTCATCAATGGTTGCTGCTTCCCAGATGGGATAGAAGTGCATGCCTATAGCATTAGATGATGGAACTACAGCACCAGAGATGATGTTGTTGCCATACATTAATGAACCAGCAACTGGCTCACGGATCCCGTCAATATCAACAGGAGGTGCAGCAATGAATGCTACGATGAAACAAGTGGCGGCTGTCAACAAGCAAGGAATCATTAATACTCCAAACCAACCTACGTATAGTCTGTTGTTTGTACTTGTTACCCAGTCACAAAACTCGCTCCAATTCGTTAGCAGACCTTGCTCTCTACGTTGGAGAGTTGTCATTTAAAAAAAGAGTGCGATTTGTACTTGTATGATAAGACATTATGACCCCGTGGTCTTGGTTAGGGGGTATGTAAAAGGTGGTGATACATATGCTGCTTATACTCAGCCCCATTGTATCAGCGGGGGGACTTATTTGTGTTCAGAACTACCCAGCCACGCATAAATGCGATTCATCGGTTCGGTCTTGCCCTTGCCACCCAAGTTATTTATCATAACAAAACTTCACAAATTTGTCAAGAGAATAAATAAAAACTCTGAGGGTAGGAGTTGAACCTACAAGTCCCGCCAGGAACAATAGATAAACGGTCTATCGCGTTTGCCAGTTTCGCCACCTCAGATTGAGGCACTATGAAAGTGCCGAGATCATGCGAGTGATACCAATTCCTCCTCCAGAACGAGGGAAGAAGTCAAAGGAAAGGAAGTCTTCTAGTTCTTTCTCTACTCTACTTCTTCCAAACAAATCAATGATGAGTTGTGCATACTGTCCATCAGAGATGGTATAGAATGTGTCTCTCATTTGATCCTTGTCAGTGCTACGTTCAGCACTACCAATGGTTTCCATACCACCTAGGATCACATCAATCTTTTTACTAGTGCCATCATCATTCCTTGCCATGTTCCAGAAGGGTGATGTCCACTCAGGGAAGTCAGTAATCATACCACGTCCAATCTTTTTCTCATGGTCATGGTCTAACTCTTTACAGTTAAACTTGTTAGTCCAGTCATCATAGGTCATGATGTCTTCTTTATCTAATGGTAGACCTAACCATTCACATAGTTCCCACTCCATGTCTTGAAGTTCTTTGACACCACCCTTCATTTCAAATTCAAACATGGGAAAGATGGTCTCGTGTCTACCTGGTACAGGGTTTGGTTCTGCTCTGTATGAAGTTGAGACACAGAAAAACCCTTCCGCTGAAGGGTTGGAAAGTAATTCATATTCTAACCACATCTGACCTGTTTGAGGGAGTGGCCAGATATTATCACCGTAATTATATGTTGCTACTGTCTCTGGGTCTTCACAAGCAGCAAGTATACTCAGTCTATTCTGAGTGTGAACCTCTAGGTAATTTTTAGACAAAAAAAATGACCTCAATAGGTCAACAGTCTCACTATATTTACGAGGATCAATCAGACTTGTCATTAATTTTTTGCAAAACTAATCTATTTAGCAAGTCCGACTGTCTTTATTTACTTTGTTAACATTTCAGAACCACCACCGATAGTATGCTTACCACTCTTGGTTGCTAGTCTATACATTTTTTCATGTAAAGATAGTTCTGCCTCAACATCTTTAGGATCTTTGGCAATAGGCATAGCATCTAAAGGGTTGGGTGGTCTACCATAGTCATCCAGTTTATCTGGATCATACTTGTATGAAGGATCAAACCATTCATCATAAGGGATTGTTGGGAGTCCCATATTACTTTGCTTTTCGTATAGTTCCTTTCTGTCCAATAGATTTTAGAAATGCCCTTGCTTCCTTTTGAGCATCAAATACTTTAGCAAACCGTGGATCTTCTGACCATGTAGTTTTAGATACAAGGTATTCAATAGCACCGTCTACCTTACGTGTTGCGTTCCAAACGGACTCGTTGTTGGGATCTCTACTCATGACTAATAAATGTAATCTTCAGCTATTTATCCATCCAATAGGCTTCATAATACTGAACGATACCTGTCGTCACTACCTGCTTACGAGACCACTCTTCAGCACAGGCATAGATGCTATCACGCTGTCCGTACTTCTTATATAAAATCTTTATTGAATTTTGTTTTACGTCTTCTGCTGTTAGTGTTTCCATTATCCTTGCCAAATCATATCAGGCATTGCCTGTGGTTGTTGTCTTCCTACCGTAAACATTAATATAAAATAAGCAAAGAACCATACGATATTAAAGATCCATGCTTGTCTGTAAAGGTACTTACGTATACCCATAGATATCATTACATTCCTTACGTCCTGTGGATTGTCTTCATTACCTCTGGCTCTGAAGATCTGTTCTATCACAACAGCAACCAATGTTCCTACCACTAATGGATAGAACACAAAGTTTGCAAAGGACATGATGCCAATTAAAAAAGTCATAGTAAACCTAATGATCCTGCTGTAAATCCTACGGCACAGAAGAAACCAAATTCATACAGTGCGTAGTATGGACTATTGAAGAACGAATTGACCGACATTTGTATATGCTACTGCTACTAATGTTGCTGCGAATAAAATGAAATTCATTTTAAGTTCCTGATGGTACAGGTACAGCAATGGGTTGTCTAATACGAATACCTTTACCACCATCTTGATCGTCATCGTCATCATTGAACGCACGTAGAAGTAGTTCAATCAAAACAAGTGCAGCCATTGGGTAGAACACCCACAAGATTGCTACGATTGGTGAAACTGTATCCGTTACTAGATCGCCCATCACTACCTTTAAGTTTTGTTACGAGTAAGTATTTATACGTTAGAATATTCTAACTGAAATACTGTAGTTTGGTATAGATTGCTATACCTGCCCAGAAGAGCATCATAGTTGCTCTTCCATTCGCTCTCCAAAAGATATCTGCTTGTGTCATTAGAAGATACCTGGAATGATTTGTCCTGTAGTGATGTAAGCACCTGTTGCTGCAACGAATCCGATCATTGCTGCCCAACCGTTAAACTTTTCTGCTTCTGGTGTCATTGTTTTGCTCCTTTTGTTAGATTTAATAGGGTTAAAAAGTAACTAGCATTTGCTAGTGGTGTAAAAGACCTTGTAAATTATACAATGCCTGGAATTACCCATCCAAAGACGGTGTAATTGAAGACTCCGATTACTAATCCCATCATCGCTAGGCGACCATTGGTTAGTTCGGCATTCTTCCAGTAATCTACGTCTTCCATTACCTCAATACGAGGCTCCGCAGCAAACATATTCTGCTTGCCGTACTCGGTGGTGACGTATCTTGAACTTGAAGTCATTAGTTCGTTACGAAACTTTACATACTATATAGCATGTGTAAAGTTTTGTCAAGAAAATGTTAAGGAATCCTGAACAAATCTTAAGATTTCAACTCTGTCTGTACGTTCTGTTGCATTGGTGAAAACTTACCCATACCATTCATGGGTGCGAACCATCCTGTTAAAATATACTTACTACCACTGATAGGTGGGTTACCTCTGTGTAAATGTGTCCATGAACCTGGCCAAATTAATGCTGTGTTCTTGGTAGGTTTAAATCTTTTCTTCTGATATAAGAACTCAGTCTCACCACCCTCTTCAACATCATTAAGATAGATCATCCATGCTAATGCTCTGAATCTATTAGACCATGCTACATTCTCAGCATGGAAACTATGATACCCTTCACATGGATCAGTCTTCTGAAGTATAGTTGTACCACTCATCCAGTCTGCTTCCTGATTCTTTAGGTATGGGAAGTCATCAAAGTATCTACCTAAACATTTACCGATAAGGTATGAGTTAATTTCTTCTGCTAGTTCAGGCCAAAATGGTTCCAACGCATACTGTCTATCCTTTCTATGCTTATCGGATCTATGAGACCACTGAGCATACTGTTGATTGTCTATCAGTTGTGTTAACGCATTGAATATTCTCTCATCCAATACGTCATTGTATACTCTAATGAAATCATCCATAATTTATATAAAGAAAAGGGGAGCAGTGCTCCCCAGTTGTCAGTCTTATTGTTGCTTTCGCGCTACAACCATCTAGATTATAGTCTATTGGCAAAGACGTTTTTATTTAGGTAGTTTCTTCGTCTTCTTTTTTCTCTGTGTCTCCACCAAATACTATAGTATCTGAACTATCAAAACCATATGTGAATGGACTTGTCATGTCAACATCAGTATTAAATGTAATAACATCCTCAAGACTTCCATCAGGAACGAATGTTACATCACCACCTGCTGAATAGTTAACAGTATTTACAGCATCACCTGCTATAAAACCATTATCATCTACACGAAAGTTATCATCTCCAGCACCACCAGGTACAGGGAATGTTACGTTATCAATCTTACCATCTACTTCATTCTCTGTTAGAAATATCTTTTCTGTTGCCTTGGGTTTAGTCTCAGCAATAGAACGAAGACCTAGATAGTGTCTCCATAAATCACCCAGAGTATTTTGATCTACATTATCATAAAGTGCCTGAATAACAGCGTCTCTTGCTGCAATTTCTGCTTCTGAATACTTACTCATAGAGCCTCATTAAGTTGGTGGATTTGTTCAACGATTTGTTCACAGTCATCTCCTATGCTCACAGCATAATGGAGTTCATCAATCAAAGCAGAGAGTGTAGCATGGAGTTGATCCATCTGCTGATCTTCAAGGAAGTTGAACATGTCTGGAGTACAGGTAGGCTTAGTATAGCACCCACCTTCATCGGTGTCAACCCTTGAAGTAGTCTTTCCGCATGTACCTTCCAAGAATGTTTGAGTTGTAGAAAGCAGGTGTTCCATCATCCGCAACCTCAGTCAGTACATTATTTATGAATAACTGTCGGGTCTCCTCGTAGTTTACTTGACCCAATGTAGTATGTAGGCTAATTATTTCACGCTTGAAAACGTTTCGTCCATACTTTGTAACGTCGTCTTTAAGTTCCTTAGAACTTCCGTAGTAGCGTTTCCAGTCACTCTCACTCGTAACTTTTCGTTTCCCACCTCTAGGCTTTCTACGACTGGTAAAGTATTTACGTCCGATGTATTTTTTGTTCGTGATTGTATTTGTAATACAGTAGACGTAACCGAAGAAACCGTTAATGTCGTTAGAAGTAAAAGTTGTACCTTGATAGGTCCAGGGGTTTTCATAATCTCCTTCAACCACTGAGGTCTTTGTGGTGGTCTCCATCCCATGATCTTCATTAGTTTATATTGAAAGGTTCATGATACAGATAGATCTAATTTCTCCTGGTCCTGTAGGACCGATAGCATGGAAGTGTTTACCATTAAAGACTGCTATCTTACCACGCTTAGGAGTTATACGATGTTTGATAGTAAGTTCTTGTTTATCAAAAACTGTACTACGATAACCTGCACCAACGGAGACGGAATTAAAACCGCCTCCTTTCTTACAATAGTATATATCTATGTCATCATCGGGGTTCCATTCATCCTCAAAGACAAAGGTGTCACCAGTAGCATCATTAAGATACATCATAAAGATTAGGTGAGGACACTTAGCATCTAGGTGTGGGTCTTGGTATTCGTATCCAGGTATATGATATGTGTTGTTAAGACATGCTCTAATAATACTTTTATATTTGATATCATTCTTCTTACAAAACTCATCCATGATCTCAAAAAAGAATGGATAAATTTCAGAGACAGGATTAACTTTCCTAATCTCCTTAGCATGATCATTTCTTTCTACCAATAGGTGTTGGTAGTATGGAAACTCAGGTGATGAAGACTGAGTATGATAATAAGGTATACGATCTACCCTCTTGTCAAGGTAGTCAAGTTTCTCTAAGGGTATACCATTCTCATCTTCAATCATGCTAATAAATTAAAAATACAAATGCTTCTATGCTCACCGATACCAGTACATCTATTGGTATGATAATGCTTACCATTAAAGACTGCTATCTTACCACGCTGAGGAGTTATCTCTTTCTTAATAGTGAAGTGTTTACCTTGCTGACTCTGTAGATACATTCCCTTATCATTTTCAGGATAAGTCTCATCAAATACTACAGTGTTACCACTAGCATTATTAAGATACATTATAAGAACGTAGTGAGGAACCTTAGCATCAACATGAGGGTCACCGTATTCAAATGGTAAGTGATAGGTATTGTTAATACATCCTCTAATAATAGATCTATACTTTAGATCCCACTTCTCCATGAAGTTATGCATGATAGTCCAGAAGAAAGGGAATGCATCAGAGCATGGTTCTACTGGTATAGTCTCATCAATCTTCTCGTTTCTTTCTACTAATGGATGTTGGTAATAAGGAAAAGACGGTGACGTTGACATGCGGTACGTGAAAGGCATGCCAGAAAACTTTGACTCAATAATAAGTAAGTCAGCTTCATTGATTCCATTAGGATCCTCCAGAATTTTGTTCAATGTCATATTCAATCACGATTTTTTTACTAGATCTACCCATGCTATTTAAAGTAGAAGTATGTTGTATAGTACCACCTATCTGATCTACAATCTTTTCAAGTTTTTCCTTCCAAGTAAGTGGTTTAATACTATCTCCAGTGACTGTCGTACGACATTCCTCTGGTGTACATGCGAAGAAGATATTCTCTTCTGGTTCTAAGTTACCATGCATCAGATCACTCCTGCTACCTTTAAAAAGTATTGGATACGTGAGTTAACATAGCCACATGCAGTTGCTAGGAATCCTTTAGTAGCATCACCTTGTATCTCCTCAAACATATACATGTTCAATCGGAAAGCATAGTTTGCCTCTACGATAATAGCATTTACATCTGACTGATCAACTGGTATGAAGTTATCTAGGACACTACGATAAGATTCTTTGAATCCTTTCTTGTCTGTTATCTCAGGGAAGTCATAGAATGCTAGACCCTTATCCTTAAGGTTCAAAGCATTCTTAGTAATGTTACCAAGGATAACACCACCAGATAGATCTCCCATGTAACGTGTGTAATGATGTCCTATCAATAGTTTAGGATTATCATGTGCTACTTCTTTAATTCTGTTAATATATTGTTGCGTTGCTTCAGTAGGGTAAATATTTTCTCTCCAATCTTTACCCCAAAAATACTCACAGTCTTCTGCTAATGCTTTCTGCCTAGGTAGACCGTTTAATCTCATCGGTCCTACAAAGTCATCCTCTTTAAGTCTTTCTACTTCAGTCTCCATAGCATGATAGATGAAATAGAAGTTGGCAATCAATTGTTTGTAGTTCTCTTCACTGACAACACCACGTAAGTATGATGCAACGAACTTAGTATTCTCAGCAGCAGTGTGAGACTTCTTAGTTCCTGCTTTAAGTTGCTTAGAAAAATCAGGGATTCTTTTCTTCATAGTAGGCATAAATATTTGTTAAATGTATCAGGGAATACTGACACAAGTTGTCTAAATAATAGCAGAATTAGGGATCAACAAGATGTACCCAAATTTCTATATTATGATTGTCCACTGACGGAGGAGAAAGATGCATAACATAGTCTCACATAATAATTTAGCAGAATGGAATCACATGGATCATGCTTTCTCTAGCGATGATCAAAAATTAAATGATTACTACGAATGCTTAATTGAATGTGCAGACGATCAAAGTTCATGCAAACGTGTGTGTAAGGAAATCTTACTTTAAGAGACAAATGAACTCAAGTTAATAGTTTTTATAAGACCCCTTCGGGGGTCTTTTTTTAATGCACTTCCAAGTATGGGTAGTAATCTTTTTCAACTTCTACTATCACCTCTTCAAGAACACGGTTGATACTTTCAGACATCAAACGATATCCAGTACCAACATACATTTGTCCAGCAAATACGGATACAGTAGCAGCACCCCAGAAGATATAATACCATCTGGATTTAACTTGATGTCGTTGCTTCTTCTTCTTGTTCATAAAATAATTGCACCAATAATAACACCCTTAGCAAAGGATACACATAACATTTGGTAGTCAGTCAAGTTAAACTTATCCTGAAACCTTCGTGCCATACGACGATCCCAATCAACTACCTTATCAAAGTATTTTTTCATAGATTCATTTCCTCTCCTAGGTTATCTATAAACTCACGACGCTGCTCCCATGTCTGTCCACTGGTACTACCTTTGCATGGATTAATGCATTTGTCAGTACCATATTCATTACATAGGAGACCAGCAAGATCGTGAGGACAACCTATTTTACCATTACTCCAGTACAATTGTCCAGCTATCCACTGTGCTTGACAGCAAGGACAGATCTTAATCATCCTTTGAAGTATTTGTCTATAACTTCAACCTGATCATGGTAACGTGCAATCTTATCCAATTCAGTTTGAATTGCTTCAGTAATATCTGAATGCTCTCCGATACCAGCAGGATGTTCTAAGTAAACGTTAACGTTTGCTCTATGTTTGGCGATCTCACCTTGTGCGTGAGCTTTCACTGCCGCTAATAATTGTTCTCTCATGTGTAACATACTCAATAGTGATATTCATCTAATATATCTAGGGCATTATTCAATGCCAGTTGTGCTGCCCATCTCTCTTTATCATCCCACTCAGGATACCATGACTTGCTATCTATATTACGTTTAAGTTTCAGTAAACGTGCAGTCATGTCCACTTTGGACAGTCGGCCATTCACTTTAGGGACTCCTGAACTTTTTGCCAATCAGCATCAAAGAGTTCTAAACCCTTATCAGTTAGAATATGTTTGTACATTCCTTTGAATACCTTAATGGGTAGTGTACAAATGTCAGCACCATATTCAAATGCTCTACCTACATCTCTTACATTTCTTATAGATGCTGCTAAGATCTCAGTACCTTCCCACTTCTGTTTAGCAAACACATTAGCAATATCTTTTACTAGGCATAACCCACCAAATGAATTGTCATCTACACGTCCTACAAATGGTGACACATACTTAGCACCTGCCTTAGCAGCAAGGATTGCCTGTGTCTGAGAAAATACTAAGGTTACATTAACTGGTATATCATTGTTAGATAATTCTTTGCATACCATCAGACCTTCTGGGGTGCATGGTACTTTGATTGTAATGTTTGGTCCTATATTCACATACTGTTCTGCCATCTCTAGCATCTCCCACTGATCACCTATAACTTCAGCAGATATAGAAGCATTCCAAGGAAATACATTAGAGATCTCTTTGATTACTTCCACTGGATCTCTACCTGACTTAGCCATCAGTGAGGGATTGGTGGTCACACCATCAATCAAACCAGTATCAAATAACTCCGTGATTTCTTTAGTATCTGAAGAGTCCAGAAAAATTTTCATGACATCTCGCGTTTCGTAGTATTTATTGTAACATAAAAAAAGAGACCCTGCAATGGGTCTCTTGTATTCATTTCATAACTTAGTTATGAAGCCGTCGCAAGTTCCTTTTTGAACTTCACACCACGATAGGCCAGTTCTGGCTTTAATTTCGTAGCTTTCTTTTGCTTGTCGGTGTCATATTTAACACCACGGTATGTGACTTGTGCCATGATAGTACTCCTGTAGGATTAGGTTTATGAAACCGTTCCTTCAGTCGGCATTTGCGTCCCAACATCCGTCCGTTTCTTCTTTCACAATCTGAATCATCTCAGATCGTGTCTCTTCTTCCACCTTATACTTACTCATTTTATCAACGAGTAGGTGTGCGTCAGAACAGGATAAAGAAGTAGCGATTAAAATAGGAATCATGGGATGAACGTATCCGTTCCGTGTCGGCTTACTTGCGTCTCCTTAGAGATGAACGTTAAAAGGTATGTTAGCATACCCACATCTATTTATCAATCTTTTTTGTATCTTTCGTAACATTTTTCTTTCCTGCTTCCCATAACATCATCAAACCCTCCTTTTCTAAGGGTGATGTGTCAAATTCACTTAAGAGTTCTTCATATTTCTCTTCCGCTTTCATCTGATACTCTTCTGTTAATGGTCTATTTTGCTCCACTTGAACTTGCCTCCCACATGAACCAACCTGTTACGATGTATTTAGTTTCCTTTGGAGCAGTCACACCCTTGTGTCTATGGGTATATCCCGCAGGAAATAATACAGTCTTACCTTTTATTGGTTGTACTGTATAGTCTTGATAAAGGAAATGAGTTCCACCTCCTTCTTTAACAGTATTTAAATAAGTTATCCAAGCAACTACTCTACCTTGGTCAGTACCCATAGCATCAAAATGCTCTTCATAGAATGCTTCACCTGGTGCATAGACTTGGAACTTAGGATGACTATGGAATCCTAATGGTGCCCAGAACAAATATCTTTCAGAGTAATCTTTAATACACTCCATCAAGTGTGTTCTATACTCCATGTCCTTATACTCAGGACTATACTCTATCTCTGCCTTGGGTATATCATTAAAAAATAAATCAGTACACTTTTTAAACTCTTCATTAACGTGTGGTACATTACCTACAGTACCAGGTCTACATGCTTTACCAGTTGCTTCTACTGTATCATATAGTTTGATAAGTCCATCACATACAGACTCATCTACAGTGTACTCAATTACATGTTCAATCATAATGAAAATCCAGCAAACATATCTTTCTCAACATCCTGCTTGATACCACCTACAACATAAGATTCAATCTCAGTTTCTTGTGGTGCATTCTGTTGTCCTTTGCTATTTAACCAATGGTCTGTCCAAGGTAATGGATTATTCTTAATGGGAACATCATACAATGGTTTTAATCCTATGGATCTCATACGTTTGTTAGCAATCCATTCAACATACTGACTCAACAATCTCTCGTTCAGTCCTATCATTGTACCACCTTCAAACAAATACTCTGCCCACTCCTTCTCTTCATCAACACATCTCTTAAACATTTCAATGACATTATCTTCTTCTTCCTTAGCAATTTCAATCATCTCTGGGTCATCACCCTTTCTCCAATTGTTAATTATGTTTTGGGTGAGGGCGAGGTGTTGAGATTCATCTCTGGCAATGAGCGATAGAATCTTAGCTGACCCTTCCATAAACTTAAGTTCACCAAATGCAAAACTACAAGCAAAAGAAACATAGAAGCGTACGCCTTCCAAGATGTTAACATTAGCAACTGCCTTATACAAACTTCTCTTTAGATCTTTACGAGTCCACACTGCATTAATATGATCCTTCCAATCAGGCTTCCAGTTATTACTCTGACCATACTCATTTGCTACGTTAATGAACTCATCATACGATCTAGTAACAGACTCTGCTCTCTTTAATATTCTATCATCATCTAGGATAGTATCAAATACCTCAGCAGCATCTGAATATACATTCTTAATAATATATGTATAGGATCTGGAGTGAATCATCTCCATGAAACCCCACACTTCCATACAGGATTCTAGTTCTGGTAAAGAACAGTAAGGTAGGAATGCCATACCTGGTGCTCTACCTTGTACACTATCTAACATGATCTGATACTTCAGATTAGATGTAAAGATGTGCTTCTGTGCCTCAGTCAATTGACCATAATCAGCACGGTCTTTCTGGAGTGATACCTCTTCAGGTCTCCAGAAGTAACCTAGTTGTTGCTTTGTTAAATTTTCAAATGCAGGATACTTAAAGTTATCGTATCTCTGCACACCTAACGGAGCACCAAAAAACATAGGTTGCTTCTTGGTATTAGTCTTCATAGTATTAAAGACAGTCATGCCTTTAATATCAGACGGCGCAGCTGTCACAGATCTCCTCCTCAGTAGTAAGAATGTTTTCAATTAAATCATCAACGTTCTCTACGTTGTCATGCCAACCCATTGGATGAGTCGGTTCATCTATATCTTTCTTAGCATCATATGTATTCTGATAGTAAGAAGTCTTCCAACCATACTTGTAACTAGTTAGTAGATCATTTGCCATTACACTAATAGGAACTTCAGAGTCAGGAAAATGCTCTGGATTATAGGACCAGTTTCCAGAAATTGCTTGATCAAAGAACTTCTGCATAACAGCAACAATATTAATATACCCAGTATTCCCAGGCATATCCCACAGCAACGTATAATTGTTTTTAAGTGTCTGATATGATGGGACAATTTGTTTTAGTGGTCCTTTCTTACTCTTCTTAACGGACAAGTAGTCTCTAGGTGGTTCAATTCCATTTGTTGCGTTTGACACAACGGAGCTGCTCTCCGAAGGCATTTGTGCGGACAATGTGCTGTGCCGTAACCCATAGGTTCGTATGTCTTGCCGTAAATTTCCCCAATCAAGATGAAGGTCATTCGGAACTAACTCATCAACGTCCTGCTTATATGTATCTATAGGTAGAATTCCATCAGCGTATTTAGTACTCTTAAATCCTTCACATGCTCCCTTCTCTTGTGCAACTTTGTTAGATGACTTAAGAAGATAGTATTGAAAATACTCTGTGAGAGTGTGAACTAATGACCATGCTGCTGGATCATCATACTTAACACCTTGCTTGGCAAGATAATGTGCTAGTCCTATGAACCCTACACCAAGAGAACGTCTTGCCTTGGTTGATTCTTCAGCAGCAACTACAGGATAGTTCTGATAATCAATCAACTCTTCTAGTCCACGTACTGATAGGTCACAGAGTTCTTCCATGTCCTCAAGTTTATTCAACTTACCTACGTTAATAGCAGACAGTATACACAATGCTATCTCACCTTCATGGTCATCAATATGATCAATAGGTTTAGTAGGTAGTGTAATCTCTTGACATAGATTACTCATAGTAACCTTGTCTTTAAATGATGAATGACTATTACAATGGTCAATGTTCATCAAATATATACGTCCTGTCTCTGCTCTCTCCTTAAGGAGATCACCAATCAACTCTTGAGCATTTACTTTTGTACATGGTACTCCAGCATTTTCATATCTTACGTATAGATCATCAAAATTCTCTGTACCAAAACTATCATACAACCCTGGCACATCATGAGGAGAAAAAAGCGTAATCTCCTCGTTCTTAATGAAGCGTTCATAAAATAACTTACTTAACTGGATGGAGTAGTCAAGTTTTCTGACTCGGTTATCTTCGGTTCCTTTGTTGTTTTTGAGGACGAGGATGTCTCTGATTTCTTGGTGCCAAATAGGGAAGTGGACAGTTGCTGAACCCCCTCGGATGCCGTTTTGAGTGCAGCATCTGACAGTTGACTCAAACTTTTTGAGAAATGGGACAACACCTGTATGTTGAACTTCTCCGCCTCTGATTTTACTGTTGATTCCTCTGATGCGGCCCGCGTTAATACCGATACCAGCACGTTGTGCGACGTATTTGCCAATAGCCATATCACTGCTAAAGATACTATTGAGGGTGTCATCAACATCAACCAGAACACAAGATGCAAATTGACGAATAGGGGTTCGTACTCCCGCCATGACTGGCGTGGGGATGTTGAGTCTGTGCTTGGAGATTGCGTCGTAGTATCGTCTGACATAATTAAGTCTAGTTTCTATAGGATAATTTCTAAACAGTGTAGCTGCAATGAGACAATACATGAACTGTGGTGTCTCGTAAACCTTTCCAGTGCTACGATCTTGTACAAGATATTTATCTACAACCTGTCTAAGACCTGCGTAAGTAAACAAAAAGTCACGATCATGGTCAATGAATGAATTTATTTCAACCCACTCTTCTTCTGAATAATATGAGGGCAACTCCTCATCATACACACCACTACTTATACCCTTCTTAAGATGCTCTAGTATTGGAGGAGGATTATCAGGATGGCAACCATACACACCCTTGCGAAGTCCAAATAATAACAGTCTTGCTGCTACAAATTGGTAGTTAGGATTGTCTAATGAGATCAGATCATTAGCAGACCTTATTAGAATCTCTTGAATATCACAAGTTTTAATACCATCATACCATTGCAGGTTGGCATTCATTTCAACTTGCGACTCAGACACACCTGCAAGACCTCTGCAAGCGTGTTCTACCATTTTATGTACTTTCTCTAGGTTGATCTGTTCAACGCTGTTGTTGCGCTTTACAACCTTAATTGTTCCATTCATACTTTCTTCCAATCATTAAGGGTGAGTTGTGCTTTAAGTCCGCTAAAGGTATTTGATTCTACCACATCCTGAACCTTATGTCCAGCGAGTACCATATCATTTATGTCCTTCTCCTCAAGATACTTTGGCCATATTACAATCTTAAACCCTTTGTCTATTACCTTTTGCATTCGGTTAATGATCTGTTCGTTACGTGGTTCGTTGTCGTATACAAACACGATTCGTTTTCCTTCTGCGAATGACCATTCAACGTCAGCACCTACCATAGCAATGGCATTGTTTAAAAATAACGAGTCAATTGGTCCTTCAGTGACATAAAGGGTTCTGTTATATGAGGAGTGATTTAAACCGTAGATCTTCGTCTTCTCATCATCCAAAATTACGGTGACATACCGCATCTTATCTGTGGGATCTAGGGATCTACCTTGGAATCCAAACCAAGAACCATCCTCTATCAACGGTATGATGACACGAGGATGGTCGTACTTTAGACTCTCATCTGAGTATGTATATTTCTGGGTGTTAACCCATGCCTGAAACTGTTCAACATAAAATAATTCACTGTGATATTGCTCTGGAATTCCACGTTTCAGGATGTACTCTTTAGCGGGATGTTCTTTATTTAGCTCGGAAATCTTCGTCAATCCTGTGGGATTTTTAACTGGTTTTGGTTTCCTTGTTTTAAAATTAATCGTAGGATTCTTTATATAACGTCCCTTACCAGTGAGACCCTCCTTATAGCGTTCCAATACATACTCATCATGTAGATCCAATGCCTGTTCCTTAAGAAAATTGGAAAAAGATCTACCCACGCCACAATTATGACACTTGTATATTAAATCAGTTTTTACTCTGATAAAATAACCACGTGCCTTGTTCTTATACTTCTGACTGTCCCCACAATAGGGACATCTAAAATTCCACAGTCCTTCTTTCTTCCTTACAAATTTATCCAGTCTCCCACTGAGAAGATTCACGTACTTGCTTTCTATGTAGTTCATACGCAACCTGACTCTCATATATTCTAGCAGGTTGCTCTGCGTCTGTCAAGGTTCTAATGATTTTTTGTCCGATTGGACTAACGATGACAGATATAATACTAAGAGCACCAAAAATAGACCACATCTTCTTTTCCATGACCCTAAGACGGTCATCAACCTTTCGTATGTCTCTTTCACAACCTTTCTTAATCTCCTCTGCTCTACGGTTTACTTCACGATGGACACTCTCTATCTTTTCAAAGAGAACACCATCAATCCTGTCCTGCTTGTCCAACTTTTCATTGTGAACAGCAAGAAGTTGCCCCATCTTCGTGGAGTTTTCCTGGAGAGACTCAACGACCTTCTCCAGTCGTTCAATTATTGCACTATTAATATTCTCAGCCATTATTCTCAGGTGGATTAGCAAATGCTAAGACACGATTAAACATGTCTGGAGATTCATTCGTAGCATTACTAAACCTTGCCTGATTCTTACGTACGTTTAACTGTCCGTAGGCTTTCATTACCTTGGTTGCTACATCAGGTGTAACATCAACCTCTGTACCATCGTGGAACTTAATAGCACCAGCACAACCATTCTCTGCACAGTGCTTGATCTTTGCTAAGTTACCAGTCTTGGAAAATTCTTCGTTCTGAGTTGATACATCTGTACCTACTCTCGCTTTACGTTTTAAGTTAGCAGTCTTCTTTTGTAAAGTCTTTTGGATCTCTTGCTTCTTAAGGTCAGCATTCTTCTTTAAGATCTGTATCTTTGATTGAGCAAGTTGTTGTTTGATTTGCTTGTCCTGATCCTCAAGGACAAATTCTTCAGGGATATTCTTCATCGCTTTCATTCTCTTATTGTAATAAAATTTCTGTGCTTCACCAGGGAATACCCTATCAATCTCCACATCACCTCGGTAACGAGGATTAATTAGAAGACGCATCTTTTGTCTTAACTCTGCCTGAGTGTTAGCATAAACTATAGTTTCACCCACACCAGGAATCTTAACCTTATACTGTAGTAACCTGCTAGGCATAGCAGGGTTCACTTTATTTTTTACCTTACCATCGTTAGGTGTATGACCTTCCTTCCAGTTTTTACGGAGCTTTCTATAGGCAGAGACGAATGGTTGATCTTTGATCTTCTTATTCGCTCTCTTACGGAAGTCTAACTTAGGATCAAAACCTGCATTAGGTCCAGTGGCAGCAGCAGATCCAGAGAATCCACCTGTACCAGCACTCATTGTAGGTTCTTCATTAATCATAATGTGCTAAGTTCCTCTACGACATCAGGGTCAGACTCTAAACAGTCCATGTAATGTTCAGGGAATCTGTTTAGGTATTCTAAGAATGCTTTCAACAGTGGCCAATATTCTTTTTCAAATTTGAATAAGAGTAATGGTGTTGCAGCGTCATCAAAAACATTATAAAGAACAATCAGATGATTTATAATCAAATGAGACCTTAAAGGTCCCCCACGCAGATACCTCTTGAGTAATCTCTTGAGGTACTTAAAGCGTTTCATGTCTTCATCAAAATCCTCACGAGTAACACTGTGAGGATTCTCATAATTTCTGATGGCGAACATTACGTAGTTATCGTTGTTCAGTTCACCAAATTTCATCTAGTATTAAGTAGTTGTAAACGTCTTAGTAGTACCAGAACCACCTGCTCCAATTGTATCACCTAGAACAAATGCCTTATCGGATGTTGCACCACCAGTGGAGTCAACGATTGTTCCAGAGATTGTTTGAGCACCGATTGTATGCACCTTGTCAGCAGCAGCAGCGGTGAATGTAAATTCAACACGGTTTGTGTTTGACTGAGCAGCAGCAGTAGCAGTTATACTTGCACTGTCTGTAGTGTTGGTAACTACAAGAGTTGCACCGTTAGTAACGTTGACTCTCTCGTTATATATGACAACAACAGTACCAGTTGCTCCAGCAGCGTATGAAGTCTCCTCAAAGAATACAGCAGTGATGTCTGCCTCTCCAAGTGTATTAGTTCCACGACCACCAGCACCTACAAGACCATCAACAGCAACTAGAACTTCATCCCAGTACTCTGATAGATCAGCTTTCTTGTAGTGTCTTAGTACCCAACCTTGCTCGGTTGCAAAAATATTTGATGGGTCTACAGCACCACCCTGTACCGCCCACTTCGGCTTAGCTTCATCAGCATCAGTTACACCATATAGTGCCATTTGATCGTCTCCGTATAATTAACTCAATCTGTTATTATTTATCAGTTTGAGTGCTTTAAAGATATGCTTTAGATATGTTAGTAGCGAATCCTATAACCGTGACTCCAGCAGCTATCACTGCCCCAGCTCCGATTACCCACTTCTCTACTGTTTTTAATCTTTCTCTTAGGTCATCCTGTTTTTCCTCAAGACGTTCTATCTTGAGTTGCATCACAGTAATACGAGTTTCCTGTGAAGCATCAAGTCCTAGATCGCTCATGATACAAAGTCGTCAGCTTTGACTTCTCTGTTTCTAATTGCTTTTGCTACTTGCTCAAACAACTGATCATCAACGTCTGTCTTAGTAGTCTTTACTGCTTTAGCAAGAACTCTTAAACAAATCTCAATGAGTCTATCTCCAATCTCTGCATCGTTTGGGATAGCGTTAACTGCATCTTTTATAATCTTAGATGCAAAAGGTAAAAGTGCTTTAAACATTTTCAATAGATTACTCTAATCTATATAGGTTTAAATTTCCCACCTTTGAGATATCCCCACTTACCACCTCGGACTGCCTTCACTCCTTTAGCAGTTCTCTTAGCGTCAGCAGCATTCTTCATGAAATCTTTATACTTCTTTGCCTTAACTTCCTTATGCTTTCTCTGAGCATTATCTATCAATTCCTTATGGATGTCTTCTTTTTTAACACCACGTCTTGCTTCATGGTCTGCTCTTCTATCCTTTCTAATACCACCACCTAGTTCATGTGATCCATGTGGGTTACCATATCTCTTATCTCTGACTGTTGCTCTCTTATGCTCAGGTGTTTTTAGATCAACCTTTGCTTCATTGGTATGAGCAAATGCTTTTTTCATAACATCCAACCGAAGATGAGGAGGAAGACTTTTCTCAGCTTCCTTCCTCTTCTTCTCAGCCTTCTTCTTAACAGCATCACCTAGTTTGCTGTGTTCTATCTCAGGTTTCCAATCTTCATTATGTTCCAAGGCCACGTCCTCTATCGTAGTTGTCTTTACCACCATAGCGAGCCATGGTGTTAACGTAATTCTTTACGTCTTTGAATCCACGCTTCTTAGCATCAGATGCGGTTGCTTTCTTAGCATCTGCTGCCTTCTTATACTTTCCAGTACCAGCATCAGATTTAGCACCCTTTACTTTCTTTGCTTGTCTGCTTCCTTGCCCTACTACAGCACCTGCTCCATGATCCTTACGGATCTTAGCCAGCACAGCTGCTAGGGCTGGATCCTTTTTTCCCTTAGTGCCCCCTTTGTCGTAACCTTTCTCTTTCTTAAGACGTGTTGCTTCTGAAACTAGACGTGCCTTTAGATGATTCATCATAGCTTCTTCTTTAGAAACTACCTTCTTAACATCCTTAGCAAACTTAACAGCAGTCTTTACACCAGACTTAACGCCCTTAGCAAATTCCTTAGCACGTTTCTCAGGTACTTTACCCTTAGCACGTTGCTTAGAGTATGCTGCTTTAGCATCTCCTACTGCTTTCTTATGTCTTTCAACACCTTTCTTAACAGCACCACTTACTCTACCGAGTATTCCTTTCTTTGAGGTTGGTTTTGCTGGTTGCTTCGCTTTTGCTTTTGTAACAGTCGCTGCAACTTTCTTACTAGTAGCAGCCTTCTTTGCAGGTGCTGCTTTCGGTTTTCTAACAGTAGCCTTAGCAACTGGTTTGACTTCTGTTTTAGGTGCTGCCTTCTTCTTTGGAGCCGCTGCTTTCTTTTTAGCAGCAGGTTTTTTAGAATCTCCATAGTTAGTACTGTCCTCAGTTTCACCAGATCTCTTGGCGTATGACTTAGCATACTCACCTTTACCTGATGCTTTCTTTGCTTTGTCTGCTGCATCAACCTTTGCTTTTACCTTCTCGTAAGAAGGTGCTTTAACAGATGCCTTTCTTGCAGACCGTTCCTCATTGAGTTCTTCAATAGGATCAATAACGAATTCAGTGAACTCATCAATACCTATCTCTTCAATAAGACTGTCAAGACCTTCTTCGTTAAGTCCTTCTGAGTAGAAATATTCAGCAGCAACTTCTACAGCAGAATCAATCCACTCTTCAGTGAATTCAACAGACTCTACAGTTGGTCCTTCAGCATCCTCTTTCTTCTCACACTTACCACAAGTGCAATCTTCAGGATGTTTCTTAGGAGCCTCCATCAATTCATCCTTGCGAGGATTGATCTTGATCTTAGACTTCTTTTCGGTTAGTTCTTTAAAACTAAGCATCGGATTTTTCCTCCTCAGTTTCTATGTCATGTTCAATAACTTTACCATCAGCATCTACTTCATGATGCTCCTTCTTAGTTTTGAACTTACCATCTACCTCACCTTTCTCATAACCTTTTCCATCGCCGTCATCATCCCACCAGCGTTTAGTCTTCTTGTCATACTTTTTCTTGCCCTCATACACTTTATTAAGTGCATCGGTCATATCGGGTAGGTCTTGTAAGTTCATTTCTTTTTGCTGCTGCTCTTTTTATTTATAGTTTCACCAGGTGTCAGAGTCTTGACTGCCTTGGCAAGTTTTGGTGTTCCCTCTAATCCTAATGGGCTAAAGTTAAACGCTTTAAGATCGGCATAACCTTTCTTAGGGTCAGTCTTTCTATAGGATACAAAGTTCTTTACAGATACTTCCTGTAAATCCTTTAACCAACCACGATAAACATGATCATGTTCATCAATGTATATAACGTAGTTCACACCACGTTTAACAATCTTTCCAGTGATACCACTATTAATGTTCTCAATGATAGCACCTTCTTTAAAGATCTTCTTACCATAGTATGCTTCTCTAAGTCCTTCTGGATCTAACTTAGGTGCAATCTCATATAGTTCGTAAGAAGCATCTCCAAAATCTTCTATGGATTCTACTTGCATAGAACCTCTTAACTCTTTGAAGAGTTCCTTTGCTTCCTTATCTTCTAATGCTTGAGGCATACCAGAACGGAATGAATTAAAATCATTCTCTGCTGCTGCCTTACGCATCTTAGATGCAGACATACCTTCTACACTATCAGAATCTGGATCTCTATCACCAGCAGACTGAACGTTGATCTCTTCAAACTCATAGAGTTTACCATTATATTTCTCTGCTAAGTTCTCAAACTCAGCAACCCTATCACCACCCAAAACTAAATTGATTGTTGAGTACCCTTCATTGTAGAGTGACTTGAGTACATCAAATATAGTTTTAAATTCTTCGTTGTTTACAATAGCATGTGCATGGTCAGGAAACATCTGACGCATGTAATGTACTTTAGTCTCAGGATCTATTGGGTTTTTCTTTGGATCTTGAGATCTACTGGGATATATCTTGTATTCCCCACTCTTACTAGATGAAGCGAGTCGCTCAATGAGTTTCTCATGTCCGATAGTTGGTGGATTAAATCTTCCAAATGTAATAGATATGTCACCTTTAGTGCCCGCGTTGCCACCTTCTTCCTGTCCAGTTCCTTGTTGTCCCTGTTGTTCTGGTGGTACTCCATTCTTTGCTGCCTGTTGTTCAGGTGATAGTTCTATTAGTTGTCCATTAACAGAACGATGGGTCACAGTTCCATCGGGACGACCATAATAGCCGTATCCTACATGACTGAGACCTAGTTTTGCTGCTTTATCTGATGCTTGTGATTTTGCTGCTTCGGTAAGGAAGTCGCTAAACTTTTTCATGCTTCCAATTTTTACGTAAGTTAAAGTTTGCTTGACTAAATTCCAAACGGTTAACGAGTTTCACTGAATACTTAGGTCCAATTAATACATAACCTTCTGGTTTAGAAGGTTGATCACCAATTAAGCATTCAACACTCTCATCTACCTTGACAGCAGAGAGAAGTATATCTTTAATATTCAGGATTAGATTATATAATCTGAAGGTATTTATGTTTACCTCACACTTATATTTATCATCCAAACTGTAGTAGATTTCAGATGCCGTAGGAGCTTTTCCTTCACGGATAAATTTATTATAGAATTGTCTTAGATCTGAAGTAGGAAACTTACAGAATGGAACTAACAATCTTGCCTGACTAATTAAAAACTTTGCCCAGAATGGAACCTCAAGTTTAGATGTATTTGTATCTACACAATAGCAAGTGGCAGTAGAAGGTAAAGTCACACCGTAGATAGGTACAGCAGTAGGACTTACTTCATTATATGCTGTGTGTGGTGCTATTATTACGTCTTGTAAAACAAGTGAATTAAACTTATAAGTAATCGTGTTGGGACGGTAGGTATCAGACCCTCCAAATCCGATAAAGTCTGCTTGTACGATACCTTCTATACGAGGTAAAGCATAGAAACAGGCGGTCAGAATCTGAGCTACCGCACCATCATGGTTACGAACTATATCAGCGACACTATAATTTATTTTAACTTTTCTTTTGTTGAAAACACTCTTCGTACCAACAAAGAACTTACCCTCATTCTTACCAAACACTATGGATGGTGCTCCATCCCACTTAGTTGAGAGTTTGTGTACCATAAACAGATGATCTAGAACCTCATTAGGATCAACCCCTGTAAGGATCATATCTTCTGGATGTTCTAGGTGCTTATTGGGCATGGGTGTCTTTCAGATACCCTTATTATAGCATGCTAGAACCTAGTTGTGTACTGCCTTAGTACAGTTTGCCAAATGGTCCAAAGCGTTTACCCTTCTTCGCTGCTAAGAACACCATATCTGTCATAAATTCATCACGATTTTTAACTTTCATCCCTGATAGCATGGCAATGAATTTCATCTGCATTAATTTTGATGTGGCAAGACCGAATGGATCATTCTTCAATGCAGTTTTCATATTATTAACAAAGGTATCTTCATCCACACCTTTTGTATCAGCAAACTTATCAACCTTTTTAAAGATTGATCTCCACTCCTTCTCTTCTTTTACAAAGGTATCTACATCTTTAGGATACTCTTTGTGTTGATTTTTAAAATCAAGTTTCTGTTTATTATCTTTGATAAGTTGTTGAACCATAGCAACTGGTGCTTTACCCATACGAGCAGCTCTACCTTTATCCTCAGTTGGTTCAAACTTTAAGTTTGATACCTTCTTAGTATCATTACCTTTGATTTGAAAATCATAAGAAGCATCATTACCTGATACAACAACACGACTGTCCTGTGATGCCCATCCATTATTATAATTTAAATTACATAAAGGTTTCAGAGTTTTATAGTTGTAAGTATCTTCATCCAATCCCAATTCTCTAACGTTATACTCTCTCCAGTCTGCACTACTACCACTAATCTTTTTCAAAGATATACCAACAACCCTTCTCTGATGGAACATTTTCCTTAGAACAGCATTAAGTTCAATAATAGTTTGGGATCCATTACCATCAATAGTTTTATCAATATCGTTTTTAATTGACGTTGTAGTACCTTTTATACCCCAAATATCAGCAGGGTTCCAGTTATCTTTCTGAGATATACCAAACTTTTCTTTAACTGTATCACTAATATATTTCATGAACCCACCCTTGTGGTTGAAATCAGTAAAGTCACTCTTCTTAAACTCATCTAATATCTTTTTCTGTTGTGCATAGTATCCTTTAATCCAATCTTCTGATACATCTTCATAAACTTCATAGATTGTTTTGAATGGTTTACTATCATCAATTCTAACTCCTTCTCCAGGAGCTTGATACGTTACTATATCTTCCCACTTACTAAAGTTTGCATTCTTTTTCAATGCACATTTAATAATCCAAGCAGATGTACGTTCTTGTTTTTCTGTTGTCTTAGCATCTGCTGCTTTTGCAGATTTCTTACCAGACTTTAAAAATTTTATTCTCCACTCTTTCTTATCACCAGTGTTTACAAATCCTTTTGTGTTTGGTTTCTCACCAAAGTGTATAGCAATGGATTCATACTCATCTTCTGAAACCTTCCATTGCCATTGAGATGACTTAGTTCTTCCCCAATTAGCATCAGCAAATATAGTTGCCTTACCTCTTGGTAGAGCACTCCAGATTTCATCAACCAAAGCTTTACAATCTGCTGGAGCTTTCGCTTTTATTTTTGTTTTGGTATCTAAAGTAAATGCTGTCTTAGCCATTAGTTCTCGCAGGTCTCCACGAGACTATTTAGATTCCAATTGCTTCCTCCAAGCATCAATCAGAAGTTGGAGTTCCTTCTGACGTGCTTGTGCTACTTTGATTTTTTCTTCCAGATTATTCATCTGTCTCCTGCTTTACGATTCTCCGAACGCATAACATTAAACTGACCCTCTGGGTAGCGTGACACTAACTTATTTACATTCATTAAAGCAAGTTCATCAAACGATGTGTCTAATGCCATACATGCCTGAGCAATATACCATAGGCAATCACCTAACTCAGTCTTCATATGATCAATGTTATCCACACTATATGGTTTACCTTGGAATACAATCTTCTTAACGATCTCAGTAAACTCACCTGCTTCAGCAGATAGACCAGTAGCAGCAGTCATAAGACGATTGACATCACAACCCTTAGTTTTAAGAGCATCTAATCGTTCTTGAAATGCATCGTAGTCTTTACTTTCTTGTGAGGTTACCTCATTTACAAACTCTAGGTAACGTGCGTAATCAACCTTTGGAATTTCGTCAGTTACTTGATCCTCATTGATACCAGGAACAGAAGTATCTCCAAAGCCATGTGGTTTTGTCATTTTAATAAGTTAGTTGTGATAATTTATCGTTAGAGAACTTCTTTACGATAGAAATCTCTTCATTTGCTTGCTGTCCAGAATCAACTAGACCTTTTTGAGCATCCTCTATATCATACAGCCTCATCTTCGCTCTGTCAATACCTACGCAAAACTTCTTATTTATTGTAGGATCATTATAGCGATTCTTTAACTGCTTAACCATGATCTGATTCAACCCTTCCAACTCCTCAGTAGAAATAAGAGCAAACATGAGATCAGCAGTGGCAGGAAGCCCGAAGGATTCAGATGTGTCAGTAAGATCAACATCGCTACTACCGTAACCAGCACGAGTGGTCTGGGTAGCCGAGACAATAGGAAGATTAAACTCCACCGCAAGACCTCTAAGCTCCTCAGCAATACTCTTGACAAGCGTGTACGAATTGATGTTGCTACCTGCACGGTATCTTGATGATGCACAGATATTTAGATAGTCTACAAAGATAATATCTGGAGTGAAATTTTTCTTAAGTTTAAGTTCACCTACCAATGATCTGAAGTGTCCAGAGTGTGCTGATGCAGTTGGATACTCCTTGACAATGATCTTACCCTGAGTCTTCTTAATAAGATTACTTATCTTATTATCAAACATCACTTTAGGTAATGTCTTCAGGTCTTGGATCGGAACGTTGAGTAAATTTGCGTCAATTCTCTCTGCGATCTTCTCTTCAGCCATCTCCAATGTGATGTAGAGAACGTTCTTCCCTTGTAGTAAGACCGCACTGGCCATATGACACATAAACAATGACTTACCAACACCAGTTCCAGCCAATGCAATATTAAGGGTCTTATTTGGGATGCCACCCTTAGTAATTTTGTTGAAGAACTCAAGGTCAAATGGTATCTTAGTCTCCTCTTGATGATACGATTCATATCTTTCTTCCGAATCTTTAATATAGTCATGCCCTACATTATTGTCAAAAGAAACTCCAAGTGCCTCTGTTAATACATGTGGTATGGCACCCTTGTCTTTAGTATCATCCTGTCCATCTGCGATTTTAATAGACTCCATCAGTGCCAAATAGATAGCACGTTCCTGACACCACTTCTCTGTAGTGTCTAGCAACCAAGGTAAGTCAGTCTCTTCGCAAATTATACTGTCTACAATTTCTTTGACTTGCTGGAACCCTTCATCGGTGAGATCTGTTCTCTTCTCTAACTCAATGTAGAGTATGTCCTTATTGGCAAGACTGTTGTATTTATCAATGTAAGTGTGTAACTCTTCGTAAATGACTCTGTAGTTGAACTCACTAAAGTACTCTGACTTTAGGAAAGGAACTACCTTACGAACATACTGCTCGTGACAGAGCAAGTTCGTGATGATCAGTAGTTCTGTATTCATAGGTAATGGAGATACGATCCAACGATGTACTTAGGGAACTTTCTACATGGTCTTCCTTCATGTGGGAACATCCATGTTGGTGGGAACACCATCATTCTACCACACTTTGGCTTAATCCACTGACTCCATTTAGGAAATACTGTCTCACCCTGATCTGGTTCATTCAAATACAGGAAGAAACCAAGGTATCTACGAGCAGAATTATAGTCAAGGACATCCACATGCTTGGCAAACTGATCTGGTCTACCACTAGGTGCATCACATTGTCCTAAACCATCTGGGTTATACTTCTTAATTCTAAATTCTTCTAATGCTATCTCGTATGGAAAATCCTCACCAATACCTAACTCAGTCTTATATAAATTGACACACCCCATGAAGGCAGTCTGTAGTAAGTAGTGAAGAGGTTCATGTTTGATCTTACTCTCTTCACTCTCCTTATATAACTGAGTGAAATTTAACTGAGTGAACTGAGGTTTCATGTTCTCAGTTTCAACTCGGTCATGCTTGTCAGTATTAGATTCAAAAAGATCAATACATTGTTGTGCTAGGTCTTTGTCAATGACCTCATCGTATACACGGACGTAATCTTTAAGCTGTTTCATTACCGTAACTGAATTCTTTTTGGGCACACTCATCAAGTGCTTGCATTAATTCTGGCGTGAAGTACTTTTCTGGCTCGGCAAGAATAGCTGACGGATACACAGAACTATCCCCAACAACAATACGATTTCCTTTACGGGTAAAGACTCCGTACTTCTCACCCAATTCCAATAGTCCGTAATAACGGTCAAGTCCTTTGTCATAAAATAATCTAGTGGTTACTTCTGAATTTTCTTTAGAGAGTCTGCTTTTAGCTGTCTTAGCTTTGATAAGGTTTCCAACAACCTCTTTCGCACTCTTTTCCTTTTTTTTACTGAGATAAATGATTGTACTCGCGGCATATTTGAGACCAGAGCCGCCTCCCATTTCTTTAGTAGGGATGTAACTGCCGACAACATCGTAGGTATGGTTTGTAACTATAAGTGGAACGTTTGCCTTACCTAACTTCAGTGTAAGAACTCTAAAAATAGACTTGACAACTTGGGCACGAGTCATATCACGAGTTTCCTTACCTGCTTCACTGTCCTCTATCTCCTTGGTGGTACTTAGCATACCAAGTGAATCAAGAACGAACATTAAAGGTTTACGTTCAGATGAATCCTGCTGTAAATATTTATCAAGAATCTTAATTGCCTGAGTTCTAAACTCTTGTACTGTTACTACAGGTACAATAACTATACGGTCACCATCAATACCTTTCTCTTGAATCAAATCTTTTGACAAAGCAGATTCAGACTCAAAGTAAATGACACCTGCATCCTTATCCATCTCAAGGAAACTACGTACTAGTCCTAGGGCAAAGAATGTTTTACCTGTACTAGTCTCACCTGCTAAGGCAGTGATCTTATTAGATGGAAGACCACCATAGATAGATCCACTGCATAGTGCATTGAAAATGTAACTGCCTGTATCAATGTAGTTAGCAGTATCACCTGCTGCTACACCATCAGAGACAATGGAAGCATACTCGTTTCCTATCTCTCCTACTACATCTTTTAAAAAACTCATCCGAATAAATGTTCTAAGGTTGCTACTTTCTCAGGTTTCCACCCGATTGTGTCAAGAATGACTTTCAGTGGATCTAGGAAACTCTTCTGGAATTGTAAGTCATAATCCACTGATTTGTCAAGCCCCAATTCTTTGGGGAAGTCACTCATAAATGAAATGACATTTTCAACTATCTTGTTTGGTGTCTTTAGGTAAATGAATTTCACCTTCTCACCATCCTGTATTAGTGGGTACTTGTGGGTCAACTTATTTTTCTTGATATGATAGTTATAAAGGATAGCACCACGGACATGTATGGGTGTACCCTTACTATACAGTCCTGCTGGATTAGACCACTTTCTCACACCATTACATCCACGAGGGAATGCTATATCCTCTGGTGGCATTGATTCAAACTTCTCTCGGAAGTCAGCAATATACTTTTGTGCATCCTTCTCATCACCATTCATAATAACTTTAAGTGCTTCCTTAATAGCAATACGACATGGTGCTGGTGTTGAGGATTTGACTGCCTCAATACCCATTATTTTAAGCTTTGGTTCTGCGAATCTGACTCCTTCTATGTCCCATGCATTTAAGATGTATCGTTTTTTAGCAGTCCAGATACCTTTATTAGCAATGGTCTCACGTTTCATGAACATCTTCTGATCATAGGCACTTACGTAGTCGGCCAATTCTTGGTAAGAACTCGTAATATACTTTTCAAGTTCCACTTCACAGACCTTATTAAGGAACGTGACAATGCTTTCATCAGTTTTCTCTCTGCCCTTGTATACAGTGTCAACCAAAGGACCCAAGTTAAGGTAAATACTATCGGTATCAGCAGCAATAACATAATCTTCTCCAGTAGTTTTAAGTATCTTATTCAGATACTGATTCATTTTGTTTTCAATCCAACGGATGCTAACTTGACCCGATAGAGTAATCGCCTCAGCATTAGCCAAGTTGTAATATCTAAAGTATTGGTTTCCAATAGCTCCATAGGCACTGTTAAGTTGAATCTTGCGAGCCATCTGGATGTTATTGAATTTGCTAATATCTCTCTGTAGTTTTGCACTTGGGTTAGTTTCATTATCCCGCTTCGCTTGAAGCATTTTCTTCTTATAGATCGTACGCTCATTGTAAATAGTCTCCATCATTTCAGGTAGGAAACCACGTATATCTTTACGGTACTGAGCACCGTTAGCACACGTAGCAAACTTAGAATCAAACTCAACTTCTTCGTTTAGAATCCCCTCAACGCTCGCGCTGGAATGTCTAGTCTCCCAGAGTGTTTCGGGTGAGATGTTGTACTGCATGATGAGATGAGGATACAGACTGTTAAGGTCAAAAGAAACAACCCACTTATATAACCCAGGTATAGGCTCCTTAACGAAAGCTCCTGCATACTTCTCATCTTTCTTTTCACGTTTCTTAGGAGGTACGACAAAGTTTTTCTTCTTAAGGTAATTATATATCATAGTATCCCACATGCGAACTTGGGAATAAACGTCATCAAAGTTAACCTTAGCATCGTAAGCCATTGTCACTGCTAGTTCTAACAGTTTCATCTTGTCTTCAAGACGGTCAACAAGTTCAACGTCCTTTATGTTGTAATCAATAAATTTCTGCCAATCTCTAGTATAGAACTCCTTAAAATTATCATACTCACTGTGGTCTAATTTCTTCTGACCTAGTTCTACGTTAGCAATGTAATCAAGACGATAAGATTCCTGATTAGTATAGGTAAACTTCTTATATAAGTCTAAGTAGTCTAGGATTGATACACCACATATATCATAGTAAATATTACGACGACCCTGAATATAAACCTCTTCCTCATCTACCTTATTCCAAGGTGATAAAGACTTCATCCACTTCTCACCTAAGATACGTGATACTCTACGACAAATATAAGGTATATCATATAGGTTACAGTTCCATCCTGTTACAATGTCAGGAGTATTCTGTGCCCACCAGTTAATAAAGTGAGAAAGCATCTCACGTTCGTCTTTACAAATATAATGTTCATGCTCTGTTTCAAATTCTCTTGTACCCCATACAATAAATTTCTTAGTTGCTAGATCTCTTACTGTAATACACAGCATTTCTTCTGCTGCTGCATCTACATCAGGGAATCCATTCTCACAAGCAACCTCAATATCAATCGTTAGGATATTCATTTGATCCATACGATAGTCTACCTCACCCTCAAACTCACTGGAGATAAACTGGTATAAGTAACGGTCATATCCGTGAACTTCTACACCCTCTACACCATGATATCTGTCCGCAAAGTCTCGTGCCTCACGAACAGTATTAAAGTTAACAGGTTTTACATCACGTCCACCTAATGTCTTCCACTTCTCCTTTTTATTACTGGTAATATAAAGAGTTGGAGAAAACTGGAAGCGATGTTCTACTCGCTCCCCTCCCTCATACCCTCTATAGAGGATAGTGTTACCAAGAAGTTGGACGTTAGTGTAGAAACTCATTCAGTAGGTGGTTTCGCAGGTACAGTAGACTCATAAAGTTCCACCATCGTGGCACTTGGATCCACTATAGTAAAGATTGACTCAGATGTCAAGAACAAATCACGTTGTGCTGAATACTTTGGATATACTTCCAACTGATCGTTCACAATCTTGAAGCAGTCTTGGATGAAGAGACTAGGTTCCTCATCCAATTCTTCTATTCTTCCTATGAGATAGTCATTTAGACCACCGTTCTTAAGTAGTACTACCTTGATCATTTTTAGATTCCTTTGCTTCTATGAGTTCATTATACTTTTCGGTTACCTGACCATGAGGATCATAGACTGTAACCACTTCTTCTAAACGAACAAAAAATTCTTTGTTAGTCGCTAATGGACACCAAGGATATAGGATAAGATTAGGGTTCTTATCAATCTGTTCTTGGTTCTCTGGAAGGATTTCAGGTTCATCTTCTAAAGACTCATCACCCTCACCCCATAGTTCCATTTCAATTTCAGACTGATCATCTAAAATGACTGAGTAAGGATTCTTAAAACAAAAGGCGATAGCAGTTTTGTTAGTGTCTTCTTTAGCACTGACTTCTTTAATGTCAGCGATGACATCTTCACCGCTTTTTAGTCTTGCGATTTTTACGCTCATAACTCTTTGCTGAAATTGTGTTAATGCTTTGACTAATTATGTCCTTAAGGACTTTGTTTGTATGAGTACCTTTGTCATATGCAATGTTACGAGCATATTCCAATACGTCCTCCATCATATACGATGGGAGCTCAATTGTCAAGACCTCCCTATCACCACTATATGAAGGTGGTGAAAAATTATAGTAAAAGTTCATAGTTTTTCCCAATAAAAAGAGAACCCCGAAGGGTTCTCTATTCAGTTATACACTATATATCAGATTCTGATTATCAGAATGTGAATTTAACTCCTGCTTTAGCACCCCAGTTAACTAGTGAGTCGCCATTAGCGTCCTCATCAGTAGCACCTGATAGCTCACCGTATACAGATGTAGCTTCAGCGATTGCATAAGATGCACCAACCTTACCAGAGAAATCTACGTCTGTATCATCAGCAGATTCTGAATGGTTAACTTGAGGACCACCTTGTACGTAGTAAGCTACTTTACCTTCGCCACCTTCATATCCAACGTGGATATCTGTAGCTGCTGAGGAGTACTCTCCATCAGGATAAGAAAGGTTGCTCTCAACATTCACATATGGACCAGCAAAAGCTGCACCAGCGAGAAGGAATGGAGATGCTGCTACCGCAGCGATTGTTGATTTGATAGACATGTTAATTTTTAAAAGTATCTCGCAAGAAAAAACCCTGCGGATGATAGATTCCCCGACATGGGAATCTTTGTAACATCTGACGCAGGGTACGATCTTTCGGGCCTGTGTAGTTATGTTAAGTTATTTATAATACCAGAACGTTAAGAATTTGTCAAGGGGTGACAGTTTCTAAAGTGTCCCAACCTTAGAACCATTCTTTTCTGGCATGATGTTCAGGCACAATCTTCTTCAGCACGATAGTAAGAAGACCATCCTCAAACGTAACTTCCTTGACTTCGGTGTCATCAGTAAGAGTCCATGTTCTAGTAAAGGATCTCTGAGCAAGTCCTTTATGGTAGTAAGTTACGTCATCCTCTTTTTCATCCTGATTACCTTCTACAACGAGTTTACCATACTCAGTGTAGACCTTAACGTCATCTTTTTTAAATCCAGCAAGTGCAATCTCCAAACGTGACTCCACGTTATTAACAGTTACAAGATTGTATGGTGGATAATTACTTTGCGGTGTTGCTATATTGAAGAAACGATCAAAGTACTCATCGTTGAGTCCAATACTGTGCTTAGAGATCTTATCAAAAAGTTCAGGAAGATCTGACGCACGATAGCGTGTTAAATTAGTCATTGTTATGCTCCTTATAAAGCGAGTTTTATTTTGGTGTCCCCGAAGGCGACATAACTATTTAACCACAGACACTAGATATAGTATAGGGTGGATACCATAATATTTCCTTCGGTTTTCTAGAATAAAAGTAGGTATAAATAGCCTTAGGTTAGACAATGTGAAGATATGAAAAGATTTCTTCCTTTCGTTATGCTTGCTGGACTAGGTGTTGTGGTAGCAAACCCTGTTAAAGCTGATATTACAACAAGATTTTCATCTAGTGTTCAACTAAGTGTTGGAGGTGCTTCAACTCAAGCTGAGAGGGTGGGATCGTCATTCTCAATTTCAGGTAGTGGAGTAAATACAACTGATGGAACCACGGCTGGCACGATTAGTGCTGGTACTATAACTTCAGGAGTATATGCTCCTGGGACGATTGCTGCCACCCAAGCTAGTAATGGCGCAGCATTTAGCTTTGCCCAGTCATATACTCAAGCCGATGCGGTCCCAACAAGTGCCGTTACTGTAGGTGCATCACAAAACTTTAGTGATACATACAGTGTTGCTGGTGGAACTGTTGGCGATCTTGCTGGTTCTGTCACTAGTTCTCATGGATTTAGTGGTGTAGAGGCTGGTGGAGCAAATACATCTGCGACTTCTCAGTTCGTAACTGAAGTCACAATCAGGTAAGACGATGAGACGAGTTATAGCATTACTATGGCTTAGTCTTTTGGGATCTGCTGCTAACGCAGTGCCAGTGGTCCCAAATTTTACCCAGGGCTCTATGACTAGTCATACAGAAACTACGTCTAAGGTAACTGAGACGATTAATAGCATGGATTATGCTACAGGCTGGCAGTATTCAGTTACTGGTACAGGCATTCAACACGATGGTTCCTCAATTACACCAGGAACAACATCATCTACGAATACAATTGATGGGGTGACTTCAACATGGACAGGATTGGATTTAAACAACAAACCCAACTGGACACAAACAACACCAGGTGCAGCATTTCAGATGACGGAAACGTATCTCGGACCTGGGCTTCAAAATCAGACAATAATTCAAAGAGTGACCGAGGTAACAAGCGTCACCGACACAACAAGTATCTTCTCGCAATAGGGAGTTCCCTTGCTATAACAGGGTTCTTACCAGTTAATGTCTATGCTCAGACAGACGTTGGTGGTGTATCAGCAACCGCCAATCCTGTCGCTAATTCTTCTGGCTCAGTCACCAACCAGGCAATACAAGTTTTACAAGGTCCATACATAACTAATACTTATGGTGGTGGTATTCAATGCCAAGGACCTACCCTCAACATCACACCATACGTCACACGAACGATGTCATGGCAGGATCCGTTTGAGGCATACTATAATGATCCAGTCTACAACAACGTTGATGCTAATGACGATGGTGTTCCTGATAATCCTGGAGAAGTTTTATATTACGTACCTACTAGAACTGGACAAAAGGATACTCACAACTGGTCAGTAGGTGTATCAGCAACTATATCTCACCCATTAGATAAAAAATTACAAAACCAATGTAAGGAAGCTGTAGCAGTTCAAATAGATTTACAACGACAATTAACTGCTAATAAAAGATTAGACTTTGAGATCGCAAGACTTAAAAATTGTGGTGAACTCAAGAAAGCTGGAATAATGTTTCATCCAAAATCACCTTATGCAGGGGTATGTGCCGATGTTATGTTGGTAAATCCACCTGGTGTAGTAGCACAACATACACATACTATAGACAAAGGTTCTTTAACTCCTAAAGCAAATGGAACTGCTGAAAATCTAGGAACATTCTCTATTGGCAATCCTATTTCTTCTTCTTCCGAGTCAACTTCAAAGGAGGAAGACCTTTCTTCAAACGATACTGGTCTGCCAACACTTCAGATCGGGACGGTTTCGGAGGAGTCTTCCCAAGAATCGTCTGAACCTTAGTTATCACCTTCTTCACAACAGGTTTCACAACCTTCAGGAGAAGATCAGCAAGAGGTTTTGCAAGAAGTGCTGAAGTTGTTGCAGCAACAGCAATTCCAGCCGTAGTTGTTACAACATTAGCACTCGGTAAATATTTTTCTACTACAGTTAATTCTTCATAGAGAGTCACACAGATCTTTTCTGTAGGGTTATTAGGATCTACCTGTAACTCATAACCAGATACTGCTTCATTTCCACTCTGAGCCACGTCACCTATTCTAGGAGCATTAGGTGGTGGACAGGGTGGATCTTCTTTTGTATCTGTCTTAGGTATTGATGGTGCCTCTACTTCAGGTGCAGGAGGTACTTCCTGATTAGGTACTTTAGGAACTGGTGCTTCAGTAGTAATAGTCAACTGTTCAGGTTCATAGTCCATAGGACTGAATGAAGGAGTACCTGCATCGCAGTAAGTTCGTACTCCTTTAGGATCATTATCTACTAGACTACCTGCCTTACCCTCATCTTCACTATGTGCTTCTACACATCCTGGCATATCAACTATAGGCTTTCCCAATACAGAAGTAACAGGTACTACTGGTGAGATTGCCTGTGGTGGATTCGTTAACCATATTCTAGGACCATCAATGTTGATGTCCCTTATCTGACTAACGCTAACATTAATTTGTCTGATTCCTATTTGGGGTATTGACGCATCACGTACCCCAATCTGGGGTATCTCTGACATCAAAGGCTACCGATATTAGGATTAGGATCTGCCATAGGAGCATCCATCATGACACCACCTGTAGCGGAGGGAACACTAGGAATTTCTGGGAGAGCAGTGTCCACCAATCCTGGCAATGCTCCAGTAACTGCTTCCATAACTTGAGATTTAACGCCATCAACGATGGATGCGCGATTAAGAAATAGAAATAGCCCACCGCCGACAACGGCAACAGATACAGCACCAGACGCAAGAGCAATGATGTTGACAATTTTCTGCATGGTAATTTTTTAACTAATAATATATATCATTTATTATCACGTGCTTCACGTAGCATATCATTGACAGTGCGATTTGCCTTAGCCAATTTTTCAATCCAAATCATATCTTCTATCGGTAATTCCAGACCATTTCTAATGTAATAGCATAGAGTCTGTGCTCTTTTTCTATAGTCAGTACTTAACATACCTCACCTATAACCCACGACTTAACACCATTAGATTCCCAAATGATCTTACGAGCATCATACTCTACGTTTGGTGGAACAATAATACAGAAACCTATACCCATGTTAAAGACTTTTCTCATCTCCTCATCAGGAAGTCTGTATGGTGTACCTGCTGGACCACTTCCAGCATTCTGTATCTTATCAAATATAGGAGGTATATCCCATGAAGTATAATCTACATGAACATCAAGACCTTCTGGTAAACAACGTGGTAAATTACCTGGTATACCACCACCAGTTATATGTGCCATACCAACAATAGGAACTTCATCTAATAATTCATCTATCATACGATGATATATTCTTGTTGGTTCTATTAGTTCAGGAGTATCAGCAATTTTTATATGTTGATGGAACAACATATTATTGATCATTGAATAACCATTACTATGGATGCCACTACTTGCTATACCAATAACCTTATCACCCTTTCTAATCAATTTCCCATCAATAATCTCATTCTCTTCTACAATGCCTGTACAGAACCCTGCAAGGTCAAACTTACTATGACTATACATACGTGGCATTTCTGCTGTTTCTCCTCCTAGGAGGGCACAGGATGCCTCGTGACACCCATCACCTATACCAAATACAATCTGTTTGAGTACCTCCTCATCAATCTTACCAGTGGCAATATAATCTAAAAAATATAATGGTTTAGCACCTGATGTAATAACATCATTAACACACATTGCAACTAGATCTCTACCTACACAATAGTATGCTTCATCATTATTAAATGCAGCTGCTACATTTAATTTTGTACCTACTCCATCAGCACCTGATACTAGTACTGGTTTCTCATATCCTTCTGGGAGTCTCATCATCCCATTAAAACCACCAAATCCACCCAATACTTCTGGAGTATGAGTGGACTTTACCTTTTCTGATATGAGATCTACAAATCGTTGACCTGCTTCTATGTCAACTCCGCATTCCTTGTAGTTCATTTATTAAAGGTTTGTCAAACAATACTGTATCTATATAGTTGCTTGCCCATTCCTTGTTAAATAATTTTTCTAATATACCACGAGTCTTATCATTCTTTTTTTGTTGGTTGCAGTAATGAATTTGATCATCAAGCCTCAACATAGTATTAACCCAGTTTGAATCTGGTTTAGATTCTAATACAAGATTACGATATACATGAAGATAATGTAGTACGAGACAATAGAAATTAACCATCTCTATGTTCTTATTGATACGCATAAACTTACAATAAGGTGAGAAGATCTCATCACCCCATAATGGTATTGGTCTTCTTTCACTGAATTTATATTCGTTACTAAGTTCTCTAATGTCTTCCCAGTTATCAAAACCTCTTACAGGAGACACATCAACAATAGCAGCAGTTACTGTCTTACCTGTAGAAACTATATCACATCCAAAGATAGGTAGATTGTAATGAGGATTTGGAAAGAACACTGAATGTAGTATCTTCAAACCATTTAGATTTGCTAACTCAAGATGCATCTTTCTAAGTGGAGGACACTTACTCATCTTATTTGTTATGAGTAGATCATCCTTCTTTACTTCAGGAATAGGACTGTCTAATGGTTCTACATCAGGGAAATCTTCTATAACATCTGTAATTAAAGATGCCAAGTCATCTACTAAGTCACGCATAACTAAAAAAGAATTCCTCAATTAGTTTCTTAGACTCTTCCTTACCGAAAGCACTTCCTAGATATCCTGAGATAGGATCTAACCTTATCATATAAGAATCAAAGTCTTTATAACAACTAGTATCTTCACCAGTTGGTTTTGATTCTTCTATCATGTCTTTATAAAGTGACAGATAATATTTAAATGTTGGTAAGTACGTATCAACCATGTCTGCTTCACAGTATCTTACAAAGATATTGTCAGAGAAATGATTACCCTTCTCAAAGAAACGATAAGTCTCTGTTGTCTTTGGTAATGGAGGTACTTCTAATAAAAAATTTTCTACAGGATGCTGGAAGTCAAATACAATTATAACTTTCTTCTGACTGAATCCCATAAGATCCATACCAAAACAAGGAACATTATCTCCTGTCTTAGGATAGATTATATTGTTATGAATATTAAGATATTTCTCATCCCAGATGTCAACATGTCTGGACTTAAGAAAATACTTACCAGAATATAAGTCAGCAGTTAACTTCGTGCCCTTCTTATTCTCCCAGTTAGCATGTTGTTTTTCAAATTTTAGATCAGGAAAGGTGTCAAATACTGCCTTTCTATAGTTCTTCCAAAGATCTTTCATGCATGTATTGTACACGTAGAGGTAGGATCCCAACAATCAGGACAATCCATCTCTTGTTCATAACTATGTAGTTTGTGTATTACTTTGTCGTACTCTTCGGCGACGCTAGGGTCTTGATTGCCGATAGCACTCTTGTAGTATTCGCATGCACGTAGTATGCGATCAACCTCTTTTTCATGAAACTGCATCATCGCGCTCGGTCTCTTGATTACCGTTGGTCTTATATTTTAGCAGTTTTCTAAGCAATGTCACCTCCTTAAGAAGTGATTTGTTTTCAACCTCTAACTTTTGGATCTCTTGTTCGTAAACAATAATCATATCTTTTAGATTTAGATTCTCATTCTCTAGTTCCCAGTCCATGTGCGTACTTACTACCCTTGCACCTAAAGGTAGAGTCATTAATATTTAGGTCTGGTAGAACTATTTACCCACTTAAGAATCTCTTAATCCTTTGCTGGATGGTTCAGAATGTATAACCACACTACACCTAGCACTATAATAGCGAACATTCTTATAGAGCTAGGTGAGGTATCAATCACAATGTGTAAGGTTTCTCATCCTTCTTGTTTGGATCAACAGCAATAATCTTTAATGGTGCTTGTTCTATCCTTAAAGTTTGAACAGGTCCACCATTACCACCACCATTAGGTCCACCATTACCATTACCTGCCATCTTCATAGTGCCATCACCTTTCTTAGAAGCAGTCTGAATTCCGAAGCTAGCTAAAACCCCAGTAAAAACTGAAGCTATGAAAGTCGGATCTATTTTTTGTTGAGGTACACCAGGAATCGCCACATAATTAAGAGTCAATATTCCTCCTGACCACACCAAGACCCCAAGCCTAACCATGCTAGAAAGCAATGCTGCTTGCTCTTCTTGATCTGGAAGAATAGCATCCTTTATTTTACCAAAGGCACCCTTCTTTTTCTCTTCCTGTTCTTCCTCTTCTACAAGGACTTCTTCTTTATCTGCCATTTAAGCCTCCGTGGTTGTTTTCTTTTTTCCAATGTTGTATTTGGACTCAAGATCCCAATCACCTTTTTCCTTGTAGGATATAATTTTAATCTGACTCAGTGGAGCAGTATCTAATATAGAATCTTTCTTAGGAACATCAACTAAACCCCAATCGGATAGTAGTTGTACAATCCTGTTTCTCCTCTGTACATCATTTTGAGATAGATTTGTCCGTTTGCCATCTAAGGCAAACAACTCTTTGAAATGAACTATGTAATACTGTCCCTTCTTATGTAAGATGTGACAAGATTGATATAGTTTCTTTTCTTTTCTAGAAGCTACTCCAATACGTGTGAGAGTTTCACGTACCTTTAGAAAATCATCAGGTTCCCTAAGTGTAACCTCTATCATATCGTTTTTAGACCACGATATATCCTGTTCCTCGCTCATGTTAATCCTCCAGTATTCAGTTTTGATTTAATATAGTCAAGTTGTTGCGGGGACAATAGGGATATGGCTTGTCTTGCTTTTTCTATGGAGTATCCATAGTATTTTTGAACAAGTTCAAGGTTCTCAACCGTGTCCTTTTTACCCCAAGGAGAGAAACGCTTCCTTGGTCTAACCGTATTTATATAAAAATCGTACTGTAATTTAGATGGAAGATTTGTGCAACGATTCATCTCATTAGCATGCATCACAGTGTCTATGTGATGTGACATACACTTATTAATAATATAAGCAGGATACCCCTTCTCATTGAGGGGATCCTGATCCATTAGGTTATCTTTAGTTGTATTAATACTATTAAGATAATCTTTAAGTTGCATTAGATTCCTGAATTGCCTCTTTAATAACAGTTTTAAGTTGTCTTAGTTTCTTTTTACCAAGACCTGCTCTTGTATCAATTTGTACCTTCAACCAGTATACAAATGCAAGAACAATAATAAATTGAATGCCTTCACTCCAAGACATATTCCATGCTTCATTAAGATCTAATGAGGCAGCAGCTAATAGGTTAATCATTTAATACAGCAGTGACACCAAGTATTCTGGCGTTAGGGTTTCTAGCAAGAGCGACTTCTCTTGCTTCATCGTAGTTGCGACAGATTACTTTCTCAGTAAAAACTGTTCCAGCAACATAGAGCTTGACTTCACATTTCATAGTTCATTAGTACCAACTCTTTACGTTCGTTCTGATCTTTCATGTAGTCACCCACAGAACGCATGGTATAAGTGTGACTAAATTCAGCAGCGACCCAGTACTTGAAGCGATCCCTCACGCACTGACTACTATTATAACTGATCATTTGCTTGCAACAGTAATTGTCACAAGATGATGCAAAAGCATCATGATCAAAGTACTTATGCATGTCACCCTTCTTACCATAGAGTTTGTCTCCAATCTCATATGGTGGATCTAGATAAACAAATGCTTCAGGAGTGTCATCCAATAAAGCACCAAAATGATAATTGGTTATCTGCCAATTCTGAATCAGTTCACTATAACTAGGGAGTTTTTCAATCCCTCGCATTGAGAAGTTGGATTCACTTGCTTGTTTGGAGAATGAGGATGACTCAGTAAGACCACTAAAAGAACACTTGTTAACGATGTAAAAAGCCACGGCTCTGTCTTTGTCACTTTCATTTCTGTTATTGATTATATCTTTCTGAGATCTAAACAATTTACCAGCAGAAAGTGGTTCATTATTCTCTTGCTTGAAAGTCTTTAGTTGTTCATACAAATAATTACCTTCATCTCTGAGAATAGACCAGAAATTATACAAGGGTTCATACAGATCATTAACCCATATTTTAAGTTTAGGGTAAGTCTTAGTAATGTGGATTGCCATAGACCCACCACCTAAGAATGGTTCACGATAGATCGTATACTTAGATAGATCAGGAATCCATTGTGCTAGCTTAGGCACTGCACGAGACTTACCACCAGGATAACGAAGTGGTGTTTTTAAACCTTTAAGACTCATCTCGGTAAGCTTCCTCTGCTTTTTCTAAGAATGGTGCAACTGTTATTAGATTCTCTATGTTAGATAACATATCAGCAATGTGCTTACTGATGTATGGTTTCTCAGTTCTTGCTGCAAATGCTAATGCATTTCTGAGATCTTCTTGTGCTGCTTGTAGAGAATCTTCTACTTGCTTTGATAAACTCATTTAAATTCACACTCCATCATAATTTGTGTTAGACTTGCCAGAAGATTAATCTCCTGATCAGCAACGAATGCTGCCTTATACTGATAGTCTGCAATAATAAGAACCATTGCTGCTATAGACTGAGGGTTCAGTCTAGTATATAGGGTATCATATACCTTACGATATAGGGCGGTTATATCATTATCAATGTTCTGTACTACCCACTTCTTAACTGTTGTAAAATTCTTTGCTTTCAATCCCTCTACTAATTGCTCCATAGGAGCATCACCAATGACTGATAGAATACCACTATCAATTTTTCCACTGGATCCATAACGCTGAAGTTCATTAAGAACTCTTCTCCAGTCAGGGAAGTACTTCTTGATCAACTCAGCAACAACCTTCATCTCAAATTCTATATTCTCATTAGCAAGTATATAATTAACACGTTTGAAGAACTGACCTGATATCTCCATCTTATCCTTACCAGTTATTCCGAAGTCAACAACCGAACAACGTGAGTGTAAGGGTTCAATAATACGATTCTTATAATTGCACGTAAATATAAAACGACAGTTCTTCTGAAACTCTTCAATGCTTGCACGTAAGAGTAACTGGACATCATTGGTGGTATTATCCGCTTCATCAATAATAAGTACTTTATGCTTCGCTCCACCAACAAGAGAGACAGTACTAGCAAAGGTCTTTGCCTGATTGCGTACAGTGTCCAAGAATCTACCTTCATCCGATCCATTAATGACATAGAAATCTGCTCCTAATTCATTGCACAGTGCTTTAGCAACTGTTGTCTTACCTATACCAGCAGTACCAGACAATAGTAAGTTTGGTATCTCACCTGCCTCTAAGAAACCTTTGAAGGTATCCTTTATAGGTTGTGTGAGAATACATTCATCAATTGTTTTAGGTCGGTACTTCTCAACCCAAAGGAAATCATTGTTCATAATTTTAATCTGCTCTCCAGTTGAGGAGAATTAATGTATCCAAAAGAAAGGTTACAACTGATGATGGTCTTTCGTTGATCACCAGTTATGATTGGAGATCTATGTGGCATTGCACCAGGAAAAATAAAAATATCTCCTTCTTCAACATCTGGTTGGAACTTCACCATCGTATCATAATCTACGAGTTCTGTACACTCTTTGGGATCTGGAAGTTCAAGATAGTATACAAATGCTACAGAGGTTTGACCATGAACATGCCATCCATGCTTATCTCCAGTAGTATATTGTTGATACCATCCATTAAGTAATTGAGAATCTCTCAAACAATAATGATCATGGAGTGTAGCATAGAAATCATTCAGATTATTATGAAGCAGTGTTAGATACTGCTTCTCATCTAATGACTTTTCTGCATAGTAATCAGTTCTAGAAATAGAATCATCTGCACTATAAGGATCATGTTGAACTGTCTTACCTTCAGAGTATTCAATACTCTTTAGTAATGCTGGTTTCAACTCATTATGTAATGGAAACTTATAAGTCCAGGGTTTCATTATGGTTCTAGAGCGATCCAGTACTTAACATTATCACCTTGAAAGAGTGCTACATTAGCATCACTAATAGTAACCTGATACTCACAAGGTACTAACTTTAAATTCTCAATCTTAAAACAATAGCAGTAATCCTTATCAGTCTCACCAACTTCTACTGAGTACGTATTGGATGTATCATTCTTCTTATCAGTCACACACAAACGCATCTTACCATCACGACCATATAAGCATAGATCAGGAACCTGATACACTGCTGCTGCACGTTGTAGTGAGTTTAGATTCTCAGGTGTAAGAGTAAAAGTTACATCCTCAGATGGTAGTGTGATATCCTGATCAGGTGGTTGCACGATCACATCAGGATCAGCATAGAAGAACTTAGTCTTAGACTTACCAGTGCTATCACTTACAGATAGATACTGACTGTTGCTAGTATCAAACTGAGGTTGATCAAATAGACTAAGACATCCTAGAAAAGAACTTAGATCATAGATAGAAATCTGACTATCAATGTTTTCTTCCACCGAAGCTTCAGCAAGAATGTTCTTGTTAACACTCAAGGTCTTGATAGTACTTCCTGGTTTAATTACAATAGACTTGTTGATACTGCTGAAGTTCTTCAGGATATCAATGGTCTCTCTGGAAATTACTGTCATTTGTCGTAGTCTACTGCGAAGGCGGTTGAATTGTTAGCGTTAAGACGGTCTGCTGCTTCACGCTTATCATTGAAGTGTAGAAGAAGGATACCGTAGTGTATAATTTTTATGATATCTTTACGTGATGAACCTTTACGATCATAACGTGAAGCATACTTGAGAACATTACTTCTACAGAACGCTTCAGCATCACCTACAGAATCAATAAGGTCAAGAGTCTGAACGTTACCGACAGAATAATGACCTTTGTATGTGCTTGAAATATAGTCCGAGATCTCCTTTAGTATCTCGGACTCACTGTACTTGTTACTCATTCTAAGGACTTCAGAAGTTGTTCATCTGTTAGTTCCTCTTCATTATACACTGTTTCTTCTCCTGCGTCAACCTTAGTATAAAGATCAAGGAATGACTGCTTAGTATCCTCATCAAAACGATTGATACAATTGGTTAGTGCCTTCAACTTGTCACCAAAGATGCTATATGCTTGAGCAATATGCACCAAACGTCTGGTGGTTATGATCTCATCCACTCCACCATCATAGAATGTTTTACGAATTGCTCCTGCCCACTTAACTAGGTTCTCAGCAAACTCTTTATCACATCCTACATTGAGTAGAATTTTAGTCTCGGTAACTGGAGTAGGATAGGACTGTTCAAATGTTACTGGGAATCTTTCAAGGAACGCTTCGTTGAGCACGTTAGTTCCAATAAATCTGCCGTCGTCTGAACCTTTACCTTTAGTATTTGCTGTGGCAACGACTGTGAAACCTTGTGCGGGTCTGACGTACTCTCCGATCTTTTTAAGGAAAATTCCTTTACCTTCAAGGACGGACTGGAGGCAGAGAATCTTGTTTGAGGCAAGGTCAATTTCGTCAAGGAGCAAGACAGCCCCTCGCTGGAGAGCTTCAACAACAGGTCCGTTGTGCCAGACGGTATCGCCGTTAACAAGACGGAAGCCCCCAATGAGATCATCTTCATCTGTTTCTATAGTAATGTTTACACGAATCAATTCACGATTGGTTGCGGCACATGTTTGCTCAACAGAAACAGTCTTACCGTTACCAGATAAACCAGTAATGAATACAGGATAGTATGCTTTGGATTGAATTATTTTTTTAAGATCATTATAAGGACCAAATGGTACGAAAGTTTTATCCTTAGTAGGAACCAAACTTACATCCACTGCCTTAGCAGGTGCTTCAAATACTCTTTCAAGATCTGCTACTGTGAGATCCCACTTACCTCGTCCAACCTTAAATTGTTTAAGTCTTTTGAAGACTGTCGGTTGACTAACTCCAAACTTATCAACAGCAGCACGGATAGCAGTAGAACCAAATTCATTACCAAATTTGCGTTTGATGAATTTTGTGATGTCATTGGTTGAAAGTTCAAGTTTTTGTGGCATGTTTTCTCTTTTGTTTATATAAACATTATAGCAGTTTTCATACTATAATGGTGGGGTGAGTGGACAGTTTCACCACTGTTCCCCCTTGTATGTGGTGGACGCTGCTAGATCATTTAAAGAATCAGTAGCAATAGTTTCCTGACCCTCAGATCCACCTGATACTGGGTGAGGATGATCCTTCATAAAAGCATTAGGAAATGCCTTCTGGAAATTTAAACACGCTCTTGCTTGAGTAGGTGCATACAGATGACCAGAGTACAACTTCTCACGATCTTCTTTATAATAGTATTCAAACTCCCACTTAGGTAACGTCATGCGATTTGCTCCACAAACTTATTAAGAATTAACTTGTTTGTCATCTTAGAACCCATGTGCTTTTTGAATGCTCTAGTAAGTTCTCCTGCGGTGGCAGTCTCACCTTTAACCTTTACATCAAGATCATTAGTATCACCACCCACATTGGATGATCCTAGGATAAGTAATTCACTGTACCCATATTTATCAGTAGATACAAATTTCTGCTTAGACCATTGCTTATTGTAATCTTGCTGATCCGACCAAGAAATATCTGCCTGACGTAAGATTCTATTCATATCACCCTTGTCACCTATACGAATACCAATCCAATTATAATCTGTAACCTGATTAACAAATCCTACAATCTCTCTTGTTGTTAAACTATATGTTGTATTAATTTTCTTGGATAAACCTGTTTCCTTATCACGTAAGATGAATACTTTACTATGACAATTTTGCATATAGGCACTACGAAATTCACGATTTTCCCAATCACACTTAGTTAAGTATGACATTGGATTTGAATCACCATCACTTAGAACAACCACATTAACTTTATCAACCTTCTCAATTGCTTTAAACTTATTAACTAAAGTACGAGTACAAATAACTGCATCTGCTAATGGTGTACCACCAAGATTATATTTCTGCATAGGTCTGCAACCCCAACTGTATCTCATTCCCCATGCTTGAGTCCAGATATATTTCATCATTAATTCAAGATCACGATTGTTCATCTTGTTACTGAAGAACTCAAACAACTGAAATTGTTCAGTAAGTGAAAGTGTATTCTCCTTCTCAACATATGTTTCAAGTTTCTCTCCACCCCATCCATTAGAAAAGGCATATACTCTAAATGGAATGTTTACTTTCTTACAGAACCAGATTAGATTAAATGTTTGCTTAAGAGTATCAGTAAGAAGTGTACCTGAAGGTGTAGTAGTGGTCATAGAACCTGACCAGTCAAGATGCATTATTAGACCATGATTCTTACCATCTGCTACAGTAGTAACTCTCTTAAAAATATCCTCACTGATCTTATACTTGTATAATGAATTGGTATTGATAACTCCAGTCTTAGAAGTTGCTGCACGTTGATAATTAGCAGCAGACTTTTTCATCTCAAACTGCTTAACAAGATAGTTAACAGTCTTTACTGATGACTTCTTAAATTCAGTAAATTTTGAAAAATTATATCTGAGATTCTTATCATAATATTCTTGTGCATTCTGATCAACATGTGCTTGACCTAAGAAATGGTAGTGAAGATCTTCTAATATTTTTTTGTAAGGTACAACAATGTTATCAATTTTAACCTTTGGAAGATCTACGTAGACCCATTCCTTAGCAGAATCATCAACCAATTGCTGCTGTGCTTCTGCCATTGCTTTATCAGTATGAGATTCAGTCTCATCATAATCTTCACCAGCACCGTTAACTGGTGCTTCTATATCCTCACCACCTTCATCTGAAGCTTCTGGTGTCTGACCTTCACCTTTTTCTTCTGAGGTTGGATCAGGAGAACATGGTTCATACTCAGCATTTTCTTCAATCTCCTGCTTTATCTCATCAGGTAAAGAACCAGCACCCATAGGTGGTACATCAGGTAGTTGCTCTTTCTCTTTCTCCTTCTGTAATCCCTCACAATATTCATACAACTCATTAGCAAGTTTTACCACATCTTCAAATGTATTAGTCTTACCAGCACGATCAACCCAAACCTGCTCTTCCTCAGTAAATTTTATTTCCTGATGTGAACCAATCTTATAGTGAAGATTGATACGATCAATGAAAGGAAGTCTTGCTGGATCTTCTTTACGTACACCGAAGAAATCCTTATCATGTAACTCAGTATATCCTGTATAGAATGACTTGCGTAGACCAGGATATGTTACCTTCATCTTCTTCTCAATTCTTACATCCTCTATTACATTCACAAAATCCTTTGGAGCATCCCCAAAACAATCAGCAGGGGTGTACAAGGCATGTCCTACCTCGTGCCCTACTAGAAGGTCATATACATCATTACTAACATCCTTCCATATAGGCAGAGCAAGTACACGCTTCTGAACATCAAAATATGCTGTAGCGATCTTACGATGCTCTACATGTAGGTTCTCTGTAGCAAGTAACTTTGCTAGTTGACCTTTGACATCAGTGTTTACTTCTTGCATTTTCCTCCTTGGTTACACCTATTATAACAGGTATCAAAGTCGGAAGCAACGCAGGGTGGACAGTTCAATAACTGGGTGTCTCATCTAAAGGTGGTTCCCATACTGGGACGATCTCATGATCTTTAAATCTAACCACACCTTCTCTCAATTTCTCTTCAAGTTCATCAACATCTAAACTGTGAGCAACCACCTTAGTTTCACTCTTATCATTTTCATATACGTGGAATGTTAAACTACTCATGACACATCTTTCATTTTGGAGAAATCATTAATCTTCTCAAATCTTAAAGTGGTCATAAACTTATCTGCAAGTATATCACCCTTATGTGATATCACAAATACGTTTGTACTCTGTCCTAAATTTCTAAGAATTTTCATAAGTTCTTGAGTAGAAGAATCATCCAATGATGAATCAAATACTTCATCCAATATAAGAAGATTAGTTGATGCAGAGTTTTTCATTCTAGCAACTTCTCGCCATGTGAATAGTAATGCTAAATCAATCTTCTGCTTCTCACCCTCAGAGAATGAGGAGTAAGAGAAGTCATCACGAAATCTTGATTTAATTACTTCATTAAATTCATCATCTAAGGTGAAGTTAACGTAGAAGTCCATACTCTGAAGGTATTTATTGATCAGTGTATTGAAGACTGGTACGTATTTCTTTATAACTTGGGATTTAATACCTGAATCCTTAAGCAAATATGAAACTGCTGTGTACTCATCCAGAGTTTTGTTAATATTTGCACAATCTTTCTCAGTTTTTGATAGATTTGCTTTGAGAGATTCTAATACTTCTATCTCACCTTTAACATTTGGTTGATCATCTGTTAGAGATTTAATCTGTTTCTCAATAGCAATGTTTCTCTTCTCTATTCTTATTAGATCTCTATCAAGATTATTAATATCATTATTTAAATTAAAAATACTTTTATTTAAAATTTCAAGTTCAGTAATATCTTTTAAACATGTTTCAATTTGACCTTCTAATTTTAAAAGTCCCTTATTATATGTTGATGATTCTTCATCTAATGTTGTACACTTGTGTGTCTTAAATTCTGTATCAATCTCCTGAGTGCAGGTAGGGCATACATTATTTGAGGAAAAGAACTTTAATTCTTTAAGTAAAGCAGACTGTTTGTGTTCTATCTTTACACGTAATCCCTTTAACTTTTCTAAATCTTTCTTAACAGTTTTGTAATTATCTAATTTTGGTTCTTCACTTTTTAATTTAAATTCAAGCTTACTGCGATCAGCATTTAAAACTTTAATAGAATCTTTATTATTTAAAAGTTCATCTTCCTTTTCACGAACTCTATCCTCATTGATAGCAGATAGTTTATCAATATGTGCTTGCTGAGTGTTAACTCTTTCTTCTGCTATTGCTAATAGGTGGTCACAGTCTTTACCTTGATCCTGAGACTCCTTGATACGATCCTTTAATAGTGTATTCATAACACTAAAGATCTGAATATCTAATAGATCTTCTACAACCTCACGTCTTACACTAGCATTCAATTGCATAAAGGGAACAAATGTACTACTCCCTAGTATAACAACCTGTGTGAATGACTTATAATTTAGTTTAAGTATTGACTGTTCAAGATACTTTTGATAATCTCTATTAGCAGCATCTTGATCTACCAGTTTATCGTTCTCAAATATTTCAAACTTATTAGGTTTAATCTGACGACGTACTAGATACTGTCTACCATTAACTTCAAATTCTGTTTCTACTACTGTTCCTTTCTCATTAATACTATTAACTAACTGACCCTTTGTTATCTTACGAAAGGGTTTGTTAAACAATACGAATGTAATAGCATCTAATATGGTTGACTTTCCAGCACCATTGGTTCCAATTATAAGAGTTGATGGAGATTCACTCAATGGGATCTCAATGAATTGATCTCCTGCACTCAGGAAATTTTTCCATCGGATCTTCTGGAAGGTTATCATTTGGGTGGTGGAACAACTAAAGTGTCAGATTCAATAATACTGTAGCGATAACCAAACTGTTTACAGTTGGACGCTACCATGTCTATATCAATATGTGCGATTCTTAAGTTGGAATTCTTCTTATCAGGTGTGTCTTCTGCTTCAAGATGTACTAAGTAACGTTCAGCATCATCCTGCTTTTCAAAGATCTGGACAATTTTAGATTTGTCCTTTGCCTTTACAGCATAGACTCCTTCAGTACCGTTGTCTACTAGTATGAACATGCTTCTACATACAATGACTTCATGATGGATTTAATGTTGGTTTTGTTTTCTTGTAGTTCCATCTCATCTATGTAGTTCTCTAACAAAGTTAAAGTGTCTTCGGTCTCTACCACTTCTAGTTGTTTTTCTAGAACAGTACCGAGATCTTCAATGATCTTTAAGTCTGCTACCTCACACTCCTGTAATCTACGAACAAACTGATCAAATTTAATTTGGTCAGTCTTATTCTCTACTATCAATTTGACATAAGTGCCTTTGATAGTCTTAGGATCAGGCAAAACGCAACCCTCATTATAGTACAGTTTGTGGAACATGTCAAATGGATTTCTATAGAAGGTAGTCTTCATAGTGTCCGTATCAAACACGTGGAACCCACGTTTGCAACCATAGTCATTCCAGTATAACTGGGAAGGGTTACCTAGGTATGTAATATTATCCTGCTTAGACTTCATATGATAGTGTCCAGTAAATACTTTTTCAAATTTACTGTACGGTGATCTATCCATACCATGAGTCATGAAAGCACCTGGATGAGCTTCAAAGCCGTTAAGCTCAAGATGGCCCATACAGACAGGTGCAGTACTTTCTGAGATGCATCTGAAGGTAGCGTCTCTGTTCTCATCACATATCCAAGGAAGAAGTAGAATGTCAATACCACCGATGTTACAGGTAGTAGGGTCTTCAATGATAGTGATGTTGTCGTACTCTCCCAGTAATTCCTTTGGAGCATTAATTCTAAGAGTATTTTTGTAGTATATGTCATGGTTCCCTATGAGCATTGTCATATGACATCCCATCTCTCTAATAGGATCAAACCACATATCTCTTGCAGCATCAAGAGACTGGAAGTTTATGCTCTTTCTTTTGTCAAAAGTATCACCCAGATTGATAATAGTTTTAATTCCACTTGCTTTAATAAAAGGTACAACTATCTCACCATAGAATTTCTTGTACGCAGTTATATAAGCTTGGTTATCATTACGAACACCAAAGTGCTGATCTGTTATTAGTAATATTTTCACTAGTTATATCTCTGGCTGGTTTCTATACGTGCTTTAATAGCATTATATTCTGCTGATTGCTCACCATCCACATGCATAACTTCTTGGTAACCTGACTTCTCAATTATCTTATCTCTAATCTCCATCTGACGTTTCTCTTTAGCAATACGTCTTAAGAATGCAAAGTAAACTATCTGTGTAAAATAAGCAAATGGATTTTTAGATTTTGCTGGATCAAAATTATCTATGTACTGTATACAATTTTCTATTCCGTCACAAACCATATCATCCTTATACATGTAGTTGATAAAGTTTGGTCTATACGATAAATGAGTAGCAATTTTTAAAAAGCAACTACCAATATAATCATTTACTCTAGGCTTTGGAAGTCCCTCTCTTTTATTACGAAGAATTTTGGCACGATACTTTTCAAGCTCTGATAAGAACTTTTTATTATCTAAGTAGTGTTCCTTTTTTCTTCTAGGGGCCATAGATTTAGTGTACATGTATAGCCAACTGACTGACCCTATTATAGTAAATCCTGACCATTGTGTCAAGGGGGCTTGACAAGATCAGGAATCCTCTATAGAATAACAATGTCAGTTGTGAAGGGTTACCTCTAGCTTTTCTTATATAGTTCTTCAAATCTCTTACGAGCATCGGAGATCTTACCGATTTTACCCTCTTTTTCCGTGACTTCTACTTGATGGTCTTTTCTAATTTTTGCTTTGTCAGCACTGCCGCGCTGCGAATGTAGGTAAGATTCATAAACAAATATCATTTCTCGTGAGAGAGAAGCAATAGAAACAACGTCCTTCTCGTTTATAATATAAAAATCTTCTTCAGAAAAATTCTGCCATTGAGTGAAACCAATACCTTTAACAGCTTTATCTTCTGCAATCTCTTTCGTAAAACTTTGTACTACCAATGGGTTTTCAACATACAATAAGTCCTGTGTAGGAAAGGTTGCTTTGTCCCTTGAGACAATACACTTCCCAATAATTTCGTCACCACTTGTTAATTTAATACAGCAGTGAAATTCTTCATCATGCTTAACGTAGTTTAAACTCATTGACTACCCTAACTTTACATCTATGATTTCATAATCAAATTTTTCATCTTTGTAAACTTTGACTCTTTCAAACAAATGGTTTAAAGTATAATTGTGAAATTGGTTTCGGGAGATGTTATCTGCAATATCATATAATACTGCTTGTGATTTGTTATCACCCTTTCTTAATACTCTACCAATTGATTGTAAGTTCCTCACTCTTGATTTACTAGGACTAGCAAAAATTACATTATGAAGGTTTTTTATATTGATGCCTGTAGAAAAAGTTCCGTAGGATGCAACAATAATATTATCGTTGGTCTCCTCTGCTAGAGCTCTTATCTTCTCACGATCATCAACATCAACACCACCATGAACTAAATGTACTGGTTGTGTTACATTACTATTTAGCAGATCATATAAAGGGAGTCCGTGACGCTCTACATAGTTAAAGAGAACTAACGTATTTCCGCGCAGATCTTTTGTTAATCTCATAATGAATTTGTTTCTCCGTTCATGAGAAACTAAGTATTCCATTTCTTCTTGATAAGTTTCAAATGGTATATAATCATGCTTCAATACTAGGATCTTGACCTTAAGACTAGCAACTTGACCTCTATCCATGAGAGTCTTAGTTCTAGTTACTTGAGAACATCTACCGAATAAACCTTCTAATACTAGTTGATTACATTCTGATCCATCAAGTGTGCCTGTAAAACCAATTCTATACTTGCACTTATGAAGCTTAGTCATTAACGTAGTAAGAGATTTGGCTTTGAAAAGGTGCGCTTCGTCACCTACGATAACATCAAATTGTTCAAACCATTTACGAGGTTGTTTATAAATTGACTGCCAAGTTGAAATAGTTACATAATGATTAGTGTTCTTTGATTCACCTGCATAAATTTTGTAGCAGAATACATCTACTTTCCATCCATAATCAGCAAAGTCTTTATACATTTGCTCTACAAGGGATGTAGTAGGAACTACAATCAAAACTCTTCTATTAACATTAACATGAAAACGTACCAATGAATAAATCATCAAGGATTTCCCGCTGGCAGTTGGGGACAATAGGAGTCGTCTGTTGTATCGTAGGGATTCGTATATTGCTCGGTATTGGTAATCGCGTACCTGTACAGGAAGACGTAAAGACTTTACAAACCCAGCCACCGACTGAGGAGTTACAAACTGATTTTCCTCCAAAGGGAGGCCAAAGTGCTCGTTAGGTTCAAACTTATATTCATACCCTCTCTCCTGACACCAATCCTGTAGGTATTTTAATAACCCTACGTAAATATCTCCAGTGCCAGGAGAATACAATCTTATTTTACCATCCCATCTCCTATATCTTTTCGTCCTCTGTAAAAACTTTGCAGATGGTACTTCAAAAGTAAAGTAATCTGAGAGTTCATGGTGAACATGCTGCTCCGCATCTACTGTAAGATAGACTTCGTTCTTCTTTTTGATTGTGATCACAGTTACATACCAGCTTGGAATTTTTCCCAATCAATAGCACTCTTGATGTGGAAGCCTCGGTTCTGAATCATACGGATAATTGAATCCAAATAATTCATACATGTTTCTATGTATGCAAGTTTGGATCTGGTCTTAATAACCTCTGTGTCTGCGTTTATAAACGTTTCTACTTCATCTCTATTAGTTAATTTCAAATCAAAAGGCACCTCACGGTATGCTACCGCAGGTGCTTTGCCTTTATAATATTTCCATTTATCACGAATTAAGGTATTTAATTTACCTTCTGTTTCAATCTTCATACCAGAGAATACATTAATATACTCATAGTATTTCGCATGAAGACTAGCGATCTTAACAGATTCTTCAGAGTATAAGTCAGGTTGAATCTGACTATCTACTCTCCACTGTTCTTGGATAGTCTCCAGATTCATTAGATACCTTGGTCTTTAGTTTTTTCTAAAAATTCTTTTAAACTTGATTGACAGTTTGGTGGTTCAGGATCTTTATAGCCTTTTATATCCTTCCACTTATTATATAATGCTCCCATCATCCATGACTGAGACAGACTTTTAGGTCCATTCTCTAGTAAATCTAACTCATACTTACTAGAAGTATAAGCTTTATATTCTTCTCTCCAATTGGAGTTGTCAAAAGGTTCCTTAGTCATCATAGACCTCCCTAGGGTAAGAGTCTATCACGAAGTAGGTCGGTTGTCAAGTAGTTCGTCTTGTACCAGAGTTCTTTCCTCTAACCTCATAGAGAGTATAGTTGAATGTTGCCTGTGCTTGGAAGAACTGCGTGTCGGTTTGCGTTACGTCAAATGATAGGGTGGATAAGTTTGTTGGAAATAGATCTTCAAAAACTACTTCAAACGAAACGTTGTTTTGATTATTTAGTACCTGAAGTGTAGCGTCACTTACAAGTGATTTATAGTTTGCAGCATCAGGTGTAGTTCTCTTATCAACAATCCAAACACCTCTCTCATTTAAATCTTGTGGAGTACCTAATGCTCTCATCCAGTTATGAATCTGCATATAATTTTCTAAATTCTCATCCACCAAAAACGATACACTAAATTCTCCATAGCGTATGTTACCATCAATAGGATATGATACTAAACCTCTAGTGGGTATAGCAATATCTCCGACAGTTATATCAGGAATACTTGCTTGCTGAACTAAGAACGCAACCTTTGGTGCTTTCTCTAATATGAACTTAAACCCTATAGGTGCAAGAAAGTTCTTGTTCTTTAATTCATTTTCGTACCACGTAGCAGCCATATCAACAACCTAGCATCATTATTATTTAGTATAGATGGTGTCTCCGACACACAATACATCTAGATCAGTATCATGTAATAACTGTAGTGCATCACTTATTCTACCAGCAATAGGTTTACCACCATTATTGAGAGAAGTATTAAGTACCATCGGTAATCCAGTCAGTTCTTCAAAGACCGATATAAGATCGTAATAATCCTCTTTATCCTCACCTACTGTCTGTGGTCTACATGTACCATCCGCATGTGTAATAGATTTAAAAGTTTCTGGATCTCTTACATCCATACAATATAACATATAGTCTGACTTCCCTTCCCATACAAAGTAATCACTTACTTTATCTTCAATTATACTTGCACCAAATGGTCTAAACCACTCACGGTGTTTTACTCTTTTATTTAAAAACTCTTTTCCATCTTCTAAATCAGGACGCATCAATATAGATCTGTTACCTAATGCTCTGGGACCTAGTTCACCATGTCCTTGATACCATCCAACAATTCTACCATCAGCAATATACTCTGCAACCTCTGTAATAGTTTTAGCTGATGGTCTCTCAGCAGGTGCTTCATCATCTTGCCAGAATGGGAATCCACTTCTATCAAATTCAGGTTGCTTCCAATATCTTCTTAACCATTCAACTATACCAAGTGTTAGACCTTCATCAGCACAGTGTGGTATAATATTTAAGTTTGGTCTTACCTTTTTAATCTTAGAATTTACAATAGTATTAAGAGCAACCCCACCACTGTAGAGTATAGTATCATTAGGTCTACTACTCTTTACGAAATGATTTACAAGAATATCTTCTGTAACACTATGGCAGAATTGAATTTGATCTAGTACTTTATGATCTTCTCCCTCACCTTGATATACTAAACGTTCAATATATTCTAGGTTCCATAGATCCCTTATACCTTCAATACCAATATCATAGGTATGACATTCTAGTTTAGTTTTTTCTAAGCACTCAGGTGTCAATCTACCATAGGCTTTTAATGCCATGACTTTACCTGCCATGTCATGTGGACTACCTTGTAACTTTAATATATGACCACCAAGATCTCCTAACACTCCACCAAAACTAGGTGCATGATCAGTAGTATATCTTTGAAATCTTTCATCACCATGATATGCAGTGAAGGTTATCTTATCATCACCGAATCCATCATATACAAAATTAACATCTGATTTAATACCAAGTGGCCATGCACTTAGCATATGAGCATAGTGATGATCTATTCTATAGATGGGACAGTCATACCCAATATCTCTGAAGACTGGTATTTCAATTTCTTCAACTAACTTCTTCTCATCTGTCTGTATCCTTGGGTACATATGACAGTCTAATACTATACCAATAGCATCAACTTCTCTAGGATCAAAAGGTTCTCCAGTTCTACAATATGAATAACGCTCTAAGGAATGTGCCCACGAGGTTAGATCCCGTGGTGCATAATGCTTTTGTTGAAAGTCTCTTTCGTGTTTATAATACCAGACACTAGAATCTCTTGTGTAGGTTATACTACTGTCATGGTCACACAATCTTAATCCTAAGAAGTTCATAATAATCCTCGTGATTTATTTAGGCACAAAAAAAAGACCCCCGAAGGAGTCTCTTTTTTAAACTTATGTGATGGATCACATGAGGTTTGTAACTTGTACACGTCTGTAGTACTTGTTGGTATTTGCAGTAAGTGCGCCAGATCCTTGTGTAAGACCTTGTGAGAATGGGTTTGAAACCATGCCGTAACGAGTCTTGAATCCAATTTTTGGTTGGAAGGTATCAGGATTGATCGCTCTGACTTGCTGTAGAGGAACGTAAGGACAATAGAATAGTCCAGCGTCATAAGGAGAAGTACCTTTGTATCCAGCAACGTAGAAGTGCTTGTCAGCAACGTTAGCAGAATATGGGTCAACGTAAACCTTAATGCGTCCGTTTAGAGTACCAACGAATGTTGAAGAAGTATCATCAACAGATGTTAGTTGGTTGTTACCATTAAGAGCAGGAGCATAGTCAAGAACACCAGCCATTCCGAGGGCACTTGCTACATCAGCAGATGTAATCAAAATGTTGCCCTTCCCGCGACGAGTCTCTTGTCCGATAGCGTTTGCATCTCTTTCAATCTGGAATAGAAGTCCCTTGAATTTTTCAACTGACCATCTACCATTTGAGTCAACGTCTAGGTCAAAGATTCCGTCTGTAGCGGTATCATTGATAGCACCTTTAACAGCGTTAACATAGATTGTACGAACAACTTCACGGTTGATCTCAGCAAGAATTTCAGTAGATAGAATGTTGCTTAATTCCTGCTCGGCATCCAATCCGTGAATAGCCTTGAGGTCTTGAGCAAGTTCTAAACTGTACTCTGCCTTTAAAGCACGAGACTTAGCAGTCACCGTTACTTTCTCAATGGCGAAGCCCATTTCGCGGAACTCAGTTCCAGACTCACCTAGAGATTCAGCAGTTGCTGTTGCCATACCTTGAGCGTCACCTGTCAACTCGTAAGTTCCTGGTGAACCGTCGTTAAGAACGGCAGGGTTAGTACCCTCAGCGTCGTTGTTAGCAGAGCTTGAAGCGCCTGGGTCGTATGTACCTGAACCACCAGATTGACCTGCGTTTGGCTCGTTGAAGAATGCTTCTCTGAATGCTGCATTCTGTGGGTCGCGTTGAGTACCGTAGTTAGTTCTCATTGCGAAGATTAGTCCAGTAGGACCTGTCATTGGCTGAACGCCAGCAATGTCATAAGCAATAAGCTTAGGCATTGAACGACGAATCAAGCTAATGAGTACAGGGTCAAAACCAGCAACTGGACCAGTTGCGGTTGCATCAGCACCGAAACCGCCTGTTCCAGCAGCGTTCGTTGGTGCCTCCATCAACATCTGCGACTCTTCACGAGCAGCAAATTCTTGGTTCTCAAGAAGTTGTGCGACAACTCCACGCTTGTGAGAGTCTTCAATCTTTGGAAGACTTTCGTGCTCAAGTACGGGTGCCCACTTCTCTTGTAGTTGTTTTAGATCAGCCATTTTAATTCCTTAAAATTGTTTTTAGAAAAGTAGTGTTTACAAAATCATGCTTAATTAGTCCAACGGCTCAGGGCATCAACATAAGCTCCCATCACGCCTTCTGGTTTGGACTCTTCTACTAGGGGTGCTACATCTTCAACAGGATCAGCAGAAGATTTCACTGCCACTTCCTTGTTTGTGAAGTAAGATTCCTTAATAGTTGTGATCTTCTTACGAAAATCATCCTCACTCTCAAACTCAACACCCTCAGAAAGTTCGCTTAGCTTCTCTTTCTGTGTCTCGGAGAGACCTAGAGCACACTCGTTCACAATTTCCATTTTAGTAAATTGACCAACCTTCTTATTCAAAGAAATGTTAGCCTCAATTTGCTCGTTGAGTTTTCCTTCCATTTCATCTAATTGCTCAACCATTCCGTCTAGGAGATTGAACTTCTCTTCGGGTACACCAACATGGTGTTCCACGAATAGATTCTTGAGACCTGTCATGAATGACTCTGCTATCTCGTTTTTAACACCATGCTCAATAGCAAGGGCGTTTTCTTCTGCCCACTGCTTTGCAGCATACGAGATATAGTCGTCAACCTTCTCGGCCAATTCTGTTTTGATTGCTTCCACTTGTTCGGTAAGTGCAGCTTCAAATGCTTCTGTTAGAGATGCTTTCTCTTTAGTAACGCGAGAATTAACGGCAGCTTCAAAAATAGTAACTGCTTTGTCTCTAAACTCTTCGCTTAGTTCTTCACCAGCGACAAGAGCGTTAACATCTTCAGTAAAGTCGTACTCGGCTTCAGGGGTTTCTTCTTGGATCGTTTCGCCATCTTCCTCCTTAGAGTCAAAGATTTTTCCTGAGAGTCCAGCACTTACGTTACCAGATCCTGCATCAGATCCCTTCGTTTTAATTGAAGAGTCTTTCGTTGCACCTACAGGTGCGGCTGCCTTTGCTCCGAGGTTTTCTGTACCTTCGGGGTTAGACTTGTTATCTGATCCACCGATGTCGGAATGTTTCGCACCAGAGGTATCAATTTTTTCACCAGAGGTTGCCCCCTTCTTTATAGCGGCAACACCAGTCGCTGCGTCTTCGTTGACAGCAGTGTCTGACATTGAAGCCTCAAATTCTGTGTCGCGGGTTTCGGACATTTGTGGTTCTCCTGAGTTCAGCATTTGCTTTTCTAAGATTATTTATACTTTATAATGTTTGTAAAAAGGATTTGAACGCGGAAATTTTGCGTTCTTGGATGTTTACGAGAGTAGCTTGATCAAGTTCTTTCTTAATTTCAGCTATCTTGGACTCTTTAATGACTCCGTTATCCCACACCCACTCTTTACCTTCCATGATTCCATCCACAAATGCGTCTGGAGCTGATGGATCTGCTACAATATCAGCAGCGGTTGCCAACATGAAGTCATCTTGTATGATGTTCATGTTATTTTCTCTACGGATGGATCCCATACCGCGAGATGATACACCTAGTTTCACTCCTTCATCAAGTAGATTTTTAGCGATAGATCCCATTGGTGTATCCATGATCTTCGCTCTACCAATGAAGTTGTCTCCTTCTTGCTTAAGAGAATTGATCTTGTGTGACACACGATCTAAGTTGATGGAAGGACCATCAGGGTGACCGAGTTCTCCAAGAGCTCTTCCTTTAGTAATAAAAGACTCCTCATATTTAGCAACTTCCCTACCAAGGGTTTCAATAGGATAAAATCTCCCGTTGCGATTCTTGATGTTACCTTGCAAGAAGACACCCTCAATGTAGTGTGCTTTCTTACCGTTTTTTTCTTCGGTAATAAATTCTACCTGATTGATTTCTTCAGCTATTAGCTTCATCATTCGTCTCCTCTTCTGGGGTAGTTTCTGTTTCAACAGATGCTTCTGGTTCTACACTTGAAGGTGTTCCAGGAGCTTCATCCTCTGGTGGTTCATGGGGTTGACGTTCGCCAGGATCATAATCCTTTGCTTGGTTAGTCCCATCTGGCAGAGTAGCACTAAGTTCATCAGCAGCAGCTTGTCCAGTTTGTGATTGGTCGTAACCCCACTTCTGTGCCCAGTCTGCTTTAGTTGCTTGAACTAAATCATAAGATGCTGCGGATAAACCTGTCTTAGTTTGATCTAAGGCAGCTACTTTATCATCAGCGAAAATCTTATTCACGATGTCAGTTGCTATTTCTGATGCCATAATATGTATCTATGTATAGTACTATTTAGAAAGTTCCGCGCTTCGCATCCTCAGCACTAAGATCTTTATCGTTAAATAACGGTTTTTGTTCTTGTGCAGGTGCTCCTCCAGCAGCGGGATCCATCCCTCCACCAGCAGCGGCCATCATTGCTTCTTCAGCAGGATCTACGATCTTACCTTCTGCCATTTCACTCTCAATCTGTTTATCTATTTCTTTTATTTCTACGTCAGTCTGCTTAAGAACCTGACGACGTACGTAATCTATTGAGAAGTATTTGCCTACGAATGGATCAATTACATTAACTAGATTCATTCTTTCATTGCGGATTTCAGTCTCCTTCAGTTCGTTGAAGTAACTGTCAGCAATGTAATCAATCTGGATGTTCTCCTTCATATCATCCCATTCTTCAATGGAGATAATACCTTTAAGAATCAACTGAGTCTTCAGAAGATCAAGGAATAGTTCACCAAATCTCTTACGTAGACGTGCAATGAATTTTTGGAATTTAACTTCGTCTCGTGTTATCTCTGCTGCGCGACCAATGTTAAATGTAGTTTCTGTCTCTAGTCTGGAGGTTGGGACGTTGAGTGCTTTGTAGAGTTTCTTTTGGAAGTACTTGACATCCTCAAGTTCGCCAAGATTTTGACCACCAGGGAGAGTAGTAATCTCCGTTCCTCTACCACCTTCACGGCGAGGTAACCAAAAATCTTCAAGCATTGACATAAACTTCTTATCGTCTCGTATCTCACCTGTAGCCGCGTCATACACCAGCTTATTGCGATATCTACCCATAACCTCACGGAGATATTGCTCTGCTTTTTGCTTAGGTAAGTTACCCACATCAATGTAGAAAATTCTACGCTCTGGGGCACGAGATAAACGATAGATGACAAGGGAATCCTCAATCATGCGGAGTTGGTTTACCGCTTTGATTGCCTTATGTAGGTGAGACAGTACCATGTTCTTATTAAGATCCATGATACCTGAGTGAACATAAGTAACAGAATCAGGAGAAATCTTCAGTCCTTGATTACCTGTTTGCTTAAGTCCTTTAGGATTGTATAGGAAATAGTCTACTTGTTTCTGAGTTAGAGCATCATTTAATTCTACTGGTCCACCAGAACGTACTTTCTGACTACCATCTATCTCAGTAACCTTTCTAATCTTGCGAGGGTCAATATATCTAATGTCAACCAGACCCTTCTTTGGTTGCTTAGGATCAATTACCTTATGATAAAAAAGTCTTCCGTCCACATACCAGCGGCGAAAGATCTCGTAACTTCTATTGTCAAAATCTAAAAGTCTTAGAATCGTATCAAACTCTTCTCTAATTAACTTCTTGATTTTTTCTGATTGCTTTAAATTTGATAGTTCAACTGCTACTGGTACTGCATCAAAGTTCCCACATATTGTTTCATTAACCACATCATCTACAGCAGAGTCACACTCTGGTTGTAGAATCATATCACGATAACGTCCAATTAACTCATATTCATTACGAACAGTCCCATCTATATCTACAGTATATCCAAAGTGAGACCCACCTACGACGGGATAAGATCCATCTAGGTTGTCTTTCTGCACGAAAGAAGGCCCCTTTGGAGCCTTCTTCGCTCTTTCTATGGAAAAACCGAATAGTTGTGACATCACTTATGCTCTATTATGTAAGTATTTAGGTACTTACGCAGACCCTATTTTAGGCGACTACGCCATCAGGGATTGCTTGCCAGTACTGAACCTGAAGTTCCACAGTGAATTCTTCAACAGCATCGTTGCTTCCGAAATCCAAGTCAATCGCCGAAACGTTACTTGGGAATACATCTGTAAACTTATAGGATCTCAAAATGCTTGCCTTCTCTCCAGAAGATGCATCGCGAGATAGTTGGTGAACAAACATATCTGCAAAATATCCTGTAGCATCAGACTCATCGCCAAGTCCAGAGACCTGTGTGATGTTTTCATTAGCGGCTTGAATCTTCTCTACCCATACCTCAAATGCATTGCGGAGTGCGAACTTACTGTCATTCATAACAGTAATTGTCCAAGGTTCAAAAGTTCTGTCTCCAGCAATCTTAAGAACACGTCCTCTAAAAGGAACCTCAACGATACCCATCTGCGAGGAAGGTAAGTTCGCTGCGCGAACAGTGTACTTACCTAACTGCTGTAAACCAGTACCGTTTGCAATCACCTGAGAAGGGAAGGCAAGATCAATCTGAAACAGATTGGGTCTCGCAAAATCCGAAACTACGCTTGACTTAAACGAGTCAATAGTGCCTCTTACTGCCATTTTCTCTTTCTCCTGATGTTATTATTATTTAGACTAAGAAGCAATTTCAGAGAAGGCTACGCCTGTTCTGGTTGCTGTGAAGGTCAATGTAATGTAGTTGATAGTACGTGTTGGCTTAACGTATATCTCAGCGTAGAACTCGCCACGATCAACAGAATCAGGAGGGTTATTCTCTTCATCACACTTAACCAAGAAATCGGTGACCCCACGACGGCCTTGGACATCGCGTAGATAAGGTTCAACGATATTACGGAAGAGCGACCTTGAAGTCTCATCGTTCTGCTCAAAGAGTTGTTGCTTTGCAGCACTACTTATAACTCTTTCCATTGTAAGGAAGAGACGGCGAACGTTAATTCTGTCAAAGGCAGACTGATAACCAAGTGCAGTCTTATCACCGAATAGGATAATACCTTGTCCAGGGAAGGAGACTATTGGGTTAACTCTTTCTGCGTACAACTTATCGCGTTGATCTTTGTTAGGAGAGTAAGCAAGTTTAATTGCATTACGTAGAACACCACGAGAGAAACCAGCAGGTGAATACCAAGGATCTTGGTTAATACCTGTTTCTAGGCAGAGTCCAGCAGTGTCTCCATTGCAAGGAATGTAACGATAAACATCATTATACTTGTCATAGACGTACTTGTAACCTGCGTCTAGAACAGCATAAGATGTAGAACCAATCTTATTAAAGTATGTTAAAATACGCTCTGTGATTATATCAGCATTAGATTGACCTACGATGTCAGTTCTCTGTGGAGAGAAGAATGCTAGGCAATCCTTACGTGTGTTAACGATGTTAAGAATGGCATTAGCTTTGGCAACAGCAGCGTCAGTAGTATCACCTTGAGGACCACTAAGGATATAATCAACTTGTAGTGATTCCGCATCGGATACTAGATTGTATGCTGTACTAAAGTTTGCTGAAGTATTAGAATAATCATCTACACCACCAGCGAATTGATACTGAAGTGAAGAACCTTCAAATCCACCTACATGCTCACGTCCACTTGGTTCTGAAATAACAGGACCAGCAGATTGAATTAGGTTGAATGAACGGTTTGCAGCAGCATTACCCCAATCACCTGTTGAAGCAGCAGCACCTACTGTAAATGTATCAGAAGGATGACTACCCCAATAGATGTAAGCAGAAGTCTGCTTAAGAACATTACCGTAGTAGTTGTTCTCTCCAACTGTACTCTTAGCATCAGTTGCTTTAGATACTGAGATGAACTTCTCTAGAAGTGTATTAGGTGTTCCACTTAGAGCACCATCACCATCAAGAACGATGACATGAAGCTCGTCACGATATCCACCTTTGTCTTGAACATAGAGTGAAGTGCCTGGACGTGGTGCAATAGATACCCACTTTTTACCAGGAAGATACTCACGCTCAGGATACTCATCTCTTACTGCACTGATAGTAGCAGTAGCAGAGTTGTCATCTGTAATTGTATTCGTTGCAGCGAATGATGCAGAATCTTTATCTAGTACAACCTGCAACTCACGAGTAACAGTATCAATAGAACCTGTAACAGTACCCTGTGTCAATACCATTGTGTTATCAATGATACCAGTAATACCAGCACCAGGAATTGCAATCTCAGCAATACGATCTGTTGGATTCCATGCAAGAATACTAACTGTCTGAGGTGAACCACCAATTTCAATAGTGGAAGCAGTTACTGTACCTTCAAATGCCCAAACAACAGCACCGTCAGTAACATTACCAGACGTATGGGTAGGAGCAGTAGCACCAGCAGTGCCAGCATTTTGAGCAACGTATGACTTACCACCGTTACTAACTCTAGCGTACTGACTATAGTATGAACCTTGTGACCATGCATCATGAACAGCAGGAGTGAAATCACCGTTTACATCAGTTTCAATCTGAAGTTTGATTGTATAGCGGAAAACCTTACCAGATTTACCACCATTTGAAATACCAGCACCTTTAACGAATTCGTATTCGTTACCTGAGCTTGGAGCTGTAATAGTTGCGATCTGGTCTGCACCAGCATCTGTTAAAAATACTCTTAATGAGTTTCCGTATTCACCTGGAGTTTGTGTTCCTAACCTCCAGTTGTTTGTTTGACCAGTCTCATATGTGGTCTCGTAGTCTTGTAAATTCTTGATCTTAACAGAAGCAGCATTGCTTACCGCATTTTTCAAGTTTGTTGCATCTGCACGGATGGTCTTTAGTGTACCTCCGTAGCTTAAGAATTGAGCGGCTGTGAACCAGAACTCATAATTACTGTCGTTTGGTTTGCCGTAGGTGGAGATCAGAGTCCTTTCGTTGTTTACATCAACGATTTGCTCTACTGGACCTCGCTCAAATGGGGCAGCAATCGCACCAATATTAGCCAGTGATACTGTGCTAACGGTAGTGAAGTCGCGCTCCCTAATAACAACACCTGGCGATAATTGTGACGCTGCCATGTGATAACTCCTTATAAAGAATACTATATCAGTTTTCTGAAATTATTTATAATTTTCAAGTGCTGAGATTCAGCGATACTCCCACATATACGCACGATCTCCGTACTCATCGGTGTGCCAAACGTCTCCATCCGCATCAACGAATGTATCTTCCGCAAGATGATCATCAATAAATCCGAAGGGTGCCATATCCTGTTCTATATTTTCTTTCTGATCATCATATATTCTTTGACGGACATCATTGTCATTCATTTCTCTGAAGTATGGTTGTAATGCCAACCATGCAAATATAACCAGAGTCATCGCTAGATCATCATTACATCCATCCTCTGCCTCAAAAGATTTACCCTTTTGAATGAACGTAGTAAGTTCTGATATTATGTCGTAGTCTGAGATTAAGAGTTTATCTTCTTCTATTAATGCTTTTAAATTAGAGCATCCAATCTGTTTAACAGTGGTACTCATCTTAACACCCATCTGGGTTTTTGTTCCTGAAAATCCTTGTCCTACTACCTGACCTGCTCTACCTCTCATAGATGCCATAAGAAGATTATCATACTCCAAATCAAAATGTATAATGTCAGCAACCTGTCCACCAACATCATTTACTTCACATAGAACAAAAGCATGATTATAATTTGAAGCAGTCTGAACTATAATATTAGGAAATAATAAAGGTTTTATAGTATTGCTTCTATACTTAGCAACAAGTTTATATGGGAACGTGGTTGTATCTATAACTGTGAATGCAGAATAGTCAGCAGACACACCTCTAGCCACATCACATGCTATAACATATTGATGATCTTTAATTGCTTCTTCATATATATCCAGACCAGCATTTGATTTAACAGCATCATCATATGCTAAAACTTTTAACTTACTTGGTGAGATGAGAGTGTCAACAGATCCTAAGAACTCACACTCAAACTCAACTTTGAACTGTTGTTCAGATGTATTAGCAATAGTCTGGGCTTTCCATTTATCATCTCTGCCTGGAACTTCAGACCAATGCACTTCTGTATTTACATACTCATTTTTTCCACGTTCTGAATCATGCCACAATTTGTAGAACATGTTCATACCATGTGGTGTGGATATAATTATAACCTTGGTTTTCTTACCAGAAGATATAGTAGGATATACAGAGGAGAAGAACTCATCTGCAATATGTGTAGGAACGAACGCGAACTCATCTAAGAATATAACGTTGAATGACATACCACGAACAGCACTACTAGATGTAGATGCTGCCATGATCTTTGAACCATTCTCTAATTCTAGACTACCTCGGTTCCAATTTACCACCCCTTGCTGTAACCACTTCGGTAAGTGTTCGTATGATTTTTGTAACCTCCCCAACATCTCCCGCGACGTTGCCGCTTTGTTGGCGAGGATCGCGACGTTAACCTCTTCATTAAATAATACGTACCATAGAAGGTAACTCGTAACAATAGTGGACTTCCCAGATTGCCTGGGTAGTTTTGCAATGTTGAATCTGTGCTCATGAAATTTATTCACCATTTCCTCTTGGAAAGGATACATGTTAAAAGGAACAAGACCCTCATCAAGAGAAACAATTTGAACATACTCACGAATGAAGTATGCAGGATCGCCAGCACATTTTAAAAATTCAGCAACCTGTTCTTTGGTAAAATTCTGAGCGACATTAGATCGCTTCAGATTGGGATTACCTAAGTAAATATCATTTGGGGCGGTTGCCATTAGCTTAAAGGAAAAGGTCTTTCGTTTGGTAATTCTTGTTCTGCATGGGCAAGCATATCTTCTTCTTGTCCAGGAGTAAACTGAAATACTGCACTGAATCTTGCTACACCACCGTGCTGACGGTTAGGAGCTTTACCTCCATGTGGTATTGATCCAGGAAAAATTACTACTCTACCAGGTTTGGGTACTATACAATCAGTTACTTCACCGTCTCTAACGAATACAGTTTCTCCACCCCATGATTCACACCAGTCAACGACTGGATATACCATAAAACTTAATGAGTCTTCAGACTCACCATCATGGTGCAAATTAGGAGAATCTCCGAATCGGAAACAATTATATACTACTCTATGAAAAGGTGGTACAGGAATGCCTGATCTATCTTGAAATGCTTGGGCACAAAATACATCAAACTCTCCAAAGTTAGGTTGGTCTATAACCTTACCTAAAGAATATGTATTTAAACTTTGTGATGGATCGTCAAAGATTAGTTGCCATCCATCAAAGTGGACGAAGTATTCCTCCATCTGTTCCACTTCGCGTTTGGTGAAGAGGTCATCTATAACCATGACCTGTTCACGTTTCATAATTTTCATTGGAATTACTTCTTAAGTTTTTTACAACCAAACTTAAGTATAGCACCTGCTGCTACTACACCCACTACTATTCCTATTCCAAGTCCCCAACCAATACCTTGTGGTTCTGGTTCAATAAGTTCCTGTAAAGCAGGTACTTCTTCTAGAACCTGTTGTGCTTCCTTTGGTAGTGGAAGTCCTGTTGGTAGTTTATCCATTGTTAACCTTCAAGTAGTGTACCGTGAGCACGACGTATCTCACGTAATGATTCAAAGTCTTTCTGCTTGGTTCCACCATCGTAGGCCCATGCATAACCTTCGTCAATCATTTTTTCGTTAAGGGACAATTGTTCATCCCCAATATATAGCCACCCAAGAAGCCTACCATACTTCCCAACGCCGCCGTGAAGCTCAGTACGAACAATGAGCTCATCATCGCCAGCCAGAACATCTTCCAGTTTTTCTTTGAGCCAGTTTGTTGCATCTATTCCCAGTGCCTTTTCTTCCAAGTCTCTTGTTCTCTTCTCTGGCGTATCAACTCCTGCAACTCTAACTCTTTCTTTCTTGAATAAGTCAAAGCCAAGATCAATGGTGACATCAATAGTATCGCCGTCAAGAACACGGTTAACCTCCGTCACTCGGAAGTTGTAGCAGCTCTTCCTGCTCGGTGGAACCATTGCTCCCATTTTCAAACTCCGTAAGTGATCTATTTATCATATCTTCAACTGGCTCCCGTTCTTTCCGATTCTGCCATTGTTGAATCTTATTAACTAGAGATTCTAGCTTATAAAATTCTCTGGCAGACTCAGACGGTATGGGAGTCGTTGCTATCAGAGATGTCATTAGGAGTGTGGGTATCATATGTGAAGATCCAATAAATTAGATACCCTACTCCACTCAGTAAAGTACCTAGCATAATATTTATAGACCACAACATATCATTCATTAATAGAGATTCTCCTCTTGTTCTGTTAATAGTACTAGATCTGATGTTGGTAAAGCAACACATGTTAGAACATAACCTTCCTCAATTTGATCGTCATCTAAGAAAGATTGTTCTTCTTGGTCTACTGTACCTGATTCAATTTTCATAGCACATGATGAACATGCACCTGCTCTACAGGAAGAAGGGTGATCTAAACCCGCTTCTTCTAAACCCTCTAGTATACTAGTTTCTTCTCCACATTCAAATGTTTCTGTGGATCCGTCTGGTGATTTAAGAGTAATAGTTGCCATAACATAATTTACAAGACTTTGTATTTATTAGTCAGTTATACCATACTTTGTCAGATCATACTTAGCAACCTTTAAAGGTTCGTGTTTCACCACAATTGGTTTACCTATTATATCCTCAAGTTCAGATACTATCTTCTTCTTAGAGATATGATATGGTGTTGGGGCATTTTGTAAACACACCCTTAAACATTGTAGTTGTTCATCATTAACTGTAAAGGTATGACTATCTGACATGTATGACACCCTTCATACCAGCACCAGCATGGGGTTCACATTGAAACTCATATTCACCTGCTTCATCAAATGTTACAGGGAATTGCTCACCACTCATAAATGCTAGATCAGGATGTGATAGTTCTTCATGTTCCAAGAAGACTACATTGTGAGGTGGCAAATCACCATTCACAAATGTAACTGTATCACCTACGCTAACTGTAAGTTCATTAGGTTCAAAAACTAAATTTCCTCCTGAACCCATTTGTATATCAGCAGCATATGCTTTTGCTGCTAATGTAAAAGATAAGAAAAGAGAAGTTAACATTATAGTTAACCTTGACATCCACCACATAATTTCATGTTTGTAGTTATTCATATTTAGAGTCCATCTTCATGGCATAGTCAATAAAATGAGGATGCTCCCGTAGATATGGGACATCCTCTTTGCTGTGCTGTATTGCTTCGTATGCGTCATGGGCATACTCACAAATTTCTAAATGATGGTGTTCCGTATCGTGGTAACCTACGGTGTACTTGGTCTGGGGCATGATAGTTTCAATCCCAAATTAGGTAACTATTTATCTTTCAATGAGTAGAAATTACTAGTAATGTTCTGAGTCAAAGACCTGGGACAAATCTCTTATATTTCTCTACTTGAGGTAGCATATCTCTCTCAACTCTATCAACTATATCATCTATTATATCAACGTCAATATCCATGAATGGTGGAATGATACCAAGGATTCTCAACAAACCATCTACAAATAATGCTAGAACTGTAAACCCAAGTAGCATACTAATGATAGTAGCATCACGATTATGCTTAGCCATTGAGATGCGATCAATTTCTTGTGCTTCTTCAACAGCAGCACGTATCATAGCATCAACTTCTTTCTTGGTATAGAAATCCCCTAGTATGGGTATGTCGTGTCGGTCTGGTGTCATGTTATATCTAGCCGTTCACAGTATACCATAAGGTACAAATATTGTCAATTCATTTCATGAAGGTGTTTTCCTGATGATGCACGTTTTCCATCGTGCTGGTCTTTTTCTCTTTCCAGATCCTGAATCTTTTGAAGGAACTGTTGTTTCTTTTCAATATCCTCCAGTTTCTTTTGTAGCTGTTTAACTTCGTCGTTAATAGACATGGGTTCGTTTTTGGTAGAGATCCCCCAACTGAGACCAGCAATCCCTGCCACGATTATAATCAACCGTGCAAAGCCAGTGATTGCTAACACCAACATCAATTTTCTGTTCATTATATAGGTGAGTTATCTACTTGTTGTAATGATAACTTGGTTTGTTGGTCTTCTTCGGTAACTTACCACTACGCACCTTCGTTCCAGATGTTTCTCCAGAAGATGATGGGTGTTTTCCTGCTTTGGACTTTCCTAATGTGACTGACTTACCAGGCTTTTTAGATTCTGTATCGTGCAGTTTTGCTGGTTTGTCTTTGTCTTTTGTAATAACTGATTCTTGGCCATGTTTCCGTCCTAGTCGTCGCATGATTTTACCAAAGCGACGTTTGGACATCTTATCGGGTTTGGAGGTTTGGTATGATACTTCACGACCTTTTTTACCATCGCCGTACTTGTATTCACCTACACCTTTCTTGTGACCAATGCCTTTCTTTTTGAGATCTTTCTCTAGAGCGCGGCGTTTCTCACGGTTCTTTTTTTCAGAGTCCCCTCTATCAGCAGAAATATTTCCTGTTACTGAGGTCTTTGATTTATGAAGCATACGAGAGGTTGGGTTACCCTCCATGAATTGAGAGAAGGTTATACCTTCTTTGTTTAGCTTACGTTTTTCAATTTTCTTTTTCTGCCAAGAGTCAAGTGCGTCTACTGGACGACCTCCCTTAGCGAGAACTGATGCTTTATGCTTCTTAAATGCATCAGCAGATTTGGCAGCCTTTGCTTTCTTAGCATCGGATGCTGCCTTTTGTTTTGCAACGTTTGCCTTTGATTGACGATCAATACGTTCAGCAGGAGTTTCCTCCTTAAGATGATCAGTACTCATTTTAACCTCCTACTACTTGTATTTCTTCTACAACAATCGCATTACCTGTTACTGCAATCTTAGTGCAACGTTTTACGATTGCTTGTTTACCAGATGCATAGGTATATGCAGAACCTTGACCAGAAGCATCAATGTCTGATGTAATAGTTGCACCAGTAGTTGCGGTAATTTTCTTACCAGCTGTACCAGCACTCAAGAAAGCAGCATTGATAGCAGGAGCAGTTCCATCATCTATCACAGCGATGAAATCATCAACTGAGAATGGATGTGTATCTCGTGACATGTTTTCTTGCAGGCTATTACCTAAACTGTAAACTGATCCATTGACATTAGTTGCTTTAACAACTTTTGCTGTACCAGGCTTACCGCCTTTCACAAGGATAGATTCATTATCAATTAAAGTTATTGCAGGACCACCGTTGAATGCTACAGTAGCATCACCAGCATTTGCAATCACTCGGTAGAAACCAGTTTGCACAACTTGATACTCAGTAGCACCTGCGGCCACTGCGTTTGTGCTTAGAACATTTAGGACTGTCATCGTCTTGTCGTGTTTAATCCTTATTATTTATGTTGTTTTGTTGCTTCAATAATTTTTGAAGCTCGGAAGTACTTCCTACAAACATAGCATTTGTTACGTTAGTTGGACCTTTCTTATCTTCTTTATCCAACTCTTTCATCTTACCTTGTAGGTCAATTAATTTATCTGCTACATCCCCGACTGATTTAATGAGTTGACCTGCAACCTCATAAGCACGTGGATGATCGCTTGCTCGTGCCACATCAAGTATACCATCTACTGCCTCCTGCCCTTTCATAACCAAGTTATGTAGTTGAGCACGAGAAACCTCATAATCCTGTTGTATTTCAGGATTATCTGTGAGTTTGGTTATCTCCTTCTTTTTCTCAACGTGCTTTTGTAATTCAGATGGTTCATTACCAAAAACTTCATTCAACCCATCAAAGGTACTCATAATTAAATTGCCTCATCTTGACCGCTAGTAGGATTACGCTTCTTACCGTCACCAAAATCTTCCCATGTTTCACCGAATCCAAAATCATCATCTGCATCAGCAGTGATAGGATCTGGTTGTACAGTATAGCGAACTTCTCTTGGTGCAGTACCAACATTGGTACTTGTATAAGAATCGGTAATAACCTTCTTGATTGTAGAGGATTCTTGTACAGGACCGTAGATGTATGTCTTAGCAGTAAAACTTAAAGTGTAAATGATTGCGCGACGAGTGGCAAAATTACCCTCATACTCATCATCATAGTCAATATTATTAATAACGACAGGAACATCCTTTGTTTCATTGAGTCCTGGGACCAACTTGAGGGGTAAGTTATAACTTGGCTGGAAATAAGGTAAAATCTGTTCCAGAATTTCAAGGCCGTCATCTTGATTTTTAGATATAATTGCTAACTCAAATCCTACACTATATGGAACTGGCATATATGCCACCTTACTCTTATCTGAAGTACTTGTTACTGTTATCTTCTGAGTAGGACTAACCTTTCTTGTAGGATCATAATCAATACTAGTTATCTCAAATGAGATTCTAGGAAGAGTAATACCTACTCTTTTGTTTGTTGGATCAGGAGTCTGTTCCAAACGTGCTAAAAACTTTTGCTTAGGACCATAAGCTAGAGGCACTTTCATGACCTCACTGCCTTGTTTGATCTCTATATTATTAAACAGAGTACCAAATCCAACAACGGTCTTTCTAAAGACTTCGTGATAAAAATATTTTCCTAGCATTAGATTGTTAAGTCAGTAGTAGAACCAATGGATCCAAATGGATTACCTTCGGAGAAATCAATAATGTCATCATCAGCTGTCTCAAATGTGTAGTTCTGGTCAACTTCACTATTAGTATTATCTATAGTATTATAAGATTCAGGACTCCAGAGAGCACCAGATGATTGACCTTTAATATTCTCTCCAGTATTAAATGTACCTGTACGATTTATAACTTGAAGTGTTCTAGTGCCAGCATCCCAAGATTTGACCTCTGCTTGTGTATCCTTCGGTGAATTACCAAAGGTTACAGTTGGTGCTGAAGTATATCCAGTACCAGCAGTATTTATAGTAACTCCAGTTACCAATCCTCCAGCAGATATTACAGCAGTTCCAGCAGCACCAGATCCACCTCCACCACTGAATGTTACAGTAGGAGCAGAAGTATAAAACTCACCACCATCAGTAATGGTAACACTGTCAACACCATCACCAGATATAGTAGCAGATCCAACGGCAGTATTAAGATCCCCAATGACAATCTCACCAACTGTAAAAGCACCAGACCCACCAGTACCCATGACAAACGCCGTGGAGTTACTAAAGGCGTATTCAATAGCATCAATGTCAGCAATACCAGTATCAAGATCTTCATTAGAGTACTCAAATATTTCGCATTGCATTTCCCAGACGTATCCTTTACCTAACTGGTAAAATGGTCTTTCTGCTTCTACGAATTTAATTTCAAATAAATGTTTTGTTGTCGGGAACCAAACTAAATCTCCTTCATTAGGTCTACCTTCAACATTTAATGTAACGTTATTATCAACCTTCTCAGTAAACTTTTCACGGGAAACAATAAAGGTTGTCTTGTCTTCTATTCTAACACCAAATTTAGTTAGGAGTTCTCCTTGTCCTTCCCAACCTTCAACGTTGTTAACATATGCTCTGATAGGATATGCATTATTAAATGTACTAGTATCTATCTCATCTAGAACATTATCTCTTCCAACATAGGTTCTAGGTAGATAATAAACATCTTGTCCATACAACTCAATAGACTCCACAACAAGATTCTCCATGAACTTACGTTCTTGATCAGAACCATTAATGTTCAATCTACAGGCAGAACTGTAATCTGACTGTACACAATCTTTTGCTGGAGTGTTTGAGTATGCCATATTAACCTACAAGATCTAGTGGTGGTATTTCATAACGATCTCTAATTTCTTCTTCCAATTGAACTTTACGAGTAGATGCATCCTCTAAGATCTGACGACCATTTAGAGTAACACCACCCAACATTTGTATACCATCATACTTACTTAGGTTACGACCCCATTGTTGCATGAAGATCGCTTCACAATAGTCTTTCAACCAGTTGTCATTATAAGCAGAAGTAAAGACTTCAGTATCAGTTCTCATAGTACAATCAACTAAAATATAGTTTCCTACTGTGAGTTCATCCCAACTGAAATCAAGATATAGTTTATTCTCAACCCTATTATATCTAATTCTACGATTAGCACGAGAGTTAGTTACCCAATCAAGTGTCTCAAGATATTGAGAAACCATGTAGTAATGTAGGATTTGAGAGTTCGTGAATGCGTAAATATCATTCAAGAAAATCTGATACTTAATGTTGAACATGTTACCAGGTACAACACTACTGCTACTTAAATTAGCATATACCTGATTAATTCCTACCACGCCAGGAGGTAGATCAACACTAAGATTATTCTTTGTCCAGTCAGTTGAACCTACTTGAGTAGCACCTTTTGCAAAAGTTTTAATATCTTCAGTAACTTCAATTTTAATCAACTGTTTTTGAGAACCATCGTAATGATACTCTTGCCAATAATCAATCGCTTCCTCCACCAGATCATCCAATTGTTCATCACATACGTTGATGTCAATGGCAGGATAACCTAGTCTTCTTAGAGCATAATTTTTTAGCTCGGTTTTACTTGCGGGTCTTGTAGCAGACATTTTTTATTAAGCGAATGAGGATATAGTCAAAGTAGTTACATCATTAGCAGCGACAGCTTCTCCAACCTTGAAGAATCCATCAACATTATCAACAGTAATTAAACTCGTACCCATAGCAGTGATAACTCCAGTAGTACCAGAGGTTGCTCCAGTTACTGTTGCACCAACTTCCATCGTTGTGATATCAGCAAGTGCGAAGGTTGCATGAGTGAATACTGTAGCAGTATTAATCGTTGCGTTAGCAAAGATTGTAGCAATATCAATAGTTGAACTATTACCATGAATAGCAGATACAGGTATCGTTGCACTGTTACCATGAATTGCAGAAACAGGAATGGTAGCACCATTACCATGAATAGCACCAACAGACAGGGTAGCAGTGCTACCGTGGATAGCACCAACCGTAGTTGTTGCATTACCATGAATAGCAGCAACACCAGTAACTGCGTTACCATCTCCAGATCCATCAATTGTGATAGTGTCAGAAGCAGCATATCCAGTACCATCATTATTAATTACAGCACTTACTACGTGTCCAGATGAATTGGTAGTAATATCAAGAGTCAATCCAGTACCAGAGTTATTAGTAGTTGTAGAAACACCAGTTATAGTTTGACTAGCAGGGTATCCAGTACCAGCTACCATTATTGAATTAAGAGTCTCAACACCAGTTGCATTAGCATTAGTTAATGTGATTGTATCTGATGCAGCATAACCAGAACCATCGTTAACGATAGTCATTCCAGTTACAGAACCAGATCCATTAACAGCAACAGTAACTGTTAATCCAGAACCAGATCCACCTGTTGTAGTTGCAACTGTGCCAGCAGAATAACCTGAAGCAGCAGCAGTAATAGAACCAAGTGTAGCAACACCAGATGCGTTAGCATTGGTGATTGTAATTGAATCACTATTAGCATAATTCAAACCATCATTATTAACTGTTACTCCAGTTACTCCACCAGATCCATTAACTGTAATGTCAACAGTTAAACCAGTACCAGATCCACCTGATGTGGTGGCAATTGCAGATCCCGCAGAATAACCACTACCAGCAGCAGTGATAGTTCCAAGTGTATTAACACCAGATGCATTAGCGTTAGCAATCGTAATTACTTCAGAAGCAGCATATCCTGATCCATCATTGTTAATTGAAACACCATCAACAACACCGTTAGTAACAGTAACGTCAACAGTCAATCCAGTACCTGAACCAGATGATGTTGTTGCAAGAGCAGTACCTGTACCATATCCAGTACCGCCAGATGCAATTGAACCAAGTGTCTTAACACCAGATGCATTGGCATTGGTAATTGTAATTGTCTCAGCATTAGCATAACCAGATCCATCATCATTAATAGTTACTCCAGTTACGGCACCATTTCCATCAACTGTAATGTCAGCAGTTAATCCAGTACCAGATCCAGATGCAGTTGTTGCTATTCCAGATCCAGCAGCATAACCTGTTCCAGCAGTTGCAATAGAACCAAGAGTTCTAACACCTGTTGCATTTGCGTTAACAATAGTGATTGTGTCATCTACAGCATATCCTGTACCAGCAGCATTAATTGCTGCGTTAGTTACAACACCATTAGATGTTGTAAGATTAAGTGTTAAACCTGATCCACTTCCTCCAGTAGTTGCAATAGCAGTTCCATTCGCATATCCTGTACCACCAACGAGAGTATCAACAGTGGAAGCACCACCAGCATTAGCATTAACAACTGTAATTGTTTCTCCGTTAGCGTATCCTGTACCTGGTGCGTTAACTGCAATGTTTGTAATATTACCATTTCCATCAACAGTAGTGTCAAAGGTTAATCCAGATCCACTTCCACCTGTTGTAGCAACTCCTGTAGCAGAACTAAATCCACCAACACCACCTGATAATGTACCCAAGTTCAAGGTAGAAACACCACCAAGGTTAGGGTTAGTGATTTGTAGATTATCTCCAATTAAATATCCTGAACCAGCACCATTTACAGCAAGAGCAGTTATAGCACCAGCAGCATTGACTGTAGTATCAACTGTCAATCCAGTACCAGTACCACCAGATGTGGCAACAGCAGTTCCAGCACTGAATCCACCAAGACCACTAGCAGTGATTGATCCAAGACTTACAACAGTTCCTGGTGTAGGATCTCCAGATAGATTAAGTGTTAATGTTGTAGAAGTAGCAAGGTTGTTTAACATAGCACTAAGTTGTGCGTATGCATTATCAAGTTTTGCTTGAACTCTTGCTTCTGTATAGTAAAGGTTAGTTCCCTCAGCAAGATCAGCAGTATCATGGTTGTTAAGGTTTGCTGCCTGAGTAGCAGTTGCAGGAGTAATATCTCCAGTACCATCAAAGGCAGTACCACCAATATTTCTTGCGGTTGCTAAAGCAGTTGCAGTTGCAGCATTTCCAGAGGTATCCTGATTACCCGCTGTATTAACGCCAGGAAGGTTTATAGCAGCAGTACCATCAAATGATACTCCACCAATGTTTCTTGCCGTTTCAAGGGCAGTAGCAGTGTCTGCGTTACCTGTAACATCACCAGTCAAATTACCAGTCACATTACCTGTTATTGTACCACCTGCTTCAATATCATCCGTCCAGATCTTACTCCATCTATGAGTAGTCGTTCCTAAAGTATAAGAACTATCTGTGTCAGGTTTAATATTCTTAGAATCTGTAGTTGCAGCAAGAAGGTTACCAGTTACATTACCAGTAACAGATCCAGTTAGTGATGCTGTAATAACACCAGCAGCAAAGTTACCCGATGCGTCACGAATGACTAGGTTGTTTGCAGAATTAGCAGAGTTAGATGTAATTGTAATACTTGGATCACCAGCAACACCACCACCATTTGTAATACCAATACCACCACCAGATACCTGAATGGTACGTTGAGCATAAGTGTTGGCAGCTGTACGGGCAACCAGACCTGTTCCACTCATTCCTGCCAAAGCAGTTATATCTGCATCATCATAGGTAGTAGTAACCGTAAAGTCTGCACTACCATTAACTGAAACCGAACCATTTACTACACCATCAATGGTGAGAGTTCTAGCAGTTTTCCAAACATCAGCAGAAGTTGCGTTACCTTGAATACCTGCACCAGCTCCAGCAGCACTTTCAACAGTGATGATATGAGCAGAGAAGTCTCCAGAAGAGTCACGAGCAACAACTGTAGAGTTTGTAGCAGCAGTTGCAGTTGTCATTCCATCTAACAAGTCTGCGTTAAGGTTAGTAATCTTAACTGTGTTAGGAATAACTAAAGCAGGACCAGAGGAAACTTGTGAAATTAATTGTCCGTCAACAGTAATAGTACCATCAACGTTTACGTTGTTATCTACATCAAGAGCAGTACCAGCACCAGTAATATTAACTGCACCAACCTGTAAAGTACCATCAGTTCCACTAAATGTCTCAGCACTATTGGTTGCGTCAGTTAAAAGTCTAAATGTATTGAGGTTGTTATCCCATCCAAGGAATCCAATTCTTGCAGCAGTATCGTAGTATCTAAACTCAATACCACGATCTAAACCATCATTAGAAGTAGGAGCAGTAGCACCACCAAGAGTCATTACGGGATCTTCTACCGTAGTGACCGTACTTTCAACAGTAGTTGTAGATCCTAGTACGGTGAGGTTTCCACCCACTTGGAAATTATTTCTTACTTCAGCATTACCTGAAGATGTATCTACAAAGAAACTATTCTGAGTTCCAACAGTATCATATACAATGAAATCTCCACCAGTGTAAAGGTTCTTATCTACTCTTGCACCACCAGCAGTTGTTAATGATACCTGAGCATCAGCAAAGGATGTAATATCCTTAGTATCTGTGATAGTAATCTTACCAGCAAATGCTGCATCATCAGTCTGAGTTAAAGTTCCTGTAGTTTCTAAGTTACCATAAACTCTTGCACTACCACCAATAGCAGTGTCTCTAGCAATACCAACACCACCAGTTACTTGTAATGAACCATCAGCAGCATAAGATCCTGTTAAGGTTTGCTGTGTGTTGTTAGTAATAGATGTAATACCAGTAACACCTAGAGTGTTGTTAATACCAGCAGCAAGAGATACGTCTAGTGTACCTGAGATATTTGTATTACCATTATCAGTATCTACTGTAAACTTATCTACAGCACCAGCAGTCTGAATCTTGAACATCTTATTATCAGACTTGACAATAAGATCATCTTGAATAGTTGTAGCACCATCAACATTTAATGTGCTATCAAAATCAACTGCATCCTGACCATTCAGTGTACCTTTAATAATTGTATTACCAGTTGAAGATGCAACTGTAAATTTATCAGTAGTTCCAGATCTAACTGCAAAGTCATTATCTACATCTACAGTTCCATTGAACTCTGAATTATTTGTAACTTCTAATGTTCCACCAATAGTTGTATTACTATCAACGTTAAGAGTTGAATTTAACTCAGTGTGTCCATCAGCAGTTAGAGTACCCTCAATATTAGTATTACCAGTTACGTTGTCAACAAAGAACTTATCAGTTGTACCATTTCTAACTGCAAAGTCTGCATCTACGTCAACAGTACTATTAAATTCTGTGGCACCAGTTACAGTTACGTCACCATCTATTTGTACATCTCTACCAAGAGTAGTATCACCATGAACTGTGAATGTACCTACAGTTGCTGAACCAGTTGAAGATATACCAACAACTGTATTACCAGTAGGACCATCAACACTAAACTTAACTGTATCTCCAGAGTTTTTCTTACCTACAAATAAACCTTCTCCAGTACCAGTACCACCAATGTGTAATGAAGTATTAATACCAGCACCACCATATACTCTTAAGTTAGAAGTGTTATGGTTTGAGTAACTTGGAGTGTATGCAGAAACAGAACCAGTACGTAATTTATAACGTATTGATAGGTAGTTCCTTAAACCGTAGTTCTCAGTTGCGTCTTCTTGCTGGTTAAAGTCACCGTTAAGATATAAATCACCATTGAATAATACATTCTTATCAAAGTATGCACCACCATCTACTCTTAATGCACCATAATCATTATTCTGAATTGAGTGAGGAGCACCAGATAGAATATCAGGATTATCTGTAGACTCAAAATGAACAAGACCAGCTACATTTAACTGTGCAGCAGCATCAATATTACCAGTTTGATTTAATACACCACCAATGTCAACATTACCTGTAGTGGTATGAAGTGTAGTCTTAGTAGTTCCTGAACCATTCTTAAGTTCTAAAGTCTTAGAAGCACCTTGGAATACAATATTATCATCAAATCTACTTGTACCATGAGTACGGAAGTTAGTATCTACATCTAACGTACCACCAATATTTACATCTTGTGTAATACCAACACCACCTGCAACTACCAAATCTCCAGTAGTATTAGATGTTGAGTTAGTATTTGTTGTTAGTTTTAAGTTACCAGCGATGACCCCTGCATCTGTTCCAGAGAATACCTCTGAGGTATTTGTGGCATCGTAGAGGAATGTGAATGCTCCTGTATGGCCTCCAAGATCAGCGGCCGAATCGTCGTAACCAAAGAATCCAATTTTTGCGCTTGCGTCGTAATATCTGAATTCAACTCCTCTATCCTTATTGTCGTCTGACGCAGGAGCAGTATCCCCGCCAAGAGTAACGATAGGATCATCAACAGCAAGAGTGGTTGAATTAACCGTTGTAGTTGTTCCATCTACTTGTAAATCTCCACTTACTACTACGGTTCCAGTGATCGCACGATCATCACCTGGATCCAAATACATTGTTGCATTACTAGTAGCAATATAATTGGTTTGTATTTTTACATCTTCTATATGAACTTTACCAGTTGCTTCAGTAGCATCAATAGTTACAGTATCTTCTGCTTGAATAACAACATTACTTGTTCCAGCACCAGTATTAGCAGCAACAAGTGTTAGGTTTCTAGCATTAGCACTGTTCTGAGATATTCCAAGGGTGAAGTTTCCATCACCTGTCTTGCTTATTGTCTGATTAGTTGCTCCATCAAATGTTACATCGGGGTCACTGAAGTAAGATCTGACGTTAATATCAATCTCTCCACTGCCACTGTCGCCAGTATTATTAGCACCGAATAGAAGATTCCCTGAAGTATCGTTAATTTTAACATAGTTTAAATAATCAAATCCATGATGTGAACCAGCTACAGTTAATTCCTGATCTAGTTCAAAGTGTTGTTGCGTGTTGTTATCAGAGAAGGATATTCTATTGTTTTGAAGTTGAGTATTATCAACACCCAAAGCACTGATGCTGACATGACCGTTATCATCAACATCAAAATCTTCCTGTGCAAAGGAAGCGAGACCTTTCTGTTCCGTCTTCGCCGCAGCAAGATATCTCCATCCTCCAGTATCAGAAGCATCCGTATGAGTAGGTGCGCCACCTCCAGACGCAATGCCTGTAATAGCCTGATAAACCTTCGTAGCGTTCTCAATAATATCGTAACGTACATATGTTGTACCTGCATTATAAGCAGCATACTTACTACCTTCTATTGCAGTAGCAATAGGAATAGTTTCTGCTGAAGTAAATCTACCCCACTGATCAACTGTGAATTGTGTTGTGTTTACAGTTATATCAGAGTTAGTTGGAAGATCATCACCACCAACTGAAATAAGAGCTGGAGCATTATATGCACCAACATTAGCAATGAACTCTGCTTCTGATGCAATAGTTGTATCAATAAGGTCAATAGTTGGGTTACCAGCTACACCACTACCATTAACAATAGAAATCTTACCAGAAGAACCCTGAAGAGTTCTAGGAATCATATTACCTGCTGATGCCCTAGTAATCAAACCTGTTGCAGTCATTCCTGCAATAGATGTTAAGTCAGTATCTAATGGTTGTACGTCTGTTAAACCGAGATCAACATAAGAAGAAGGTGAAGCACCTGTAGTAATCCTACCTTTCGCGTCTACTGTTACCTTTGTATATTGCCCTGAAGAAGTTGTTGTACCATCATAATGTGGTAATGTAGTTAAGATCTGTAATTGTGCCGATATTGATAAGTTAGAAGATCCATCAAATGTGCCCGAACCTGCTAAGTCACTTGATAACTGTATCTGACGTGGGTTTGCTAGTCTGGATGCTGTAGCAGCATTACCGATAACAGTTGCGGTGATAGATCCTGCACTAAAATTACCGTCTGCGTCCCTTGCGACAAGAGTGTTTGCTGTGTTAGCAACTGACTCTATCGGTCTAGCATATGGCAGCGTGTTCCAACCCCTAACACCATCACCAATTTTGAATCGGTTTGTATCAAGTTCAATTCCAAGTTCACCTTGGGCTAACGTTGGGTTTTCGTTTGCCCACTCTTGAGCACCCCCTCGTCTTAGTTGAATTCTATTAGCCATTTGTTATATATTCGTGATGGGCACAGATCTATCCTAGATATTTATAACAAAAAAAGAAGGGGTCATGTGACCCCTGACCTTTATTCTTCAGTTGTAACTTCATCTACTGCTGGAGGACCGTCCTCAAGATACTGCAAAGTCTCTAGCGCACCTTGCAATTTGAGAGCAGTAGTCTCATTTTCTTTAATTTTTGCTGCCAATTGATTGTTTTCATTAACCAATTTGGTTAGTCTCTCAGTGAATTGAGCTTTCAATTCTTCAGGAGATACCTTTTCAACTGGGTTCTCAGTTGGAGTTGCTGTCATTTTCTTTATTAAGTAAGAGTTTCAGTAGGTCTTTGACATCGCCTATATCAGATTTTAACCCATCTACGTCATTTTGTAAAGTGGTAAAATCTTTTTTCTTAGCTTGTCTTGCTTCATATTGTGCCATGTACTCATCGTACTTGGCAACGTTGCAGTTAACAACTGCATTTGAATAAGGATCACGATACCACCCATCCTGTCCTTCAACAGGAATGAGATCTTCGGTAAAGTTAATTTCGTTATCAATCATTTAGCAAGTGCTATAGCACGGAAGTCAGAGATTAAAGGAACACGAGCTTGGTTTGTAGAACGCATTACAATTTTAACTTGCATTGCGTTAAAGTTCAAACCTTTAACTTCATATTCATAGTCTTTCCAAAGTTCCTCTTCAGTAGCAGTTGAGTTATAGTTAGTCTGATAACCCATGTTGACCCACTGTTGCTCATCTATATTTCCAGTTGATCCAACAGGAACAACCTTATAATAGATTGAAATAGTAGTGTCAGGATGTCTACTAGCAGCGAAAGAAACCGTCAAAGCAGTTGCCTTGGTTGCGAGTTTAGTAAGACGTGTAATGTATATAGCTTCGTTTGGATCGCCCTTCGCTACGGTTGACCAGTCACTATTTGTACTGAATCCACTGTCACCACTTTGCATGAAATAACCTGATCCACTCGTACTAGAACTACTAATATTATTAATTCTATTAGAAGTAGTTATCAAAGAAGAACGGTCAAGGTCAATGACAGGTGATACGTTATCAGCTTCACTAGTTAATATACATTCCATAGTGAATGATTTATTACCACTTAATTCATTGTCTTCATTGAGTTTAGAGCAAATCATACGAGGAGTTGGGAATACATTCTGTTCGTTTAGAATAACATCCTCAAATACACCATCGTTTATAAATGATTGCTGAGTCATATTTGCTGCCTTACCATCATTCATGGAAGTACCAGTGACAGTATTACATCTAGCACGAATTGAGGTCTTAGGTAGAACCATAGTCTTCATGTTAGGTGTCAATACTTCAAACGGTAAGTTCTGAGTTGCAACACCGAATAAACCACCTGAACGTATGCCAGCAGTAGCAACAGAATCCAAGTGAAGCATATAAGTGTCCATAGTAGGACAAGATATTGAGGTGTGAACCTTATTAATTTCTGTTAGAGGAACACCATCAATGTTGTAACAGAATACTGGTTCTGCATTAGCATGAGCAGCAGCCGTAGTACCACCAGCACCTCTACCAGCAGCATTAGGTACTGTGACGGTCTTTCCATCAGAAGAAATTGCACTATACTGTATAATTTCATCTTCAATTCTTAAGTAACCAGGATTACTTACAGAAATTGCAACACCATTAACTATCTGATGGAATACGCCAGCAGACTCAACACTAATTGAAAGTGCATCAGCAGCGAGAGCAGATGTTAATACGGTTGGAGCAATCTCAGATGTAATACCTGAAATTTCAACGTTGTTTGCACGATCATGCATACCGTGGTTCTGATGATAAATCCAGCACTCACGTTCTGCATTATTATATGTTGGTTGTGCAACTGGGTATGCGTTAACACTATCACCAACAGCAGTAACACCACCACTAGCATGTCCAGTAGCAAATGCACCAGCAGCAGTACTATTTTCTTGGTCTATCTGATCGTTAGAAGGATCAAATACACCACTTACATAACGAACTGTTAGTTCTGAAGGAACACCTGATGAACCTTCAGTAAATCCTGTTATCTGTGCTCTAGTACCACTAGAAGATCCAACAACCCATCCACCTTCAACATTATTACCTGAATCAGGAACAGTGAATGTACCTGTAACAGGGTGTGTTAGATATAAAGTAGCAGTAGCAGCAGAAGATACAATACCTTGAACTGTATTACCAGAGTTGTCTATAGATCCTGATAACCAAGATCCTTTAATATCTGTAATCGTAATTGTGTCAGGATCAGTTGTACTGTTGAATGCTGTAACAGTTGCTTCAGCATTAGTAGTTTCCTGATACAGACGAGCACCAACTGATATAGTATAGTTAGTACCAGTAGCAAGTGTTAGAACCTGTTGTGGTTTCAATGTCTGAACTGGGTTCTCAACCAAAGTATGTGAACCAGCATTTGCTAATCCAAGTTCTGCATTTTCAAACTTAGCAAGACCACCAGCACTAGTATCAAACTTAGCACGGTAAATTGTAAACTTCAAATCTTCGTACTGGTCAGCAGTCCACGTAGATGCGTTCTGTGACTTGAATAGTACACCAGCATAAGGCTGTTCTGATATAGTTCTATCTCCACCAATTTCTAGGTCTCCCATTCGGGATATCCAAATAGTATATTCGTTAGAGTCTGATAGTAGAACGAAACAATATTCAGTTGACTGCTTAATATAAACAGGTGCTTGGAATGTAAACGTTGTAGATACAGCAGCATTATCAGAAATATCAACGTCCTCTGGGTTTAAACTAACGTCAGAGAAAGGTAGAATAACTTTAGAAGGATAACCATTTTCCATAGCACGAATCTGCATGGAGATTGGAATGTTCTTATCCTTACTTCCAAAGTATACGTCAACCTTAGTTAGGAATACTCCACCCTCAGTGTCAACAATGAAGGATTGTGCAACAGGGTCATACCAACCAATCTGTCTAACCTCAGTTCTAGTAGATCTAACAGTACGACTATCTGTAACAGTATCCATAACGACTTGAGCGTTACGTATTGAGTGGATAGTCTCTTGTACAGTAGTTAAAGTACCTCTTGCTGTAAAGTTTGCTTCAGCAGATGAATCAACTGTACCTGGAACTAGAGAGTTCTTTTCACTAGATGTAAATCTAATTTGTCTAATACCAGTTGCCCAACGTGGGTTTACGTTCTTAACTGGAGGTGGTATAAAGAAACAACCTCTAGCATATCCACGCTTATCGGTAATAAGACGACGATCTTTAACAACTGCTTTTGCACCAGAAGTTAAACCAACTAATACTTCACCAACTGCAATGTTACCTCTTGCTTTATTGTTGGTAATCTTTGCCATCTGTGCAGCATTGTGGTTTAACAATGGTGTCTGAGATGAATAGGATGTTGGTAATGCCTCATCATCAGTTGAATATGGGTTAGTATCATATACACTGTTAGGTTTAAGAACTTTCAAACGACAGTCTGAAGTCATACCTTTAACAATCTCACCCACAACAAATGGAGTTTCATTTGTTCTAGCATCCTCAGTTGAGTTCTTAACTAACTCAATCAACTTAGGAGTAATATAATTACTAATCTTCTTCTTATCAAAGAAGGCATAAAGTCTTGTCTTAGGCTTAGCACGAGTAATAGTATAACGAATATTTCTGGATCTCATCCAAGGAATATTGGTTTGTGATAGAATTGTATCACCCTGTGACTGCCTTGTAATTCTAGGTACAACACGAGTTCTGATACCTAAACGAGTTTGGTTATTAGTAACTGTAAATTCACGACGTTGGTGTAAGAAGAATAGACCTTGCTGACGACCTGCGTGACCCAATCTACCTAATCTACGACCACCACCTAGGTTTGTTCTAGAACGGAAGTTACGACTAGATCTTAGTCTTTCACCAGTCCAGTTAGTTGTCCATCCAGTCCACTGAGTAGGAGCAAATCCATTCTTATCAACGTTAAGATCTCTTGCTACTTGTGAGAAGTCACCTTCAACGTTCTCAACACGAGCAGGTAGACGCTTAATGTCAACCCAGTCATCAGATGATGGAAGAAGGTCAACACGTCCAATGAATGTGAAAACGTTAAATGGGTTTACGTTCTCAAGTCTTGAAGCATATGGTTGTTCAATAATTGATTCACTCTCATAAGGAAGAGTAACAACTAATGCCTCTTCAATATCTTCAATATCAAATGGAGTCAATACTACACCAGTTGAAGTAAGATGATTAAATTCTAATGGGCAGTTATTAGTATAATGAGAAGGTCTTAGATAACCATTCTCAATATCAATAGATGCTTTGTAATCTTCATTTAGAATATCACCAACAGTATGGTCAGTGAAATCATCTACAACATAACCATTCTTAAATCTGTTTAAACCATCCTCATCGTAAGTAGTAGCATTCTGTGTCTCAGTTTCTAAAAGAGATAGTGAAGTATAGTACTCAACGTTATCCAAGCGAGTTTCAATGTTACCAATGTCACGCATTGTGTAACGTCTGTTATTTTCAGGCTCTACTAGAACATCTCTTTCTGGATCATAACAATATGGTTTATGTTCAAGAACTGCCAATAGCATTGCTGCATCCATATGGTCAGGTTCTTGAGGTTCTTCAGCAGACTTACCTTGAACAATAGTAAATTCTCCATCATGTGTGAGGAATAGTTTATCAATTCTTGGTAGGTAATAATCAAAGTCACAACGGAATGATGTACCAGTATCCATTATGTCAAAGACTGTTGAAGTAGCATCAAAGACACGAGATTCAAAGTCAAAACATGTACAAGTTACAAAGTATGGGTTACCAACTGTACCAGAACCATTTGCAAGTTCTTTAACACCTGGTCTGAAATCAATGGTATCACGTAAGAACATAATACCGCCTTCTGGTTTCCAGTTAGGAATTTCAGAATAATCTATACCAACGTATGACTGAGCATTAAAGTAATCTCCTGAAGACTCATGCTTGAAGTAGTCAAATACAATTGCTAATTGATGTCTTGGTTCTGAATATGATCTTCCACGAACAAGTCTTGATACATCATAGAAGTAAGAATCTTGTCCTGGTTGTAAATTAAACTGTACCGTAATATCAGTTGATCCATTCTCAATAGCACCATCAGCATCAGAAACAAATGCTTGAATTGTTTCTGAATTACTATTAACACCTTGTATTAATTCACCAGGTATAAATGTTCCATCAAGAACTACATGATATAATTTTAGTGTTGATGATACAAAATCTACAACTGTAGCACGAGCACCTGATGTTTGACCTTCAATTATAGTACCAGTAGCAAAGAATGCTGTTTCAACTAAAGTTACATAAGGAACCTTAGCAGCTTCACCATCTAGTGATTCATATACTGCATGGATCTTATAAACGTCATTTAAACCAAATGTAATTTCCTCATCTTCAATACGAGTTCCATACTTGTTACTGTAACCCAATCCAAATAACTGTTGATCTTGCTTAGTTCTAGTCTTATTAACTGCTAGAACTTGCATTTTAGATGCAGTTTTAATTTTACGTTGGACTACAGACTTAGATAATGCAACTGTAGCTTTAATAGAAGTGATATTCTTAAGTCCAGTATTAGCACCACCTGGAGATGTTAGCGTAGCAGTCTGTCTATCGGCACCAAATGTAATTGCAATAGTACCTGCATTAACAGCAGCTTCCATGTCAATTTTAGTACCTGGTCCAGCATAGTCGTTGTTACTACCACCACCTGTGTCAATGGTTACTACAAAGTTATCATTAGAGAATGTTTCAAACTGCTCATTCTCACCAAGAGTAATTGTTGTACCACCATTGTTAATACTGGTAGCATTGTAAGTTCTATAAACTGTGAAGGACTCGTCAGAAATTGACTTAATGGAGTGCTTCGGCATGTCAATGGTAAGGTTACCATTCTGATAGTTCTTAAGAAATACTCTAGGTCTCATACGACCTACTTGACTATAATCTCCATCTACAACAGTACCTATCTTATCTGCACCGTCGCATAATACAGTCTGAGCACCTGGTGTACCAAATATAACATTGGTTCCACTATTCTTATTAGAAGCATTGACGTTAATATCAGCCTGATTAACTTTTTCTACTCTAAATGTATTGTTACCTGTTTCATCAGATAGACCTACAGTTAGAACTTCACCTGGTCTTATATCAGCAGCATAGTTAGATGCAAATCCAGTCAATTTTGTATTAGGTAATGAACCAGTTAATACAACATTATGAGTTGAACCTTCAATCTGTTCAACAGTATTCAATAGAAGATCAGCAGTAAATACTACTTGTGAGTTTAATGCTAAATCTGCACGTCCTACAACAGAACGAGTATCGGTAAATTCATATTGCCAAAGAGCACTAATAGAAGTTAATCCAACACCATCTAATTCAATAGTTTCTCCTTGTCTGAATGTACCCTTAACATCTGTTAATTGAATAGTAGTTGTACTAATGGCACGAATAGAACCAATAGCACCTGAAGAAGCACCCTTAACTATCATTCCAGTTTCATTAAGAGTTGCTGATACATCAGCAGCAGTATTCAATACTGTATACATTTGCACGTCAAAGACGTGTAACTCATGACCTTCAGTAGCACCAGCAATACCACCATTAGTGATATTGTTACTTAACTGAGCACATCTTGCAAAACCTATAATATTACCTTGAGGTGTACCTTCACCAGCAGCATCCCAGTCATCACGTAATTCAAGAACCTGATAGTTATAAGTTACGTTTGGACCTGTAAGTAATGGCCAACCATATACGTTAGTAACAAGAACTGACTGTGCAAGTTCAAAAGGAATAATTGTGTTTTGAACTGCCTTAGTATCTCTTGCTTTTGGAATATCAACATAATTTGGTGCAAGAGTATGAAGTCTATAACCTCTTACATACGCTTTACCTGGAGCAATCTCAGCAGCAAGATATTCATCTGATGCTGCTAGTCCAGCATCAGAACTTTCATCCTGTTGATACACACCATTATTAAATCCATCATCCTTATGCTCACGCATAGTGATTTCAAAACTATCAAGAGCATAATCTCCAGACTCTTCGTAAGTACGAATCGCCATTGATCTTTCAAGTTCTGAGTATGCAGTCTTTTCAACAAACTCTTGTACCTTAGAGTTCTTAAGACGCAACAATTCTATAAAGTTCTTATCAGAGTCATCGTCTATAGCTTTCTTAACCAGAGAAGTTCTAATTCTAAATCTATGACCACCTGGAGCAGAATAGTTTGACGTACCTGCTGCGTTATCATTTAGAGATGGATCATCCTCAGAGGTAATAATAGATTCTGATACCTCAAGTCCTACTCTGTATGATGGAGTATTTGTGTACTGATCTAGAATAATATAACCAGTAGGAACATCTACAAAATATCCACGAATGAAATATACACCTTCGTTAATATATGCTGCTGAAGCAACTGCTGTAGCATTATCTGGTAACATCTGAGCGAAAGGTGAACCCATCTCAATCAATGTAGTACCAAAAGTGATGTCAGCATCTGCCATCAATTGCTCATTATTTTTAAATTCCTTAACATCTGTATCAGAAGTAGAGTCAGCACTATCAATATACTTAACGTATAGTGTAATGTATCCTTTATCTGATGTACTTGATGATATAGAATATAATACCTTTGCCTTAATACCTGTCGTAACACCAGTAATTAACTTACCTGTCAACTGTTCTCTATACAACTCAACGTCAGCCCCTAAGAAGTTTTGTTGTAAAAGAATAGCAGAAACATTTAAGTCATAACCAATTTGACCAGGTATAACCATCGCACCTTCTTTAAAGAAGTGCGTTCCCATGTTCTCAATCTGATTCTGCATGATTGATTGCATGGTCGTGAGTTCACGAGCCTGGATTGGAAACCCTGGTCGGAACAGCACCTTGTAAAAATTTTTATCCTTGTCAAAGTCGTCGTAATACGGCGTGACATTCAGGTTAGTATTCTGTGGCATCTTAGGGACTTATATTAGAATTCAATAACAACTTTAATGTCTTCAATCTGGTCGTTAGCACGAGAAATCGTACGTCTATTATCTATGTAGATAAGGTTACCAGAGTTAGACTCTATCTCAGGTTTTGCATAACCAGAGGTAAATCTCATACCTAGGTCATATTCGGTATTGTTAATAACACGAGAAGAAGTGTTAGGAACAGCAGGGAAGTTCACATCTGGGTCGCCAGAAGCACCAGAAGAAGAACCTTGAATGGCATTAGAACCATCAAACTCGTTCAGAGAACCAGTAACAGCAGGGAAAATACCATCAACTCTATTTTGATAATACTTAAGAACCTTAGTTGTTGAGTTCCATGAAATAACCTTACCAGTTGCAGTAACAGACTGACCACCTACAATACGAGTTTGAGTAATTGTTTCGTCAGGAATAAAGTTACCTTGGAAGGTTGTTGGGAAGATAACTGCTCTTGCAGCAGATAATGTTAGGTCAGAAAGAAGTTCGGTAGTACCATACTTCTTAGGATTAGTGCAAAGACCAATACGACGATAATCGTTATCAATCGGGAAGTCTCCAGCACCTTCATCATATGATAGCTTTGCGTTTACCATAACACGGTAAGCACCCACTTCCACTACAGGGTCTTTACCATGACCACCAGGAGGTGGAATGATAACATCAATTTGTCCACCTGTTCCAGTACCAATACCAGAAACAGCGTTAACAGTTACTTTACCAAAGGAATATCCAGTACCACCAGATGTCACAGTAGCAGAAATAACACGTCCACCATCAACTACGATAGAAACACGACCACCAGTTCCGTCTCCAGCAATTGCTACGTTATCGTATGTACCATTGTTATAACCTGAACCAGATGAAGTAATGACAACAGTGTCAATTTCACCAGCAACAGCATTAGAACTTACTGAAGCATCACTGAATACAGGCATGTAATCAGCAGAGAAGAACTTCAGAACCTGTGCGACAGGAATAGTATACATATACTTCCAACGATACCCGTCAGAAGTAGTGATGATGGATGTAGAAGTACCAGTAGGTTCAATGGTAGAAGGCTTACCATTAGGGTCAGCAGGACTAGTACCGTTATAGATGCACTTATAAACTTGGTAATTGGAGTTAACGACATAGAAGTCAGAGTCATACAACTTGGTAGCACCAGATGATGCTGTGTTAGTTGGTGAATAGTCATGACGATACATGTCATAAGTATAACCCAAACCACCAGTAGTTTGCTCTGGGGGAATCCAGTCAATACGACGTACAACTTGAATCGTGTCGGCAGCAAGAACACGCTTCAATGACATCATATCATCGTAAGCATCAGAGAACTCATCAAATGAGTCAACCGCCTGGGGTGGGGAATTTTCGTTGTCCCATTCTTGGGGACGACCAATAAAGATGTAAAGACGATCCCTATCGTCACCAGCAACTGTGTCACTTGCCAGAGGATCTGGTCCTTCCAGTGACTTAATAAATTTTTGTGCTGTAAATATTCTGAATTGATCAGTAAGTAGTGCTGCCATGGCCTATGGGGTTTCCTCCGTTTTATTTATACTCAGTCGTTGCGGATACTTGTATCATAGCTTATACTCTTTATTCTCCAAGAAGCACCACCCGCACCAACGAGCTTCTCACCACCGAGGATAACCTCAGCAACTGCACCGCTTCCTGTAGTATCAATACCTGCATTTGTAAAGGTCACAGTAGGGTGCAAAGTACCTGCTGTAACTACTTTCTTATATCCGTAACCACCATTAGTCACAGTTAAAGAACCAACCTGGTCACCGTCAGATGTCATATTAACAACTGCTTGTGCTTGTATCTCACCAGAATTTTCAATTACAACTGTTGGAGTTGCAGTATAATCAAGTCCTGGTTCCAGTACCCTAACCTCTGTCACAGTAGAATCATCAGAGAACTCATAGAAATAACCATTAGTTCCGAGGTTTAGATTATTAGTAAAGTATGGAAGTGGGTTGATAAGAACGAGAGTTCTAGTTGCTTGTTCCCATGATTCCACGGTTGCTTGAATATTAGAACTTTGTCCTGTTACAGTCTCACCTACAACAAATGCTACACTATTAGTATCTGTTGATGCTAATTTTACTCTTATTCTAGCAGTATGCTCAACACCATCTCTTAATGCTCCAGCAGATTCAACCGTGGAATATTTAAATGGTATAGAAGCATCTTTTACTTGGTCACCTATGGCAAAGATAGTAGTGTTTTGTCCACCAACGGTTTCTTCAATACCATATAATGAACTATGTATTCCACCATCAAGGTTAATTTGGTCAGCATAATCTGTACCAGTATTAACAACATCAGGAATACCGTCACCAGCACCTGATGCCTCATCATCATCTTCAAACTTTTTATCAGTTAAAATTAACTGATAAACTACAATTTGATCACCAATAGAATCAACTATAACATGTGGTAGTTGTGTGTTAGATGATGCATTAGGAGTACCACCATCAAAAGCAACTGTTCTATCTGATGTTGATGGGATACCAGCATCAATGAATGCCAACTCATCAACTTCAAATACAATTAACAGTTCTCTACTTACTGGGTTCCAGTCATAAACTTTAGCAATCTTATTACTTGCACTCTCAACCCTACGAACTAATCTATCTCCAACATTAAATTCGTATGTTGATACACCATCAACGTTCTGAATACCATCAACTATAACTCTCTGGTCATATCTGAAGTTAGTACCTCTAGTACATCCTAAAAATTTCTTTTCATTTTTACTAGTATATTCAATAATCTCCTTACCGATCATGAATTTACCAGAGCCAGGATAGGCATCAGTATTATGTACGACTACTTCATCATCGTTAGTATCAAGAGATTTTTGAAGACCAGTAATAAAGAAACTAGCAGCATTAAAAGACTGACGATTTCTAACCTTTCTTTTTACATTAACTAGTTTAGTGAATATAATATTAGGTGCTGAAGTATATCCTCTACCTGGATCAGTAACATCAATACCTACAACTTCACCTTGTTCAATTCTTGCAGTTGCTCTAGCACCGACTCCACCACCACCTTGAATATAAACATATGGTGGTTCTTGATAGAACCTACCTGGATTAGTAACAGCAATATTAGTAATAATACCACTATAATCAATGTTAGCAACACCCTCAGCATCTTGTCCACCACCACCTTGGAAGAAGAGAGTCGGAGGAGTTATATAACCAGAACCAGGATTATCTAATGATAGACCACTTATAGACTGTGTTACGGGAGTAGCAGCTGCACCAGTACCTTCACCACCAAGTATATCTGCTCTTGCTTCACCAAAATATCCATCACCACCAGCAATCATCCTAACATATTCTACCTGACCTGCATTAGTTTCACTAAGAACAACTTCTGCTCTAGCACCGCTAGGTACTTCAGCAGCTTGTACAGGAGGATCTTCACCCTTTCTAACCACTCCACCATAATAAGTGTTACCAATAGCATAAGGATACTCAGGAGTACTATCAGATGCTGTTGTCATAAAGTATGCATAAGTTCCATTTGGATACTCAGGAGTTACACAATACCTACCATTATGTTCATCAAGATCACCTTCAGTAGCATCCCAAATATAGTCTTGAATAAATGTACCAGCAGGATAATTTAGAATATTAGTCTTATTACCCATGTTAGGATGCATGTAACAGAAGTAATGTAAATTAGCAGGTGCAAACCAAGGAACTGTAATTACAAGTTTTCTTGTTGTAGCAGAATTATAATTACTAACATACTGGGCATATGTTACTGCATTACCATTAATATAATACGTAACACCACGTTCGTAAAGAACATCTTGATCATATAAAGTCTGACTATCTGCATGCCAACCTTGCTTACCTTCTTCACCAGCAAAATCTGTTAGTAGTAATGTATGATCATCATTACTTGAATCATCTAAATTAAATGTAACTGTATCACCACGATTGATAAGTTCAATAGGTGCTTCAACTCCATTAAGGAGGAACTTACCATTAGCAGCAGTTACAGTATAAGTTGTATTAGTAGGTGTATTGATCCCTACTCTATTACCATCAATCTCAACACCTGTTTTTAATCTATAACCTGTATCAATTCTCTTAATAGCAGACTGATCATCTAATGGTGTAGTATAACCAAATGGTCCATATATTGGATAACCATCATAGGATATACCTAAAATCTTACTGTGACCATTAGCATGACGTGACTTATCTCCACCAAAATTAGATTCACTATAATAAGTCTTAATTGTAAATAAACTATTACTAGCAGAGAATGAATCAACTACTTTAGCATCTTGAAACAAATATAAGTGACTACTATTAGGATAACCATGATAAGCATCATGATCTCTATAATTTATCTTAATCTGATCAAAATTAAATCCAACAGGAGGAGTACCATCTGATCCTGCATCTGGAGATATTAATGGTGAACCATTGGCAAGTAATCCAACCTGTTCTGGAAGACGATTTGGATTATCTTCAATAGGAACATCTTTACCACCACGATATACTATCGTATGTGAATAATCTTGAGCAAATATATTATTGTTATTAAATGTACTAGGAAATACTCCTGTTCTAGCAGGGTCTGGAAGATTGTTTGATACAAGTGTTAACCTGTCTCCAGCAAATGCTCCAGTAGTAATAGATGCTGTGGTACTACTTAAAATACTTCTAATATCAAAAGAATCATTAGTTAAGTTATCATCCTGCTTGGCTGATATAACAACACGAAGAGGGTCATAACCTTTACCACCATCTAATACTCTTACATGAACAATTTTACCTGCTTCTATTATTGGATATAATATTGCTTCAACCTCTGGTGTGCCACAATTAGTCACATCCAACTTAGGAGGATCGGTAGCAACATAGTCTTTACCACCGTCTTTAACGACAACAGCATCTACACCAAAGTCTTTATTAAAGATTGGTGTAATAACTGCTCCAGATCCAGGTATTGTTCTCGTCATTTATTAAGTTACGATTACGATTTGGTTGCCCATATTGGGATGCATGGTACACTGATAATATAATGTTGCTGGTGCATCCATAGGTACTACGAATGTAGTTGTACCAGAACCATCATTAGTCACTCCAGCAGTATAAGCATTACCACCATTTGATTGTCTTATTTCAAATGGATGAACAACATACTGAGAATCATTCTTAAATCTGTAAACTTGTCCTCTCGTCAAATAAAGAATAGGATCATTAGTAGCACTTACAAATCCTGAACCAGTAAATGTATAGTGAGAGTTAGTTCCATCTTCACCTAAAGTCCATGTTATTGTTGGACCTGAAACTGGAATCCAGTCAAATCCATCATACATCAACATGTCTCCTTCAGATACACCTGTACCTGAATATGAGAATCCACCAGAACCAGTATAGTTAATGGTTAAGGTGTCACCAGTAATACTGGTTGTTATAGATGTACCACCAGTAACAGTTAATGTATCAGTTGCTCCAAGAGCAGTTGTTGTACCAGTGTCAGCATTGATTGTAGCAAATATATTTCCACCACCAGCCCCGCCACCAGTTCCAGGTCTAAACTCACCGTTTGCTGCATTCCAGGTAGGAACTTCCCCGTCTGCATAGGTTGTACTTTGAACATTACCAATACTCTGTAATGTTGAAGTTGTGGTATCTAATATCTCACGCCATCCAGCAGATGCAGAATAATATGCTTTTGCTACGTCATTAACGTATGCAAACATTCCAGTATATGTTCCATGAGGAGGAAGATTAGCAGAAGCAACATAAGGAGCATTCCACTTTAAAAATCCATCAGCACCATCAATAATAGTATCGGTAGCATTAGTACCATTTCTTAAAGCAATATCTCCAGTACCATCAGACTGTATTAGAATATTACCATTATTAGATGATACAATGTTATATCCATTAACGTTTAAATTCTGTTCTAAAATTGCCTTATTAGTACCTTGCCCTGGAGCAAAAGCAGTACCATTCCAAGTCAAAGAATCTCCTAAGTTAGGAGATGCAGTACTTACTAGAAGGTTGGTTGCACCAGAAGATCCACCTAATGAATCGTAGAGTTCAGTGAAATTATCATTGACTTTCGTACCACCAGCACGTAGTGAATCACCAGTGCCATCATTAGCGGTAGTACCAAGTGCTAGTAGTTGTTTTGCCATTAGACTAAGTTTTTAAGTATTTATGAAGGTCTCTGTTCTTTAGTACTAGGACCAAAGATATATGGGTATACTGGCTTGTTATCCTCATCTAATGTGAGATAATAAGCAAATGTACCACTAGGAAATTCAGGAGTAACTGCGTATCTACCATTATAAACGTCCAAGTCTCCTAAACCGTTAACGTATTCATAATCTTGAATAAAAGTTCCAGCATTATATTGACTGTAACTATATGTTCTATTCGCAGGTGGAGTAGTCAATACTCTATATGAACTAGTGAGTCTTTTAGTTCCTTGTGAATTATCAGTTGAAACTTTATACCCAAATGGTCCATATATGGGATACCCATCAAAACATATACCAACGATCTTTGAATGACCATCAGGATGTCTAAAGAAGTTACCTTCATAGTTAGAGTTTGAGAAGTATCCATTAGATTGAATTACTCCATTTGCCCAACAGTTAGTGAGAAAACTTCCTGAATGATAATGGTATGATCCATTCTGCTCTGGGTGCCCCCCACAAGGGTCTACACCGTACGCTGCTTCATTATATACTGCATTCCATTGAAAATTATCAGGTAGAGGATTAGTATCCCCAGGTAGAGGACCACCAGCCGCAGAGGGGTTGGTAATCAAAACACCATTAAGTGCAATACCTATACCACCAAGACCAGTTGCTTGAGGGTTAGAAGTATTAGTTCCACCTCTATATGTAATATCAAAACTATAAGTCTGAGCAGAGATATTATTAGGATTATTGGGGAAATTCCCAGAACCTAAAGGATCTCCAGCTAGAGCAGGATCGGGAAGACCATTACTTGTTACAGTAAGAGTATTCCCATCAATAGTAGCAGTAGTATTTGAAGCTGGCATTGTTCAGAACTTTTTAATATTTATGGTGTACTTGACCATATGCTTGTTACAGCGAAGACTCCAAGTGTAGTACCTGTACCCGCTGGAGATGATCCTTGTCCAGGAATGTCTCCACTGTCCACATTAGCAAGATTTTCAGGTGTTACATTAATAACATCACTATCAACAATCTCTTCTTTATAAAGAGCTTCTTCACCGTATGCACTTAAATCTGGAGCAGTCCAATCATCAGCAACCACTTGCGTGATAGTAACACCAGGATAATTGTAACCAGAACCAGGGGCGGTTGTATCTACACGAGAAACACCAACCAGTGCCTTAACTGCGCCATCAAAACCAGATGCACTGTCAACACGGATAACTGGACGTGCGCTAAATCCAGATCCAGGATTGGTTACCTGAACAGAATCAATTCTATTTTTAACGATAGTAGCATTACCTTGAGCATCACGACCAAATACAGATCCGATATACTCAAATGTTACTAGTGTGTTAGAAGATTCAATAACAGCAACTTCTCTATCCTCAGTTTCACCTTGGATGTCTAGAAGGTCACCTGCCTCAATTGGAGGAACAACCTCAGACTGCGTAACGTCAGCGTCAGAACCAATATACGCGAAACCAACAAATGTAGATCCTACACGAGGAGTTTCTTTGAAGACGACACGAGAACCAACAAGTTCAAAACCGATTCCAGGTTGCTGAATAACACCGTTAAGTGATATAATGATGTTGTTGTCTGCGATAATAGACTCAGTTGCCTGTACACCTTCAGTAAGTGCGATAGAGTAGAATGTACCATCACGCTTGAGGTTGAAGGATGATCTCAATGAGTCAAACTCAAATGATATATCATCCAACTGTCTCATCTTACCTACGTAGAAACCAGTGAAGGAAGATCCAATAGTAGGTGCTTCGTTAAACTGTATGATATCAGAGAATGCTGTGTATGAACCAGCTGCGCCTGGAGGTTGTAGAATACCATTCACAAAGATCATCATATGACCTTCAGGATCTGGGAAGTATGGAGTACCGTTTTGCTCAGTTAGTTTGAACTGTGTTTGTGTACCATCAAATCCAACGAACCAGCGAGATGTACGTCCTACGACATCTATTTTCTCACTAGATGCTGCTTTATATCCATCATCAGAAATGATAGTATCATTTCCAGTAAATGTTCCAACAACATCGCTTAGATAAACACGATTTGTTAATCCAATTTCATCAATTCTACTTACTGTACCGTAAGCAGTTGTAGTTGCGTTAACTGTAGTAGATACCTGACCATAAATTATTGGACTTGAAGTTTCACCTAATTGATATTGACCAATATATTGACCATTAGCGAATGCGGAAGATCCTATTGGTGACACGTACAAGTAATTATTTGAATCATCCCATCCAGTAACAATACCATATGCACCACCTTCAATTATTGACTGGTTGTTATTTGCCTGATAAACATACTGACCAACTGTAAAGTCAAGAGTTGCGTTAGGACCTGTGAGAGTAACACCTAAGCGTGTATATCCAGTAGCAACAACCTTATCACCTGTAGCAATATTCGCTGCTATGGAAGGATGCTTAGTAACATCTAAGTAAATTCTAGTAGCATCTGGATAAACAATTGAATTCTCTTCAAATGAACCTATAACACTTTCAGTATCAAGTGTAAGTTTACCACCTGTATTATCAAGAACAGCACCTTCATTCTTATTGAATGATACGATATCTGCCTTAGCACCACTACTATAACCCTTGAATGAATATCCAGGTTTCATCTCATTAACAAGATTAATAACTTGGAATCTATCAACGATAGTCTGAATACCAGCGTTAGTTAAAGTACCAACTTCAAATGTGATATTTGGAGCACCACCATTACCTAATAGTGCGTCAGGAAGTGTTAATACATCACTAACACCATATCCAGTACCACCATTAGCAATTGTAATGTTAGCAGCACCTTGATCATCAACAGTTACGTTGAATGTTGCGTTAGAACCATTACCACCTGTAGCAGCTATACCATCGTAAGAACCTTGAGTTCTATTTGCATTAGCACCAGCATTTGTTAGATTAGTGATAGATCCAACAAGGTTAGTACCACCTGCGAGAGCAGCACCAGAAGTTTGACCTGTAATTCCTAAGTATTGTGTGAATGTACCCGCACTGATTACAACATCCATATAACGGAAGTTATCATCAGATGATGTAGCATAAACAACACCTGTTATAGCAGCGTTACCAGTGATCTGTACAATTTCACCTAAAGCGAAGTCTGCATTACCACTACCTAGAGTAACCTGATCTGCCTTGAAACTAAATCTCTTAAAGATCTTAGCAATTCTTGCTTCGTTACTTGTAACTTTTTCAATTTCAGCATAACTGTCAGATCCAATACCATAGAAATGATCAGAACCAACTAACTTCTGTCCCAATCCAACTGGAATATTTCTAGAACCACCTGCAACATATGTTACTACTGGTAGAGTTACACCAACAAAACCAGTTTGCTGTTCATAGAAACTATCATCTACAAGTTGTGACTTATAAAGTCTGATAGTATTCTTGATACGGAACATTACTTCAGGAGTATCATAGTATATGTTCAGTTCTGGTTTATATGCAGGTATTGTTCCAGAATCAGGAGCAGGATTAGTTAAATTATTATTGAGTTGTTCCTCAACAAAGTCCTCAAATTTATCAAGAATGTAGTTCTTAATATTAAATTCATCAGAGATGTAGAACTTCTCACCAGCCTCAGACTGATAGATGTCTAGGAATCCCTTATTAAGTTTAGCACCCCAGATAAATGATCCAGAAGTACCATCACCCTGAGAACCACCACCAGCTAAAGTACCAGTATTATTGAGCATATATTCCTTCATAGTAATAGAAGAAATACCGAATGGAACACGAATTGTGATGAATGGGCGGAACCAACCAAATCCATATGGTTTAACACCCCAGAATGTTCCCTTCATATCATTTGAAGGTGAACCATCACCAACAACTACGTTACCGTTAATGAATAGTGAAGGACCAATCGCACCTGTTACAGCATCCCATGTAAATTCTGCCTGATCTGTAGCACTCCATGAAATGCTATGACGGAACTTGTAATACTCATCCTGCTTAACAAAGCAACTGAATGTATATTCTTGATAAGATAGTGAAGAACCTTCGTCAAAGTTGTTATTAGTATCATCAAATGTGAGTGTAGCAGAGTCAAATGTATCAAATGTTGGTAGATTGAATGTTCTTTCAATTACTTTTGGATCAGTATTAACACCAGGAATATACTTGTCAGCAGTTGAAGTACCGTCTGGTGCAACACCTATATCATTAGAAATAGTACCACCACTTACAGTCCAACCACCAGCATCAAAAGTCTCTCTCTGTCCACTTGGCCAGATATTATCTGATTGAGTCTCAGATGAGACAGGTGATGTAATTAAACGTATATTCTGTAATGCTGCGGTATTATTGAGGTTTGCAGTGCTTACTGGACCTTCAATGCAACCTTCATCCGCACTAGTAAATGTATGAGTAAAGTCACCACCAGTTTGTATTGCATTAATGGCAGCTGCTTGTCCAGCAACGAATGTATGTGGATACTGGTCAGCAGAAGCTGCAACACCAACATTAATTATTATAGTTCCATCTTGCTTCTTAATACCATTAGGTTTACATGTTACGTAAGTATGTGTTGATGTATCAGGTGAAGCACCAATATTAATACTAAACGAATCGTTATTAATAATTGTAGGTTCCAACCACTTCTGACTCTTAGGATCAGTTGCTCTTGGATATGCATGAACACTAATCTCATTATCTAAAGCACACTTAAAGGTGATTGCACCATCATCAAGTTTAATTAAATCACCAGCAGAAATACCATGATTATTAATATTAAGTGTTAATATACCATTATTAGGATTATATGTAGCATCATCAGGATCATCTACATTATCTGTACCTACTGATTTAATGTTAATTGACTTATTATAATATGGGTCAGTTGTACGTGGGTATGTTTGATTACCAGCACCCTGAGTACATGTAAATGTCAAACTATTAGGTGCAAGTCTAATGCTAGTACCAGCAAGCAATCTATGACCAGTCATAACTGCTCCAGGTAGACTGGAAGCATATGTATGTGCGACTGGTACACTAATAGCACCGCCATTTGGATCATTAACATTAACTGTTATAGTTGTAGAACTAGTTGCTGTAATAGCAAGTCTATTCTTAGCAGCATAATCTATACCACCTACTGCACGAGAACCAGTTAATCTAGGATATGCAGATTGAGTTTGAGTTGATTGACCAACATCAATAGTAACAGTTGTTGCGGTTACAGCATCAATTGGTAAAGTTTGACCTGAAGCAGGGTCAGAAGAACGAGGATAAGGGTGCTGTGTAGCATGGTTATCAGCGTCACAAGTAAAGATAACTGCTTGATCAGCAATCTCAACAGTATCACTAGTAGTATAACTATGAGATCCAATCTCAACTACTAGAAGTCCAGTTGCAGGATCATATGTTGTACCAGCAGCAGCAGTCTTTTGACTTAAAGTTCCACCAACATCAAATGTTAATCCATTAGTTGTACCAGTAACAAATGTATGAGTACCTGTTGCAGCAGCACAAGTGAAGGTAATAGATTCTGGTTTAAGACCAATAGTATCATCAGTAGTCAATCCATGATTATTACCAACAGTTAACTCCATATCACCCGAAGTTGGGTTGTATGTTGCGTTACTTACATCAAGTGATCCAACTGTCAATTCCATATCACCAGTAATATGGTTGTAATCAGCAGCAGTAGGGGTATAAGTTCCAGCAGTTGATTTACCAACATCAACAGTAACAGTGTTAGTAGTTACTGCCTCAACAGCAATATCTTTCTTATAGAATGGGTCAGTAGGTCTTGGATATGAATGGTAACTACTATCATCATCCATTGCACAAGTAAATGTCAATGAATTAGGTTTGATTTGAATTACATCATTCTGTTTCTGGAGACAATCACTAAGTGCTGTCTGGAAAGTATGAGCACTAGTGTTAGAAGATATTCCTACATTAACCTCAAAAGTATTTGTAGTTACTGCGGCAATAGTCAACCATCTACCACTAGCAGGATCAGATGATCTTGGATAAGTCTTAGTTACACTATTATCTAAAGCACACTTGAATGTTAATGAATTATCATCTATTTTAATCTTATCACCATTCTTAAATCCATGACCACTTAAAGTAATCACCATTGCACCTGTAGCAGGTGTAAAGGCAGCACCAGTTGGTGTATGCTTAGTATATGGTGTCATTCCATGACCAGGAATGGTTAATACCAACTTACCTGTTGAAGGTGTATATGATACAGCAGTTGGAGTATAAGGAGTACCAATTAAATCAGATGTAGAAAGTAAATCATAAATTGCATCATCTTTAACCTGTTTTAGGAAAGCAGTTTCTTCTGCTTCTTCCCAAACTCCACCCCAGTCAGCGATGGTAGAAGATCTAATCTCTTCTTCAAAGTACTCATCACCAACAAGTATTTGTAATGCTGCTTCACGACCTTGCTTACCAGCAGGTACAAGGATCTCAATTATAGTTTCAATTAAAGTATCAATAGCAGATTGAACATTAGCACAATCTTGAGCAGTATAATCAGTATTATAACCATCATCCTGAGAATCAGTTATAGTTAAATCTGTAACAGCAGGATTGATGTTTTGATCACTAAATCTACCAACATAATGTTCTGGAGTTAATTGACCAGCACCAGTACTCTGAAGTAAGTTATTAACTGCTTTCTTACAAAGGAATCCTGTTCTCTGAATTGCTTCAGCAGTTTGAGCAAGTTGATCTTCAACCTGTACAATATTATTAGATGTGTCAAGGAACTTCTTAGCAGCCTCTACAGAACTGTAGTTACCACCAACAAGAAGGTCAGAAGCAATAGAGTCAACGATAAGAGTCATATCTCTGATACACTTATTCTTACCGTCAGTATCACCACCTGGGTAGTCAAATACTCTTATAGTGTTGCTACCAGCATCAATATAACTGAACTTCTCTTGCATCAGTCCAACTGCTTCAATAGCAATGTATTCTTTGTTAAAGATCATCAAATCGGCAGCATCAGCAAATCTGTCACCAGTTGGTGAAAGAGTACTATTCATCAAATTAACAAGAGTGTCAATAGATGCCTTGACGTTTGCACATCCACCACCATCAACAGTAATTCCAGCAGGAGGAATAATAACATTAGTAGAGTAATTAGCAACTAGAGTTCCGTCAATTGCTGCCTTAGCATAGAATGCTAGACGCTCATGAGCATATAGTGACTGTAGAAGTTGTAGTCTAATATGAAGTATCTCACCGTCAGAACCAAGATAGTATCTAAAGGCAGTAACAGTATTTGCATTACCACCAAACTCTAAGTCTTCTGCAATAGCATCAAGAATTAAACCAAGGTCAGTCTTACAACGTATTGTACCAAGACCAGAAGCACCACCTGCGTTTCTTGGCATATCCTGTACAAGATCAGGATAACGAGCAAGCATATCACCAGCAGTTTCATCAACAATAACAGTTGCATTAGCACGAATTAAATTCGCAGCATCCTTATATCTGTTGAGTGCATCTGGATTTAATTGATTACTTACAAATAAATCATCATCTGGGAATTCTTTATCACAAGTCCATTCGCTAGTAACATAAGCATCAACTACACCACCACCAGTTTCACTGGTAGGAGCAGTTCTAGTTACAGTACCAAGATGGTCAGATGGTGTTAATGAATTTGCCTTATCAATAGTGTCAGATATAATACCTGTATAAGTTGTAATTGCAGAAGCAACATCCTGACAATAAGGATTAGCAGTATCTCTAGTGATTGTAGTATCAATTACCTGTTCATATCCATGATCTCCAGTTATTGAGATTGCGTCTCCACGCATAACATTGATCATGAAATCACGAACCTTAGCAATTGCCCATACAGTCTCACCCTCTTCACCAGAAATATGGTTTATAGTAATATTATTAGTGTCTGAACGATCAACATAGTATAGAGCAGTATCCCAAGACTTACTATTTCCTTCATTACGTAAGTCATAGCATATTGCCTTAACCCATTCTTTAGCATCTCTAACACACTTAGAGAATGATGGATGAGTTCTTTGAATAAAGTTAACCGAACTTGGATATTCAAGAGTTCTATTAGCACCAGGATCAGATAAAGTATCTGTTACAATCTTCATCAAAGCATCAAGACGTGCATTTGCTTCAGGATATCCACCATAAACGAATGGAATATTTGAATTAGTTTGCTGAATTTCACCGTGAGAAGTAATTGCATTATCTTCAGAACTTACAAATGTATGTGCATAACCACCACCAGTCTTAACAGCACCAGCAGTAGCACTCTGGAATGTATGAGTGTAGTTACCACCAGCAATTACAGCACCAGCAGTAGCACCAATAAATGTATGGGCAGTAGGTGAACCTACAGAAGTAATTGGTTTTACATCAACTGTAATAGTTCCAGTTTGTGTCTCAAGACCATTAGATGTAGCACTTATAAAGATATGCTCAAAATCTCCAATAGTAGTTTGACCAACCTGAACATCAAATGTATTGTCAGTTATATTACTGATTGCCATCCACTTATTACTAATAGGATCATTTCCTCTAGGATAAGTATGAAGTGTCTGATGTAAATCCTTATTACATGTAAATGTTAATGAATTATCTAATATTCTAACCTTATCTTGATCAGTAAATCCATGATTAGCAATAGTTAGTTTTAATATACCAGTAGAAGCAGTATATGTAGCACCTGTTACTGTATGCTGATTCTTACCAACAGCAGTAATAGGAAGTGCTCTCTGCCAAGCATAGTCAGCACCAGCAGGTGTACCACCAACATAACCAGAACCAGTTCCACGAGGATAAGCAACCTGTACAGGTGAACCACCATAAGTACACTGGAATGTTAATGAACTATCTGCTAGTTTAATACTTTGTGCTTCAATTAAATCATGAGCACCAATATTAAGTACTAAATCACCAGAAGTGAAGTTATAAGTTGCACCAGCAACATCATATAGAACTTGAGGTGATGCACCAACATTAACTGTAATTTCACCAGTCTGCTTCTTAAGAGCATTACCTACACAACTGTTAAAGGTATGAATAGAAGTATCTGGAGACTTACCAATTTGTATATCAAATGTATGTGTTGTTAAGTTCTCAATTGGAATCCACTGAGATGCAGAAGGATCTTTTGGTCTTGGATATGAATGATATGTTGTATCATTATCTAACTTACAAGTAAACTTCAATGCATCATTATCAAGTTTGACTTGATCTCCAGCAACCTTAATACCATTAGCAGCAGCACTCTGGAATGTATGAGTGTAATTACCACCAGTTCTAACAACAGAAGTTAAAATACTGTTATTAACAGCATTAACGAAGGTATGTGTATAATTACCACCACTTTGAACAGCATTAGAGGAAGTACCACCAACCCATGTGTGTGCTGATACGTTAGAAGAAATACCAACGTTAATAGTAATGGTTGTACGACTTACATCATCAACATAGATTGTTCTATCATAGTATGGGTCTCTCTGAATTGAAATACCATTATTAGTAGCAGACTCAAATATATGAGTATCTGGGTTTGTAGAAGGTGCAAGATCTAGAACTTGAACTTTAAAGGTAGTTGAAGTTACATCAAAGATTGGTAACCATCTACCACTAGCATAATCACTTCCACGAGGATATGAGTGGTTAGTAGCATTACCATCCTTAGCACACTTGAATGTTAATGAATTATCTGCAATCTTAATCTTCTCACCATACTTGTAACCATGAAGAGGTACAGTCAATGTCAAATGTCCTGTAGCAGGATCATATGATGCAGTATTAACTGTAGAAGTATCAATTGTATTTCTTGGATAGGTGTGAGTTGTTACACCATCTGGTTCTTGTGCAGTAGCATCTTGCTGACACTTGAATGATAATGAGTTAGCAGCAATCTTAATACCTTGTCCTTTCTTAATTCCGTGGTTATGACCAACAGTAAGAACCATCTCACCTGTATTTGGTGTATAGACTGCATTAGTTACATCATGGTTAACTATAGGTGTCTGACCAACAGGAACTGTAATTGTATTAGCATCTACAACAGTTACATCTAACCACTTGTTAGCAACTGGATCTGTTGAACGAGGATATGAATGAACAGTTTCATGATGATCCATGTCACATGTAAACTGAAGTGCATCCTCAGCAATCTTAATTCTACCAGTGGACTCAAGACCATGACCATTAATAGTCATCTGAAGAGTACCATTACCAGGATTGTAAGTTGCAGCACTAGGTGTTAATCCTACAGCAGGAACAAACTTGTGAGCAAACTGATTACCAGAAGATCCTACATTTACATTAATAGTAATAGTAGTTGCAGTAACTCCCTTAATATTCAATGCTGCATTATAAGCAGGATCAGTTGTTCTTGGATACTTATGAGTAGTAGCATAACCATCATTAGAACAAGTGAATACTAAAGATTCTTTTGCTAGTTTAATAGCAGTTCCAACCTTAAGATCGTGGTTACCAATCTCAAGTACCAAATCACCAGTTAGATGATCATAATCTGCATGAGCAACATGGAAGTCCTTAAGAGGTGACTTACCAACATTAACTTTGAATACTGTAGTACTGTCAACATCAACATCTAACCACTCACCGAAGGTAGGATCACTCTTACGTGGATAGGTCTTATTACCAGAACCCATTGCACAACTGAATGTAAATGCACCTTCTTCAAATCTTACACGAGCACCATTAGCAAGACCATGAACAGCAGTTGTAGTAACTGACAATTCACCAGTTGCAGGATCATATGTTGTACCAGAAGCACCAGTTAGATTAGTTGGTCCACTCCAACCATGATTCTGTATATCAAGAGTTAGAACACCTGTTTCAGGATTGTATCTAGTACCAGCAGTACCGATACCAACATTCATTGTAATATCGTTTCCAGACTTAGTAATTGGAATTACTCTACTCCAAGTAGCATCTGCTGTACCAGTTCCTAATGTAGTAAAGATTGGGTCAGTTGCTCTTGGATAAGCATGGTTTGTAGCATTATTGTCAAGGTCACAAGTCATTGTTAGTGAACTGACCTTCATTTGAACTTCATCACTAGCAGCAAGTGAATCTGTACCATCAGCACCAACAGTAAGAACTAAGTTACCAGTTTCAGCAGTATAAACTGCACCAGTTACAGTGTAAGTATTACCAGTAGCACTAGCATCTCTAATACCACCACTAAGAGCAGATACAAATGCATGGTTACCAGCAACTACTGTATGCTGAGTTTGACCAACAGCAGTAATAGGAATGGTAGTATTATGAACTGGATCAGTTGCACGAGGATAAGTCTTGTTAGTATTCTGACTATCCATGTTACACTGGAATGTCAAAGAATCAGTATCAATCTTAATACCATTACCAACATTCATGTTGTGCTTACCAATATTAAGCACTAAGTTACCATCAGCAGGAGTATAGGTAGCAGCAGATACATCATGTCCAACTTCAGGAGAAGAACCAACATTAAATGTAATATTACCATCTTGTCCTAAGAGTCCATGTGGAGCATGGGACTTGAATACATGATTATAAGCACCACCATTGTAAACAACTGCTCTTGTTAAACAATTGAATACAGCAGAAACGAATGTATGAACTGTATTATTAGAAGTAGGACCAACATTAATAGCAAATGTATCTGTAGTGACCTTACCAATCTTCATCCACTTACCGCTAAATGGATCAGTCTCTCTTGGATAAGAATGCTGTGTCTTATTATCGTCAGTAGCACATGTGAATACTAAACCAGCATCAGCAACCTTAATATATTCACCACTTGCAAATGTATGATCAGCAAGAGTTAGAGTCATCCAACCTGTAGCAGGATCATAATCAGCATCAGTTGGAGTATACTGGTTGTTAGCATTAACAAATTGATGAGTACTTGTATTGGTTGGAGTAGTACCCTGTAATGCATTAACCTGAATAGTACCACTCTGATACTGAATACCGTTAGCAACAGCACTGTCAAATGAGTGAGTTGTAGTGTTAGAAGAAACTCCTACATTACACTTAAAGGTATCAGCATCTACTACCGTTACTGTAATCCACTTACCACTTATAGGGTCAGTAGATCTTGGATATGCATGAGTACCACCACCAGCAAGACATGTGAATACTATTGAACTGTCTACTATTTTAATTCTTTGACCAGAAACAAATCCATGAGCAGCAGATGTAATTGTTAATAAACCTGTAGTAGGTTCGTAAGTTGCACCAGTTGCTGTCTTAGAATTAGTTCCAATATCAGTAATCTTAAGGAACTTATTATATGCAGGATCAGTTGTTCTTGGATATGACTTATTAGTGATGTAATTATCACTATTATGGTTACAAACAAAGTTTAGAGAATTGTTTGCAATCTTAACATACTCACCAACAGAGAAGTCATGATCTCCAATAGTAAGTTCTAGAACTCCAGATGCAGGTGTATAAGATGCACCACTAACACTGAATCCTTCAACATTTTCACCAGTACCAGTTTCAATACAGTTATTATCAGCACGAACAAATGTATGTGCAGATGTGTTAGAGGATACTCCAACATTAACAGTAATCTTACTATCTCTTCTTATAATACCATTTGTAGCAACAGCAGTACAGTTATGATTTGAGGTATCTGAAGACTTACCTATCTGAACATCAAAACTATTTGTAGCAACAGCATTAATACGTAACCACTGACCACTAGCAGGATCAGTTGGACGTGGATATAGATGATTACTACCGTAACTATCAGTATTACACTGGAAGGTTAAGGACTCATCAACAATCTTAACGTATTCACCGACAGTGAAATTATGACCTGTTTGACCAATTGTTAGGACACCTGTTGTAGGTTCATAGTCGGTATCTGACTGAGCAGCAGTATATGGTGTACCTTCATACTTAATAGGAATTGAAGTATCATATACTTTGTCACGTTTCTGTTTAATACCATTAGCAGTACCAGAAACGAATGTATGAGTGTAGTTACCACCAGTCTCTACAGCACCAGCAGAAGCAGAAACGAATCTATGCTCTGTCTGATCTGTTGAAGGAGCAGATGGAAGAACCTGCATACTAATGGTCATGTCCTTACCAGTGACACATCCAGCAGTACAAGATACAAATGTATGAGCAGTTGTGTTAGTAGAAGGAACAGCAGGTAGAATCTGAACAGTTACAGTATCAGGTGTTCTATTAAATACACTTAACCACTTACCACTTGCTTCATCAGTTGCTCTTGGATAAGAATGAACTGTGTCATGGTTATCATGATCACATGTAAAGCTAAGAGCATTGTTTGCAATCTTGATCTTATCACCATTCTGTATAGGATGATCCTTAATAGTTAAGGTCATATGACCTGTAGTAGGATTATAATCAGCAAATGTAGGTGTTAAAACAGCATCGCCAACAGCAGTGATAGCAATGGAAGTGTTGTATGTAACACTGTCATTACCATTACTTCTAGGATAAGTCTTAGTTGTTGAGTGATTATCGTTGTTATAATCACAAGTAAAGGTTAATGAATCTTGAGCAAGTTTAATTGCATCACCAACAACCATTCCATGAGTACCAATGGTAAGTTCCATGATACCTGTAGTTGGGTTGTAAGAAGCATCAGTTGGTGTATAATTTACAGCAGGAGACTTACCTACATTAACAGTAAATCTTGTAGTACTAGGAATACTCTCAACTTGTAACCACTTATCATATGTTGGGTCAGTCTGACGTGGATATGCCTTATTAGAACTACCACCATCCATTGTGCAATTAAATGTGATTGCACCTTCATCAAACTTGATCCAATCACCTACTTGCATACCATGTGTAGCAGCAGTAGTAACATCTAAAACACCAGTTAAAGGAGCATAGGTTGAACCAGATGCTGCCTGATGAGTGTCAATAGCTGTACGAGGATAAGTATGCTCAGTAGCATTACTATCTAAAGCACAAGTCCAAACTAATGAATTAGGTTGAATCTTAATTGTCTGACCCGCAGCAAGACTATGTGTACCAATATCAAGTACCATATCTCCTGTAGTAGGATCATATGTACCATCAGTAGGAGTGAATGTGTAAGATAGACTCTTACCTACATTAACTTCAAAACTGTCTGGATTTGAATTAGAAATCTTTAACCAACGACCATTCCAAGGATCAGTTGTTCTTGGATAATTATGATCAGTATGATGATCATCTTGATCACATGTGAATACTAATGACTTACCAAGAATCTGAACACTATTACCATCTACAAATTTATGTCCAGGAACCCATAACTGAAGTATTCCAGTCTCAGGATCATAAGTTGCATTATCTATAGTATGAGATGTAATACCAACTTCTTTAACTGGATTCTTACGTAAATATGCTTGATCTTCAAGACGAGGATATGTGTGCTCAGACTTATTACCGTCCATTGCACAAGTAAACTTCAATGAGTTAGCAGTAACACATGCACTACCATTAGAACGAGTAGAGTTAACTATAAAGTTGTGTGATTTACCAATATCTACTGTAAGATCACCAGATACAGGTTCATAAGTTGCATCAGATGCCTTGAATCCATTATATTGAAGAACTGGAGAGTTGTTAATTACTCTCTTGGTAATGTCTCTGGCTTCGTTAAAGACACGAATTGAGAAACTTTCCTTGCCTTTAAGGTGGTCAAGTTTAGCATTATTGACATATAACTTAGCAGCATCATATGTTTTATTGTTGTAACCATATGTTAGGTTGTAAGAAATATTTCTGATAATATCTTTTACGTCATCCTTACAATCTATAGGACCAGTTCCTGGAGGTGGTTCTGGTGAAATACGATCATATGCTTCAGCAGCAATGAAATCTAAGTTACTTTGGATGACATTATAGAATTCCTTACCGTAAGTAATAGGTACTTCAGTATCAGGATGAGGAATGTGTAATTTAACAAACTCTTTGTCAGTCTGATAGATTGCTTCATTAGCAATCAATTCAACGTTGTTTAATATCTCAGTTGAAGCATCAAAGAATCTGAAGGTAGTATCACCAGTTAAGAACTGATCACCTTCGTTCCATGTAGGTACTCCAGACCAATCTTGGAAAGTAGTAGATAGGTTAGCACCATCAAAGTGTACTAGGAGAAGAGTGTTAGCATCTCCTTGATGCATATACGTTGCAACAGTAAAGTTAGTAGTATAACGCTTATTATTAGATACCCTTAATTCATCAACATATCCTTGGAACTGGTTGGCAGCAGCATGATCTGCACCAATCTTAATTGGTTTTGTAGTACCATAATCAGTAGCATTAGTCCAAGTAGAACCTACCTGAGTTCCATCTAAGAACATTCTATGATTGTTTCCGTCTCTAGAAACTGCTACATGATGCCATGTATTTTGAGTTACAGTACCACCAGTAATTACGTCAGCACCACTAACATGGAATTCTAATCCAGTACCATCAAGTCTTATACAAGGTGATGCTTCTGAAGCTTGAGTTCTAAAGTCAATTAAATGCTGAGTACCAGTAACACTAGCAGCATAGAACCAACACTCAACTGTCCATTCACCATTTCCAAAACCAAATTCAGTTGAAGTTGGAACTGAAACATAAGCAGAACCATTCAAATATAGAGATGCACTACCAAATTTCTTTTGTAGAGTTGCATTAATAGCACCACTTTGAGCAACAGGAACGTGTAAATCTGTACTACGACGTGCTACCTTACCAAGATAAAGATATTTACGTGCATAGTTAGTACCAATTACTTGAGCAGTACCATTCTCACTACGGATAATATCACCAGATAGGATTAAACCATCTGGAGTAACTTTAGGTTCATCATATGCAAGTTTGTATAGACGAACTGTTTCTCCATCAATTAAATCACCTGAGATATTAGAGTAGTTAACAATATGGTTACGAATATCTTCATCAACTGTAAATGTACCAGCAGCATTATTATATTCTAGAATTAGGTTACTTACAACCTCAGAATTAGGGAACTTACTGTTAAATTCTGCATTAACATCATTGATATCAGTTAGTTGTAACTGAGTCTGTGAAATATTATCAAGAACAACGTTTTGGAAGTTAATATTAGTAATTCTGTTGAACACTAATCCTTGGAAAGTAGATCCTTCAGAAATAATAACTTGGTTGTTTGGTTCATTAGTTACTGGGTCTCTATATGCAGAAATACCAACAACTTCAGCAACAATAGCACTCTGCTGACCTATGATTATATCACCAATGACAATATCAAATAAACCAGCAGTAGACTGATAAGTACCAGCAGTCTTACTTAATAATACTGTATCTCCAATCTCAATAGTTGTTCCAAAGACATTACTATCAGTTTGGTGACCTACAACAGTAGTTCCATCAACACCTCTGTTAGCAGTAACAGTGTTACCAATAATACTTGATACTTCAAATCTCTCAGAATCAATCTGATAAACTCCACCAGCATTAGCAACAATAGTAACAGTAGCATCTTGGTTACCACCACCACTAATTGTGACTACATCTCCAAGAGAATATCCTGTGCCACGTTCCTTAATCTTAACAGAAGTTATAACTCCACTACCATCTGCTTCAACTTCAACAGTCATTCCAGTACCAGATCCACCAGTTGTTGTTACACCATCAATATTATCAATATATCCAGTACCAGCAGTAGTTAAAGTTACCTTAGCAAGTGCATATCCAGAAGCAACATCAAATGTGTTACCAGATGCAGAAAGACCAGCAGGAACAGTAGTTAAAACCTGACCATTATCACCTTCTAGGTTAACTCTTTCAATCTTAGCATTGTCCCCTCTAAGGTTCTCAATGTCTTCTTTAAATTGGAATAGGTTAGTATTTGTAAGTGTAGTAATACTATCAACATTTGCAGTAAATCCTGTAGCACTAGAAGTGATTGCTTCACCTTCATATGTAAGAGTTGTAGAAGGATCATCAGTCTGGAAAGGTTGACCAGCAGTAGTCTTATAGTAGAAATCAACACTTGTTAAACCAGTAGCAACAACAATTGCCTCATAATCAGTTACAATACCTCTAATAGTACCACCGATAAGTGGGAAAATACCAGAAATAGTACTTAAATTCGCTCTATGGATAGTCTTAAACTCTAATGTAGCATTTGAATACTGAACATTAGCAGGAGGTTGAGGTGGTGATGAGAATACAATATTAGATCCCTGAACAGTAAATGCATCTCCAGGAGACTGTACAATACCATTCAAACTAATTAAGAGTTGATTAGCAGATGCAATAACAGGTTCTGTTACAACATTACCATCTTGGTTAATATTTTGAACAGTTAATGGGAATGAGATCTTCTCACCATCAAATTGATCTGAAATATCATTAATCTTCTGAACAGTAGAAGTTAGAATCTGCTCGGAAGAAGTCAAATTCTTCTGTCTGAAACGAACCTCAGTGTTATCAAATTCTGTATAAACTGGTTCAACTAAAGTAAAGTTCTGTAGATTTGGAACAATTGCAGATTCTGCTAAGTTAACTGACTTAGTAAGTTCAAATGCAGTCTCTTTATTCTCAATAGTTGATTTTTCAACTAATCCCAATTCACCAAATACCTTAAATCCAGCAGGGTGAACGTTAGTAATAAGGATGTCTCTCCAGTCAGATATTGAAACAGGAGCCTTAACACTATAGGAGAAGTCCTGATAGAAGTAAGAGTCTTGAATCTTCTGAATAATTTCACTAGGTTTACCTACATCATCAACGAATCTACCTGGAGTTGTTGTTATAGCACCAACTTCCAAAACACCCTTAGCAATACTAAAGTTGTCAATTGTACCAGATGCCTTAGAAATAGTACCAGTAACAATCTGATTCTTACTGAATGTACCAGTATAATCAACAATCTTAAGGATTCTAGGTCCAATTTGCCAACCATCATTCTCTGAAACGTATCCAGTTGCAGTTGCAGTTTCTAATGAATCACCTTGATATAGTAATTCTCCAGCAAGGAAACGACCAGTAACAACGTTTGCAGTAGCAGCACCACCGAATGAATCGGTTAAAACAACCTGTCTACCAGTACCAGCATTAGTATATGAGATATAATCACCAATTGCAGCATTATCTTTAGTAATTGCTAAACGTAATTGATCATTTTCTAATGAATTAGTAATACCAGAAATAGCATAATATGTTGTATTAGCATTCAATCTACCGAAAGATGAGATTGGTAGTTCTGGATCATCTCCACTACCATCATCATTAGCAGTTAATGTTACAGCAGAACCATTTACAATACCATGTGGGAACGAGAATTGTAGTAAATTAAGGTCAAGGTTAACAACATAGTTGAAGGATGACTTCAAAGTTACATCAGGTTGAGAGGAGTAACCTGCACCTGGATCCTTAACTTCAATAGCATCAATACGTCCGTTCTTAATAGATGCCTCAGCAGTTGCACCAGTACCTCCACCACCAGCAATAATAACAGCAGGAGGTGTAGCATATCCAGAACCTGGGTCAGTAACGGTAATACTATCCAGTATGTTTGTACTAGTTAACTGAACGTTGACTGGGAATGTGATTTCAGGACGTAATGTATAGTCATGAGTATAATCAAAACCGAAGTTGTTGTTCTTAAGTTTCTTAATCTTACCGATCTTATCTGCTTTAACAAATACAGATGCACCAGATCCATTAGGAGGAATAACAACATCTAATTCTGCACCAGAACCAGTAAGTCCAGCACCTAAAATACCAGTGATAGACTCAATATCAATAGTTGCAGTAGTATAATTCTTACCTGGATCAGTAACGATTACCTCAGAAATCTGTCCTGGAATGTTGTTACCATCCTCATCCTCACCATCAGCAACAGTAATATTAACTTTACCACCTTCACCGTCACCAGCAATAGGTACTCCAGTGTATTCTCCTACAGCATATTCAGTACCTGGTTCAGTAATTGCAACTCTTTCAATCTTACGATTGGAAACAATATTTGAAATGACTGGTAACTTCTTGTAGAATCCACCACCATTTACTAGACGAATATCTCCAATTGGTCCAACTGCTTTCTCTGAGAATGTTGTATATTTAACTAAACTTGCTTGAGCAGTACCTTCTGGTTCTGATGTTAATGGGAATTTAAAGATTGTATCACCAGTAGTAATAGTACCACCACTAGTAGAATAAATTACAAAATTACCGTGATATGGAGTAGTTACAACGTCCATATAGGTACTATCATCAACTGGAGATGTATCACCAGTTCTTGATGGGTCAAAGTAATATGATATATTTGTTACATCATTATTAATAGAAATCTGAACATAAGGTTCTGGTTGGTTTCCAACCTGATAACCTGGAGTTCCAACACGAGTAATTGAGTTAAATGAATATTCTAACTTAAATAGATTATCCTTAGAGAAGGACATGAAATATCCCTGTAAGGATTCATCACCAAGCATAAACTTATACTTGTGCTGATAGTACATCTTAAGTACAGGATGCTTGGCATATATGTCTATTAACGAAGCAGCAACAGGTAAACCAACAGCAGTTCCTCTTAATCCAACAATAAATGATCTAGTACTTAAAACATTAGTAACATTGAATGATCCATTAAATTCATCAAGATCATTACCAGAAATTAACAGATTATCTCCAACTGAATGACGATGTGCTTCAGCAGTAGTGAAGTAAATCTTATCAGTGTTTGCAGCATCATCAAGAACTATAATCTTCTCAAGATTAGTAATTAGAGTAATCTGAGTTACAGCAGTTAATTGATTAGGTGAAGCACCAATTGTTAACTCAGTCTTATCTGCATTCCAACTAACAGTATCAGAAGTTGGAGTAATAACACTTCCAACAATATATGGTGATCCAGCAGGTGCAGTAGCATCAATTCTTACAGTATAATCATTAATGTTATAATCTTTAAATCTAGCAGATAATCCACCAGGAATGTTGAATATGAATGTACCTTGTCCAGCAGTAGCATCAAAATCTTGGTTAGCAAAGGTTTGTGATGGAATTTCGTTAACTTCAGTTCCAGTAGATACAATTTCTCCAGTATCTTCCCAACCTACCCAATCAGTAGCATTACCGTAACTTGCAACATATACACCAGTATCATCAGTCTCTACAATAGTAGCAGTTCCTATAACCTGTCCACCAGCATTCTTTTGTTGTAATTGAGATCCAACATTAAAGGTTGCAGGTTGATTGAATGTAAATTTAAGAATGTTATCTGCTTGTATAGCATCAACAGTCTGAATATAGAACTTACCCCAAGTTTCTGGAGTTGCTTTAACTTTTCTACCACCAATAGCAGGTATAGTCGCAGTTCTAGTAGACCATACATCTGTAGTTGATGATATAGTTAAAGAATCAAGTACAAGAGTTGAGTTTACATCATTATAATCTAGAACCTGTAAACCTTCGCCAGCAAGTGTTAATGATCCTGAATTAATTACTTGATCAGTAACATTACTGTAAGTATATGCAGCAGTATTGAATTGCCACTTAGTATTAGTTCCAGTAAAGTCTCCTTGACGAGATGTATCAACATTCTTATCAGTCTTAAGTATTAAACCACAATCAACAGCGTAAGTATATTTCTGAAGATAAGTGTTGAAATCAGCAGTTGTAGATGGAACAATAACCTGAATTACACGGTCAGTAATCTTAAATCCATCAACGTTAAATGATCCAGCAGTGGTAACAGCCACACCTGTTGCAGCACCAGTCCAGTTGGGTGAGTTACCCATGTAAATCTTAGCAGTAGTTGCAATATTACTGTTTCCTGGAAGAGTTCCTGTACCTACCTGAATTCCATTAGCATATAAGGTATAAACATTACCTGCTTTAGTTAATGCAACATGAACATAACCAACGTTGTTAATTAAAACATTATCAACACTAGAAATAGCACCAGCAGTTCTTTGAGTAGTAGCAGAAGCAAACATCTCAAGTCTCTTATTACTACGGTTTAACATGACCGTAATACCTGGTTCATTACCATGTCCTACACCAAATAGGATATGATGAGTAGATCCAACAGCACCTAATCTAGTATCTTGTTGATCATTAGTTTCATCAACTGAGTAGAATCCTTCTATTGTCCAGTCACCATTAATATCAAAGGAATCTCCAAATCCCCAAATACCTGTATTATTACCTGGTTCTAATTCTAGGTGGGTGTCTGACCATGCAGATCCATCCCAAGCATCAATCATTAAACCACCAGTACTACCCTTACCATTTGGAGCACCAGAAGTAATATTAGAACCTTTATAATAATCTCCAATGAGTTGTCTATTAGTAATGTTACCTGTTGTATCTACAGGTTCAGTTTCACTAGTTTGTTCAAAATTAAAGAGTCCAATGACTTCATTACGGAATGCTTGTCCTACAACAACTGGATCACCAGAAGCATCTGAAATGAATGCGTTAATTTCAAATCCAGTGATATTTCTAGTAAACTTAATTACATTGGTAGAAATCAGTGTTCCATCATACTTAATCTTACTTACTTCACTTTGTTTACGATATGAATCATATTCAGCAGTAGATTCGTTAACTTCATAGTTACATGCAACATTATACTGTCCAAATACGTCAATATTACCACCAATTGCTTTTAAGTTTCTCCAAGTGGTTCCTCCAGTAGGAGTCCAACGCTTACCCCAAACAACATCATCATCAACAGTTACTTTAGTAACAATTATTGAATTTGAGTTAGATCCAGAGTATGCAGTACCAGAAACATAGAAATCTCCAAATTCATCAATATCAAACCTAGGATCCCAAATATTATAACTGGTTGCAGTGAAGTTAGTAACTTTGTGTACAGCAAGTTGGAATTGCTGTGCTTCACAATGTGCAATAGCAAATGTCTTTTGAGGACTGTTACTAGTAGGTGCAACTTCTAAAAGTGCATAGAATCTACCATTATCAGGATTATATTTGATATCTGTTACTTTTTCAGAAGAATCGGTACTAGCGATCTTTCTCTTTTGTTGAATAATGAGGTTTTCATTAAATACAATCAAGAAAGCATCATAAGGATTAGAAGTGTTAGTATTGGTATAACCACCTATACAGAACTTATTCTCACCAACCTTAGTGATTGCAGTTACTATGTCTGCACGAGTAGAACCTGAAATACCAGCAATTTCCTTTTGATATTGAATTCCAACATTAGCACCACCTGAAGATTGATTGAACTTCATCAAAACAACATCAGGGTTGTAGTTAATATTAAGTGAATTTGGTTTTGTAGTACCAGTTACGTATACATCTTGAGTGTCAGAAGTAATGTCAACATATATTGCAGAAAAATCACAATAAGTATCTTGACCACTTGGTTGTTCTGATCTAGCAGTCTTAGACCAAATTAAGTCTCCAGACTGAGAATACTTGGCAGCAAAACCTACTCTGTTGTTAAATTCATCTAATGTATTACCACAAACATAGTAATCTTTAGTACTATCATCTGTAAATATAGCATTAGAAACACTATTTTTTAAATTATTTGTATTATTGAGGAAATACTCTGCCTTCTTAAATGACTGAGGATGTGATATTACTAATTTTGGAGCACTAGTAAACCCATTACCAGATCTAACAATATTAAATTCTGATACAGTACCATTACCAGTATCAATTATTGGAGTAATAGCAGCATGTTGTCCTACACCATCAATTTCAACTGAAATAGGAACATCATCATTATATCCAGTACCTACTTGAGTTACATTGATTTTTTCAATACCATCAACTACTTTAACCTTATAAGTCTCTAATTCACTTGCTGAGTTTGGAGTATAATCAATAAGAACTCTATCAGTAGCAAGAAGATCATGAGGTTCAGCACATTCTACAACACCATGAGGAACATCATCAATTAACTCATAACTATAAGAACTAACAGATTTACCTTCAATTGTTCTAACAACAGCAGATATACCATATCCTTCAGTATCAGTATTATCAAAGACTAAACGGTCATTAACCTGATAACTATCACCTGGATTCTCTACAACAAATGATGAAACCGCAGCATCTTCAAATTTAGTTGTTGTTTCAACTTCAATATCAACTTTAGAGTCAAATCTAACTTTAGGGAAGTAATCAAAGAGTTCTAACTTGTTTTCTTCAAGTAAAGATCCAACATCTGTAAGTTCTTCAGCAGTTGTTTCAGTATTAGTGATTTCATAGGTAGCGCGGAAACCGACATACTCAATGTCAGTAATATTTGCACTTTGTGAAGTTCCATTATTATCATAAGTAAAATCTAAACCAATATATTGATCATAAGTGCCATCAAATGCCTTATGGAAATTTTCATTAGAAATTGCTCTTACTAAAGCAGTATTAACTCCAAGTCCGTTATGAAGAACTTGTACAGTAATTGCAGAAGTGCTAGGAGCAAATTGAGCATTATTGGTAACAAATGCAGGTACAACATACTGTTGACCTTCTGCCATTGCAATGGTAGACTGATCGTATGTTAACCTGAATACTCTATCATCTTGACGAGTTGCTAAACGATTTCCGTTTTGTTGGTAATTAGTATCAATTACTTGGTCACCATCAGCATCTTCCCAAATTGGGTCAAATGTTAACTCTAAACCATCTTCTGTAGTTAAGAGATCAGCAGTTGCGTTAGGTGTACGTTCAACATCAATGTCAACATTCTCATATGGGTCTCTATAACGAATAACACCAGTAGGAATATTTTGCTGTACAGCAGTTGCAGCAAGGTTCCATTTATCTACACTGGAGTTAAAACTAGGACCAATAATGTATGGGAATACTGGGTTACCATCTTCAGTAGCGTCAATAGTAATGAAATAACCATAAACACCTTCTGGGAACTCAGGAGTTTTACCAAAACGACCATTATAACGGTCTAAATCACCAACACCGAAGTTATAAGTATAATCTTCTACAAAAGTACCAGCAGGGAATGTATTAGTAGGTGGAGTTCCATAATATGAATCTGGAATACCATCATCATCACTATCAGTTAAAATTACAGTTTCTCTACCAAATGCATCAATTGGAGGTAATAATGGACCACCAGTTCTAACTGGAATTGTATTAGTTACCTCATTATAAACTAATTCTGGTTTAAGACTATAACTAGGTTCTAGACGACGTACATTTGAAGATTGATCAGTAGGATCAGAATATCCATAAGGACCATAAATTGGGTTACCATCAAACGCCCATCCAAGGATAGGAGAGTGTGTAATATTAGAAGTTGCTTCAGTTAACTTACCATTAGCATCTTCAATTAAATTATCACCAAGAACGTATCTAAGTCTCTTAGGATTGCTTAAGTGAGCATATTCACCACCATATTGGTTGTTTAAACCAGAGAAAACAGATCCTTGAGCATCATCAAGAACAGTAGTAGGAATATACCCACCTCTTGTCTCATTTCCAACTTGTAATGGTTTTTGCTCAGGACCAGCAAGGTTATAGTTCCAATCTTGAACAGAAGCAGTAAATTTAGCATCTTTACCAACTGAACTTAGAACAATAATTGTAGTTCCTGATTCGTAGTTAATACCACGGTTACTGATAGTAATACTTGTAACACGACCAGCATTTTCTCCATCAGTATCAATAATTGCTTTTGCAACAGCACCAAATCCAGTACCATAGATTTCTACAGTAGGAGGTGTTGTATATCCATTACCAGCGTTAATAACAGCAATTGAGATAATTCGTCCATTATTTACAATTGCTTGTGCCTGGGCACCTTCACCAGAGCTTAGAGTAGCAGTTGGAGATGAAGTATACTCAGAACCAGCAGAAGTTATGTTAACAGTCTTAATTGGACCTCTAACAGATGCTTCTGCAAGTGCTCCTGATCCACCACCACCTACAATAGTGATTTCTGGCTTAGATGTATATCCAGTACCACCATCGTTGATTAGAACTCTTGAAACTGCCTTATTAACAACAACAGCAGTTGCAGATGCTCCAGATCCACCTCCACCAACAATAGAGACTAGAGGAGGTTCTGTATAACCAGATCCAGCAGCACTTAGATCAATTGCAGTAATAGAACCGTTAACAACGACATTACCTGTTGCTCCTGTACCGCCACCACCAGAAAGTGTTAAATTTGGAGGTGCAGCAGCATCATATTCAGATCCAGCACTATCAATGCTAATAGCAGTAACTTTACCAAATATTTTCTTTAAATCTGACTTATAAGACCATACAGAAACACCATTTACCCAGGAACCAGTTGCACCTGGGTTAATTGCATCTTTTGTTGAAATTGTTTGAGAATTTCTTGGAAAACGAAGTAATTTACGCTGGTTTCCTGGAATAAGTGCCTGACCTTCAAATGGACCTACTTTATAGTTGGGAATACCTGATGCAGCAACATAAACGTAGTCATCATTGAAGAATGTGTTCTGAATGTTAGTAGTATAGATGCTAATAACGTTGTTAACAGATTCAACGTCAGATTTACCTCTATTAAGGTCAACAGAGATCAAAATGTTACCTTGAGGAATTGTAGAACCAGGTTGTGGTAATTGATACTTAAATACGGTTGCAGATTCCCTAGATTGAACCAAATAGGTTCCATTGTATACAATTGGGTTTGCACCATAGATGGTTACCTGATCTCCTACCAAAAGTCCATGTGGATTACCACAAGTAACAGTTGCAGTCTGATTATTCAGTCCACCGTACTCAATACTAGTAACAGAAACTAATTTCTTAACATTATAGTTCCAAGTATCAAGTAATTTGGCATCTTCAGAAGCACCTAACTTAGAAACTGTTAATTTATCTCCAGGAAGGTAATAACTACCATCATCGGTCAAAGTTGTGTTTTCTGCCTTAACAATACCAACTAATTTGATAGTAACTTGAGTTTCTTGTCCGTAGTTAACATAAACATAGAAATTAGACGTTACTTCAGTAGCAGAATCCCAATCTTCTACAACACTGTTAACTGAACGAGTACATTCAATGAACTGGTTAAGTGATTTCTCTTTATAACGTATTAATTCATTTCCTACAAGGATTTCACCGTTTCTTTCTGGCCAACCAATAGTAGAGTCAACTGTAATAACACTATCAGTTGTACTAATACCTTCAGCAAGTTTTGTCTTATATGGAATTGTAAATTCACCAGTAATAGTCTCTTCTGACAATACAATTTCAAATATTTCTAATTCTGAGGTCTTAATTGAGATAAAGTTCTCAATTAGAGCAGATGCATCCTTAATATTGGGATCTACATTGTCAGAAAACTGTTGAATTAGACCATCAGAAAGATTTGCAGCACTACCTTCAGTAATTACACAACGAAGGATAGTATCAACCTGCCAAGTAGCAGCAGATGGTTTAACAATCTGTTCTTTAGGGTAAGATACACTTACATCCTCACCATAAAGAATTTTGAACAAATATGCAATAGATTTTGGAGTTCCTTTCGCAGAATAGAACGTTCTAATGTTCTTAATAACAGTATTGATGTTAATCGTATTAAGATCAATCTTAGGAATGTCTGGAAGATACTGTTCTGTAAATTTAGACAACATCTTCTCAATGAAGACACCATCTAAACATTTAACGGTACTTGTAAGAACAGGATGAACTGCTGGATAGGTCTTATTCTCAAATATAGCATTTCCGTCTTTGTCATATCCTACAAGACCAGAAACACCACGAGCACAACCAATAAATTGTGCTTTAGTATAAGCAGAACCTGATTCTATAACTTTAAATCCAGTAACTTCACCAAATCCTACTTCAGCAGAGGCAGTAGCAGAAGGTGGTCTCTGAATAATGATTGTTGGAGGTTCAGTGATACTATAACCAGTACCAAAGTTGGTAATATTAATATCAGTGATTTGACCGTTGAATATTGAAGCAACAGCAGTTGCACCAGTACCACCTATAAATTGACCTGAATTATCCTTCCTATTATCTACAATGTAAATTGAAGGAATATCAACATAACCAGAACCACCAGAAAGTAGTTCAATATCAACTACACGTCCAGTAGTGTCAACAGTAACATCAAGAATTTGAGCAGCACCTGGGTCAATTATAGCGATTCTAGGAGGACTTGTATATCCTCTACCCCTGTTAACAACACTAAACCCACTTACAGCACCATCTGTTATTTCAGCAGTAATTTCTGCCTGTACAGGATCAGCACCAGTAGGAGGATCAACAAATACAGTAGGAGGAACAGTATAACCTACACCACCCGATAAAACGCTAATAGAAGCAGGATCTACACCATTATTAGCATCAAGAGTACAAGAACTTAATTTACCTCCACCTGGATCCTTAAAGACGATTCTAGGAGTAAACGTATAGTTACTACCAGAGTTTGTTAATTCAATTGCAGTAACAGCTCCATTCTTAACTGTTGCTTTTGCAAGAGCAGAAACACCACCCGCAGCAGTTGGAACCTGAATATCTACGATAGGTGGTTGTAAATCACTATATCCTGCACCACCATCTAGTAGAGTTAAATTCTTAATACCATTTACAAGTGATTCAGCAGATGCACCACCACCAGAAGTAGTTGTAACTACAGTAACAGCAGGAGGATTAGTTAACCTATAATCTCTACCACCATTCTTTACTTTAATACCAGAAAGCTTTCCAACATTATCAATTTGGGCAACAGCAGTTGCTCCAGTACCAAAACTGGTAATAGGTGCCTCAATTGATCCAATATACGCCCTTTCATCAGCAGTAGGGGCAGTTTTAAGTTTTAAAGTCTGTTTAAGTCCATCACTAACAACAGAATAGTCAATATAAGGAATAAGCAGTTTATCACCAATAATAACGTTCAAATATACCGTTAAAACTGGAGTATAACTAACTTCTGACTTTTCTAGGTCAAATTCAGTCTTAGAACTGTTAAATTGACTAGAAATTGGGTCTAAAACCTGTACAGAATCCTGTAAAAATCCTTTTAAGTAGAAAATCGCAGTTTCTTCTACAGAGTCGGAAGGGTTAGGTGATCTTGGAGGATCTTGGAATACTATGTCTGTTCCACTAATAGTGAAATCTACTGTTGGAATTAGATACTTACCAAATAATCTTACTACAATATGATCAGCACTTGGAGGTGCAATTGGAGCATTTTCTGAAGCTAACGGAAATGACCTCTGAACACCGTTAAAAGTCAAATATGGACTCTGTAACTCAATCCACTTTTCCCTGAACTCTGGATAGGATACACCGTCTGTTAAAGAGATTTCTGGTGATTTATCTGCCCTTTCATAGTAAATAATCTCATCATTTACCAAGAGCGAACCATTACTCTCAGCAAAATCATCAACACTCTCTACAGTTATAACATCTGCCTTACTAGTAACCTCTTCAAGTAAAGATGTTTCACTTTGAATTAGGTTAAAGTCATACTCGTCTATATTCAGGTAATCCCTGAACTCATTTACAATATTTTGGGGTTGACCAGTCTTTTCCTGACCCTTATAGTAATATTGTAAGAACTTCTCAAATGCTGGATAATCAGACCTGATAAAATCAGGCAACTGATTAAGGACATTCTGCGATACCTTATTAGTTGTACTTGTCATTGATTATTTTGGTTCAGGCTCAGAAACACGCCATATTATTGAGGTCACCAGCGTTATCAATAGTAACTGGGGTAACCACAGCAGGGACTACGGCATACTGCTCAGGGTTAAGATTATTTAGCGGAATTGTAGCAGGTGGAAGGGTTCCAATCGGTACAACCGTGATATCAGGTGTCGGAAGTGAAATAATAGTACCAGGGGTATCTGGTCTTACTTCCGATGGGTTTTGTGGAATAACTTGAACTGGTAATTTACCGCCACCAGGAGGATTATCTATAGCAACAGGTCCGAAACAAACCTTTCCTGTCAGATAATTAATGCTTCCAGCAGCATTATTGGTATAAATCTTGCTTGAACCACTATTATAGTAAGTTCTCAAATTACCAAATCCATCATCTTCAAAATATTGAACTACAGTTGGTCTATCTGTAGTAATAAATTCTCCAGATCTAATGATTGGTTCTTTATAACAAGTAGAACCGCTACCACCAGTTCCATCACCACTATCATTAGAAGGATTTGAATCATACAATGGTTGTCCAAAGTCAATACAGTAAGTGTCAACTGCACTGGTATTGGCATTCATTATCATATAACGCATCAATGTAGTTTGTACAGATGCTGAGTCAATAGAAGAATCTGCTAATCCGATTGCTTTATTGAATTTAGATAATGAGAATGAAGATTCAAAGTTGTTAATATTCTCCTGAGCAGCATATTGCTCAATAGCACCTAACACAAGAGACTGTAATTCTGAAATACTCTTACTGGTCTTAGTTGGGTCGTAGAGTACAAATAAGTTATTGGAGACATAAAGGAATGATGGGTCAATAATGACTGGTTCAATGGATGCCATTGAATATGCCCTTAAATCCTTTGCAATTGACAATTTTGTCGCATTATTGAGTAAATTTCCCGTTTTTGTCTTAATTGCGACGTAAACTTTACCATAAACAGGTGGATCTAGCTCATCTCCACCAAAAGCAATGACACTTTCGGCATTTGAGTAAACTTTTTTGGTAATAATTGAATAATCTTGTGATGTTACCGCCCTAAGTTGGGTCGTATAGTCCCTAGGAGCAGTGTATTTGATAGACTCAATGGATTCAACAGAATCACCAAATTGAGACCTCTCATTGACCGTTAGACCTGTTTCTACGATGCTATCAATTGTTCTACCATACTGGTCTTCAAGTTCTCCAACAAAATCAAAATCCTGAACGTCATTAGCAGCAGCTTCATGACTCTTGACATAGGAAATGTTAATAACTTCACCATCTTGGAGTTTTCTTCCAATGACTCCATCACCAAAAATGATCTCATACCTTTGATCTTCAGTTTCACTAAGGAAATAGACCCTAGAGTCTGCTTTAATGTTCGTTACGTCCTCACCAAGCACATAAACGTCCTCTTGGGTGGACTGAGCATTAGGTTTAACAGTAATCCTAAGTGTAGAAGTATCAACTTTATCAGTTGGGATCAAATATTTCTGTTTTTTGAAGGATGACACCGTATATCTATAAGTTAAGATGCTTCCTTCGTAAATTACGGTCTTATTGAACGTTGCAACCCCATTAATGTCAGTAGTAGCATTAACATCCTCAAGTACATTGAATGTATATGCTCCACCAGTTGCCGTAATACCTTTTTTTAGTGACACATACTGAGGATAGGCATCATTCAACAATTCTGTTTGTACAGTGAACGATACACACGCTTTTGCTGCCCTAGAAGACCTTGGAGTATAATTTAGTGTCTTTGCTAAACTTACAACGTTATCCCTGACTGTAGCGGATGAGAGAAAGGTCTCATTAACCGCCATGTTAGCATTAAATGCTGTATAGTAAGTATTATAAGCAAGAACATCAACCAAATACGACAGAGTAGACCCCTCAAAGTCATAATCCGTAAACTCATCACGAGTCCTTAGATAATCTTTGATTGAACTCTTAATAGAGTCAAAATCCATTGCTGTAAGGTTATTTGGAATCATTATTCCGCCCGTTGTAAAATAAAGTCTATAGTCTGCGTTAGAGGTTGACCGACAATACGATATTCAACGTCTACTCGTAGTTCATGATAATCATCTAGTGCTGTTATCTCAACACTAATAACTTCTACCCTAGGTTCAAAGTTCCTAAGAGTATTGGTAATTTCATCTTGTAGTGTATCAACTGTAAATGCATCTAAAGGTTCAAACAATAATTGATATACTTTAGAACCAACCTCTGATTGAAATAATTTCTCTCCTGGTGATGTTAGAACTAAGTTTTTCATTGCTTGTTTAATGGCATTAGCATTCTTCAAAACAATAAGGTCTTTCGTAACTGGATTCTTTGCAAAAGAGTTTGCAAGATCCTGAAAACTACGAGAGACCTTAAGGTTCTTTGATGTTATTGTCTTTAGTGCCACTATACGCTATAAAATGTATACTTTAAAGTTAACTCCTCCATTGGACCTATCGGTTTTATTACTTGTATAAAGTATCTTCCATTCTCAAATTCATACTTTGCACAATTAGGATTATCACTGTGATTAATAAAACCACCTAACGGAGTGCGTATAATTTCATCATCTAATATAATGTGAGATAAACCAAGATTGGTTCCAATTGCAAGGTCTTTTCTTGTGAAAATTCCTTGACCAGCAACAGGACTCTCCTTAACGAAGAGCCCATCTGGTAAAGCTTGATATGTCACTTTATCATTATATCTCTTTTTATTTATGCACCTTGCCCACGATACTTCTTTTTTGCATGATTTCTACTTGTTGCAGCAAGTTTAGTATTCTTAGATTTGCCCTGCCTAGTCTTTTTCGCTGGAGGTGCTGAATAAGTTGAATTGTTATAAAGTGCCATTAATTAAGGACCGATCATTACGTTTGGACTACCCTGAGCAATAACAGAAAGGCATGGTGGACCTAATTGATCACCAACCTTACCCATTGCTAATTTATTAGCAAAAACTGTCTTTGTGGTGGCATGCATAACCCTTGTATGACCAATACCTTTCTTATCTTCAGAAGCAAGCATACTACAATTACATGTTTTAGGTCTAGGTGGTGTTTTACCACAAGGACCAACCATAATAATGTTAGTACTAGATGCTCTATGCACTGTTAATACGTCCTTATCCAATATTGGTAAGATACCATTAACAAAAACATTTCTCACATAAGGGGCAAATGGTGCTAATACAGTAGGTGGCCAAAAACAAACAGCATTCTTAACCGCTACAGATTTAGTGCTACATGTTAAACAAGTAGTACCACAACCAAACCAACCATGAATGTGTCCACTAATGGCTACACCATGACCAGAACAGTTTCCTCTATAAATCGCCGCAGGGACTCCCATATTATACTCCTAGGTACACTTAAAGTCAAATGGATTACCAGCTTTGTCACAAGCTTGTCCAAATAGATAAGCACTATTAGTCAAATCGTTATAGACTTTGATTGATCCTTCAACATTAAAAGCTTTACATCCTTCACCAAATGGACCACTTATAGTTGAACTATATGTGGTATTTCCACTATTACCTGGTTGTCCAGATGTACCAAAACAATCACCCTGAGTATTATCACCACAACCACGAGGATTTAATGGTTCCCATGCTAACTTGACGTTTATATTAGCAGTTACTCTGGAATCGGGTATATATTGCCTCAATAGGTATTTAGTATACGCAGAGGCACATGGAAGGTCATAGAAACTACCATGAACAGTACGTACTTCCTCTTTATCAAATTTGACTAATTTCTTGCCTGAAGACGTTACTTCGGGTGATTCTGAGTTTAATTCTATGAATTCATCCTTACGAATCTTGTCAGCATCAACAAAATCTTGCATTGTACTTGCTTGAGACGCAAATCCACCTGCTCTGAGTCCTTCTCCCATTCTTTCATCCAAAGTTCGCCATCTTAAATCTTCCATGTCCTCTCTATCAGGCAAAGCACGTCCTACTCGCTCAGTTCTGATCACATTTGGTAAGCGTTTTAGGTCTTTTACCTCATTTTGTTGGTATTGATGCGTAACATCAGTGTAAGGAGCTTGCGCCATACCCTTTCTAATGTCTTCCATCGTCAAATTTGTCTGAAAATACAGTCTGTCTAGTCCATCTGGCATATCATCTGCGGCACGTTGCATTATTCTCTTGTAATGCTCGTAATCATTGACCTCAACACCCTCAGTATTGTAATCTTTTGGTGATAATCCACTCGCAGTCACACTATCAACGAAGACTTTATCGCTAAAACGTGGTATTGACGTAATTTCTGGCCGTGCTAACGCTTCATTTAGCGGTTCATTAGCAGGATCTTCCTCATATGTGGTACTTGCTGAGTAAAGTTTCTGTTTTATCTCCTTATGAGTCATCGGAATTGCAATATCAATCTGTTCACCTTGCGGATACATGGATCCACTGGATTTAACCTCTAAAGATGATAAAACTCCATTACTAAATTCATAGTCTATGACTGCATCTATCCCAGTTTCCTTTAAAGGAGTAGCAATTGTTACTATTGGTTTGCTATTTAACTTATTCCAACCCATACCACCATCAGCAATCTTCATAGATTTGATTTGTCCATTCACAATTTCTATATTAGTGATATCTGCTCTTGTTTTTATTGCTGGACCTGTGTTAGTTCCTGTACATGTACTGCTAACTGTGAAAGAAGTACCATTAACTGCGGTAATATATGAGTTTTCCGCAAAAAATGCTGCTCTAAAATTGTATCCTACCTTAATCCACTGCGTATCTCCACCATTGACTAGTGTAACTGTACTACTTCCTTGAGTAACCATTACATCAACTGTCTTTTTACACGAAGGTTGGCGGTAATCATTGAAAGAATTAGGTTGTCTATTCAAGTCTGCGGTCATATATTGCATAGACTTGTTACGAAATTCAAAGAGACCACCTAAAAATGCGCGATCTGGAATGCCAAATCCCGCTAAAACCGTAATTTGATTGCCTCTTGAGGTCGTATATGTGGTATCTTTCGCAAAATCACTACCATCTCCGCTTATTTCCGCAATATGATAGTTAAAATTGAGATCCATGTGCTTCACTTTCTCAATAATATGCCCATTTACGGTATCTGCTGCGTTTAAAAGCGCATAATTTGCGTAAGGATTACTTGTTTGTATGTCACCAATAGCAGTAACTGCGAAATTAAAGTCAATACTACCAGCACCACCTATAGGTATAGACAAATTAAAGTTATCACCTACCTGATAATTAACACCAGCATTCATTAATTCGTCAATATAGATTGTACTACCAACTATAGTTGCAGGATCACCAGTCGTTCTAGGCTCATAACGCATTTTAATACGCAATCCTGTACCAGTAGCACTATTCAGTTCATCAAATACTAGGATATATGACGCACCAATGTCATCTGGATCACTCCAAGGGTTCTCTGGACAGTCTATAGGTATACCATTTGAGTTAGATGCCTCCCAACAATCCGTGGCACTACCTCCAGTAGGTGTTATAGAGAAATCTACTGGTCCTTGAGGTGTTGTAGTAGGTATTCCATCCTCATATCTAAAAGCAATAGCATTAGTACGTGTACCAGCAGTCCATATAGTAGGAAAAGGATCTCTACCCTCTACAAGACTACCTTCTTGTGTTGTATACTCTATAGTAGATGCTCCTGCTTCACAGGTAAAACTCTTACAAGGATGGCATGTTTGACCCCAATAAGATGTAGAACTAGTTGGATTACCATCTGGATCAGTACCACTAGTGGTTCCATCGGTATCTTCTAGGTAATAACAAGGATATCCTGCAATAGGACGTGAAGTATCAAACAAATAATAGAACCATTGATCTCCCCATAGAGGTTCAAATGATATCCCAGAAGGATATCTACTCATAATACCATATAATGCAGGGTTAGATCCACCCAAGGATATTATAATCTTCCCACAATCACCTGCTGTACCACAATTAAAGGGTGGTGGAGGGTTTTGTTGTTCACATACAGTGCCACAATACATTACAAGGTCTCGTTCCCACTCAGGTACGTTTACATCCTCATATTGTGTTTTATCTACTCCATCTATAGGATCATATCTTTCATGCTGGAATGGAATGCCATTAGTTACCTCATCAGGTAAATTGGACATGTTAAGTTGACCCGTGTAGATATTACCACTGGGATCACATCTAGCACAGTGCTTAGGGTTTCTTTCTGCGTTCTTATTAGTATTACACCCCACCTAGTTTGTCCTCCAAAGCAGTAAGTCTCTTTCCATGATCGGTACGAGGTGCAGGATGAGCCTGTTCCTCAAGTTCTTTTAATTTCTTGTAGATCAGTTCTAGGTTCTTACCAATATTTAGATGTTCTTCCTCATCTGGAGGTTTATACATGAATAGATTTTGATCTATTTTGGGCATTTCATTCAAAGTTTTAACACATGCACTTATTAATTCCTCATCTTCACGTAATCTACCCAGTATATTCTCAAATGTTTTACATATAGCATCATGTGCCATTGAGTTATCTAACCATAGACTAACACTTCTTTCTTGCATCCATGCTGGAATTGCACCCTCAATAGGATCTGTTAGATTAACGTCTTCTTTACTGAACATGATAAAATCGTTGTGGGTAGTCCTTATAGAGTTGGAATTGCCTAGGATCCGTGTAAACGTCCATTGCCATACTTATTCTAACATTATTATATGGGTTTGGGGGTACGGAATGTACCAGTCTACTACTAAAGATTGCAATTTGCCCTACTTTATTAATTTCCTTCTTAGAATTATATATTGTACCTACATCAGTCGGACCTTGTAAGAATATATTAAGTGAGGTGAACCCTATCTTATCATATTCATTGTTAGGGTCTACTCCGTGGGCATGAGGTTTAATTCCTTCACCATATCTAAAGGTATTTGCCCAACATTGTACTATGCATTCGCCAAATTCTTCTTTTACCTTGGGTACAAGTATCTTACCAGGGGTATCGTAAAGATAATTATAACACCAATGTCTTCCCGATAGACTATTATCAGCAGTGCCTGTGTAGATGTCAGGACCTAATGCCTTAATATCGTCCTCGTATTTTAAGATAAACTCTGAGATCTCTTTACATTCTTCAGAGGTTAAGAAAGTGTCAATTAGTTTCATAATAATTGCAGAGATCGCGGGGATCGCGCCCCACTATTTTTCGTCCAGAGACCTGTATATTAATAATGTCCCATCACCTTCGTCATCATATTCCAAATGGTCTCCAGGACGCCATGAGAGGTCTTCTGTTAAGTCTTCAGGTAGGTTGAGATACAAACGACCTTCATCGTCCTCTTGGAGTGTTAATTGAAATCTCTTCATACTGGTTCATTCCATCCTTTTTCAATTTTTGCTTTCACATCTTCGGATGCATTCACCTTATGTAGCAGAGAACTACAGTAATCTCGTCTACCTTCTGCCATATCTAGCGTAGCGTGTCTGGAATCTACGATCTTTTCTGAGGGTGTCTGAAAAAATACTGTGTATTGTGCCATTAGAGAGGTGCAATTTGATAATTTTTTATCGTTTGTTTGTACTTTTCCCACCTTGCAATAACATTTTCATCTGCGACCACTCCCTGACTTACCATTTCATCGGCAAAAGAATACATCTGAGTTGCTAAGTGCTTCTCGTAATGTATCAGAGTCTCTAGAATGTGTGTTCTAGTATCTTGGCGTGTTTGGGAAAAATCCATGCAGATCCTGTGGGGGAATTTTTACTGGGCAAAAAAATTTTGGTCTACCCTGTACCACAAACGCAATTTTTATTTATATCACTGGCGATTGGGAACCTTTGTAGGTTAGGGTAGTAAAGCTTTTTAATATAGAGGGCCGCCCCAAACGCCGAGATCCCTTAGTATGACTGCGATTTGGGGTGCTTTCTTTATATTTAGTGAGGGTGATTACCTGCCTAGACTATCATCCCAGAGGTGAAATCTATGGCAGGTTCGTTGTTACCTTGGAAATACCATTCCCATTGCTTTTGAAATACTCTAGCACCGTAATTAAACTCGTCTAGGATTGCATTTAAGCGGGATTTTGTGGTATTTGATTGATAACCACCGTCAAACAATTGCACTGTGTTTGTTGTTACTGTTGCGATGTGATTGCCGTGTAGATATACTCTAGCATCGGAATTGTCGTCAATAGTAACACATGTATTGGAAGAATTGAATGGGGTTCTTGTTAAGATTGCCCTGTTCATTTGTCTTTCAATTTTTCTCATTTAGTGCTCCTTGATTGGTATACTATAAGTATACACTCCCTAGAGGTACAGTTCAAGTTACTTTGTGCCACTTTGTGAACTGTCTATAATGTCAATAAACCAACCGATTGATTTGATATAATCAAGGGGCGAAAGTATCGGCGAATTGTGTCTATTTTCACCTCTACGGTTTCTAACATTATCCATATGCAATTCTAGGTCATTGAGTGAATCAAATGTCCCCTGGATTACCTCTTCTGAGTTATACAAACGGTATTGCATTTTTGGTCTAATTGTTTATAGGAACGTGGTACAAATACCCCTCTGATAGTAAATGTTGTGCTCTACGGTTTATGTTAAAGTTTTCCACATGTTGCTCAGTATCTAACAAGAACTGTAGCAAGTCTATCTCATCACTTAAGGGGAAATTTTGCTCGTTTCGTTGTAACCATCTGCTGTACAGTTCTTTATACTTAGTGGTCAAAAACATGTGGAAAACTTCCTATAAGTGTTTTGATATTAGTATTATACCAGATATACTTAGGGATGTCAAGTATTTAGTCTAATGTTACATTTTCCTACGAGAGATTGACAATTCTTAGTGAAGTCGCTAAGGCAACGATTGTTCTGGTTAATTAACACTTTTCCACACACTTTCCACAGGGTTGTTGATAACTCTATCATATATTACGATTACTAACTAACAATTAATTATTACATATATAGTTCTAGTGAATAACACTTTATGTCTAAAATCTACTCTATTACTAATAACATTAACTCCAAGAAATACATCGGTAAAACATCAAGAACTCTTAAAGAACGTATACAAGAACATAAGCAAATTGCATCTAGTAATAGTAACAATAAAGGTGCAATTCATCATGCTATTAATAAGTATGGTATTGAAAACTTTTCTATTAAATGTATAGAAGAGTGTGATACTAATAGAGAAAATGAGCGTGAAATGTATTGGATTAAAATGTTACAAACTCACGTGCAATATGGTAAAGGATATAATCTTACTAAAGGTGGAGATGGTGTTATATTAGAGCGTAAAGATTGGGGCAAACATATACATTCAAAACCTGTAAGTAAGTATGATTTAAATGGTAATCACATGGAAGATTACGACTCTATGGGATTAGCATTAACTGCAATCCTTGGAAAAAGTAAAAGATTACATGGTAAATCTAGTATTAGAAAATGTTGTAATGGGGAACAATCTTTTGCTTGGGGATATAGATGGAGTTGGAAAGATTGTCCTCTGCCCGATGTTACTCACTTGCGAGATTATACCAAGGGTAAGATATACGGTATTAACAAAGATGGGCGTACTAAATGTTGGCAAACTCAAGACGATTGCGTTAAAGAAATATCAAATAACCCCAAAGATAATAGTGGAATGAGTTTATCTTTAAATAGTCAATCGTCTTCTAAAGTATGTACTTTTGGATGGTATTTGTTCTATGATAAGAAACTATGTTCATTTGATAAGTTTACACCAAGGGCAAGAACTGGGAGACCTAAAGGTACAAATAAGGTGAGATTTAAGGGCGTTAAGTATAACAATCCTGATGACGTTGTTTATTACGATTCATACCTAGATCTTAAAAAAGAGTATAAGTCATATGAGAATATTTACCGTAATATTCATAACATAGAAATGGGTAAAAAGTGGTCTAAATGTTATGATCGTCAGTGGTATAAGGTTTAGTTTTCCACAGATTACGCTCTCTAATGTATTCCCAAATAATACATGTTATCTCTTTCATAGTAAGATAAGTGAGCGAATCTTTAGGCATCTTGTTTAATTAGTTTTCCCCAATCGTGAGGATAGATTAACACATTGCATTGAGAATATCCATGTAATTTATCAGGATCGTCCCATTGTCTAACAGTTAAAGTTATATATTGGGTGCCGATAAAGTTAACAACTCCGCATTCACTTCCATCCTTAAAACATACTTTATCGCCACGATTAAAGGGGAATTTCTTCATTATTCCCAGAAGGATTTGGTCTGTTTCTTATGACCTATTCCTCCCATACTTCCATCAAATTGTTTTCTCCAAGGTGCAGGTTTTGGTTTGCTTCCTTTATACTCAGGCACAGATGATTTATCAGGTTGTTTATTAGTTTGATCCTTTAATTCTCTGTCCATTGTTGATGCCATTGGTTCAAATCCTAACCAGTCAGGTGGTAAAGATTCTCTTCCAGGTAACTCACTTTCTAACATTTTAACCTCAAATCCGTATCTATGACTAAACACAATACGAGGGATCATATTCACACTAAGTGATATTCTATTAGGTGATTTATTGTCACTATATCCATGTCTGAGGTGTGATTCCCATATTAAAAAGTCACCTACTTCGGGTTTAATTACTGCTCTAGGTTGTGAAAATACTGTTGCATTCTCTATATCTGGTGTAAATCCTATATGAGGTTCTATTGCAAAGTTAAACTTAGGAGATTGAAATTCAATAGGTGCAGCATCATCATCATGGTCTAAATACATGGTTCCAGATAAGAAACTATTTACATGTGCATGATAACTTTGTCCACCAGTTCCACGATTACAGTTAACCCAACTATCATTAATTAGATACTCTGATTGTATCATATACCCTAACACTTTAGTATGAAAATGATAGGCACATTCAGTCATCCATTTATGTAATTCAGGTGCATCAATATTATTAAAGAAATTGTTATTTAGTGTAACTCCTTGTGTTTCACCTGCATTGTTAACTTGCTCACCACGTTGATAATAATGCTTGAGATCTTTATTACTCCAATTAACATTATGATTGCGTTCTTTCGTATCTTCTCTTACTTTATTGGTCAAATCTTCCAGATATTGTTTATCTGGATAAGAGTAACATCCAACTGCTATTGGAAACAATGGGAGTATTTCTTTAGGTGTAATGTTGTTACTTTGCATGCTAAGTTTGTGGTTCAAGTCCATAGTATGTGCCTAAATCATGGTCAACATGTATCCAGAAGAAACGTGTTATTTGATATAAACCATTACCAGAATAGGGCATATCATTATCTATAAGCACAGGAGTTATACTATTAAGTAATGATGCAGGAAATAGAATTGCTTCGTTATTCTTTAACTCAACTTTGTAATCCTCATCATTAAATATCAAGTCACCACCTGTAAATTGCTTTGGTTCTTTATACAAATTAACCAACAATACCCACGCTACACCATCAACATGCTCATTAATATAACACCCATTATTATAATAATTGATAGTAGTTAATTGCGTACCACAATTACTAAATCCTCTAAATGCGGGATTAATACTTTCTAATGCGGAAACTGTCGCTTTTGAATATATTTTATCTACACAATTTAATATATCTGATTGTCTAGCATCCTTAAATAACTCTTCAATAGTAATATAATGACGGTTACAAAATGGTTGCTCCGCATCATTACTCATTATCTGCGGATGTAAACGAGTGGGAGACGTTAAATATTTCAATTCAGGAAATATTTGATGCTCTAGTTCATACTCAGTAAAAAATTCCTCAATCAAAAGATGAGGAATAGGAGAGGAAATTTGCTTCATTGATTTAACATTCTATCAATTTGTTGTTGTTTCTCAGTGTTAATATCCTTGAGATGATTACCAAATCCAATAACACTAAAGACTGCTTTTACACCATAGATTAAAAAGAATACTATGATAAAGATTGTGATTGATTGTTTCATTGGCACATATCTTCAAAGCGTTGTTTAGCAATAATCTCGCAATGTGCTTCGTCTAAATTAGGAAATTCTTCTAAAACTTCCTCATATAAAGTTTCAAGAATTGACTCGTGATGTAGAACTGACATTAGTATGCACTCCTTAATAATGTGTACATTGCATCTCTAACTTGATGCGTATCTTCTACAATTCCCTCATACTTTTGGGTTTGTGCGTAACAATCAAGTGCTTGATCTATTACATCCCATTGTTCTTGAGTGAAGAAATCGTACATAGTATTTAACTCTTTGTGAGAGTAATCTTTGTTGTTAACTGTAAACATTAGATTAAACTCCCAAGTCTAAGAGTAGATCTTTTAGATAATCTTCAGCACAGTCTTGTGCATCATATACATTATCAAAAGTACCGAGATCAATTTGATCTCCGATGATGCAACCTTTTGAATCATCGTAAACCATAGTACGGACTTCAAAACGGTCATTACCGTAGTGATAGATCGCTAGATTAGGATCTAGGTCATTCTCACGTCTGTAAGAGTCAAACATAGAGGTGACTACACCCCGTTGCCACTCAAGACCAAGATAATCATCACATAGATTGATGGATTGTGAAAAAAGAGATTTTGACATAATTGAAAAATTGAAAATTGGTGTTCCTTGATTATGTACTTACTATAGCACACAATCGGGCAAAAATCAAGCGATCTTGTGCCACTTTATTGACTGTCCATCAATGGTCTCAATACGTCATCCATGATGATACCATTGAAATTCTGAAAGATTCCTATCAATTCATCATCTAACGAGGTGCATGTATCAAGTATTTGTTTAACCTCATTCAAATGGATTAACAGTTTCTGCTTATCAGTTAACTCATTCATAATCCATCCTTAATTGTTATTGCACCAGCATGATTCCACTTAATGTTTAAGCATGCCATGTGAATATCTAGCAGATTTGATAGATTAACTCCCTCTAAATCTGTCCAGTCTGAAACATAATCAGTCTGGTCAAAATCACCAGTTCCATCTATCTTCTGTGGGCATGATTTGAAATTTTGGTCATCATCTACCCAGAAGATTCTTCCAAATGATTTACTATGAAACATTAGAAATACCTCCTTTAAGCATTATTAATTATTTCTTCTTTCCAGTCAATATCAGCAAAGACCTCATAAAAGAGTTCACAACCGATATCAAAGTCATCATCAAGTTCACCTTGATAGACTTTAACAACCTCATCATAAGTCCTGGATTCTGACATAATTAAAACTCCAAATAGGGTGAATAGTGAGAGGAACAAAATCGCAGATGTCTGACCATATCTTAGTAGGATAACCCCACAAATGGTCTCAGGGATGCGATTTTGTTCCCCATACATGTATTATACACGATCAGGGGTATGTGTCATGTGATTTGGTGACACTTTGTAATCTGTCCACTCCTCGGACTACATCAATCTCTCTTATGATACGCTCAATTCTGGGCGTATTGATCGGGCAACGATAACTAAATGTTGTCGCTTCCTTATTGAGACATTGAATGATAAGATCTAACTCCTTATCTTCAAGTGTTATATTATAATATACACCTGAAGATGTGATGATAGGTTCACTCATCTCTCTTTAATTAACTCAGCAATTTGTGCATCTTCCACCTGATATTGTCTCAGTTTGAGATAGATATCAGACCAGAATTCCTGAATTGGTTCATCATTAACAACATTCATTTCTTGCTTGATGTTGTTAAGAACTGCTTCCCACTGATAGTTGCTTAATGGCATGGTAATCTCCATGAGGTTTTGTTTACTGAGGCATCACAATGTATGCAGTTTAATGCACTCCAACTAAAGTGAAATACTCTAGCGTGACTGTTACATTCTGGGCAGATAATCAACTTGCCATGTTTACCTGCACGAGTGTATCTGTTAACTGTTTTGTGCATAATCCCATAGTTCAATGAAATTTTTTAACCATGAATCATGCTCAGGTGAGTAATCCTGTTCATCAGCAGATACCATAGGTAAGTGATGCTTAACTACATAATCTGCATAAACTTCTTGTAAGAAATCAATTTTATCCATAGGTTGTAGTTTGATTGCTTCAAGGTAACTCATTTAATAATCCTCCTGATATGTGAATTGGGTGAATTTATCGTAATCAAATTTATATGATACAACTCTAGCATCTTGATAATCATCATTATCAGATTGACTATGCCATGAGTTCAAGTATGCTTGAATCTCTTCACATAGATGTACAGGATTGATGGAATCATTCTCATCATCAAACTGTATGCGAACTTGAAAAATTGCTGATTTCATTTATACATCCTCAAACCATGAATCGTTATCCTCATCATTACAAACTGAGGTTAATGTGAAATTAGGAATGAATAGAAACTTATAATCATTATCTTCAGGATCAACACCATCTACAACAAACTCTGAGTAGATAGATGTAACATTCTTCAGGTTATTCTCCTGGAGATTCCGTTGTAATGCTTCCATGAGTGTATCACTCATATTTTCAATAGACGTTTGTTGTTCGTCCATAGTTCCTCCGATAGGGTGAATAAGAGTGTGGAAGAGGTTCGTCTTAAAGAGCATTTTCCTCTGGGGTCGCTCACCCTTGCCTTCCACTCTTTAATAATACACGATTTTGAGAGTAAATGGTGAAAATGTGGTCAGTTTGATAACTGTCACATAATGGGGTTGACGAAACATGAAAAAACGTGCATTTTAAAATGTAACGGTGGTATGAAACATCATACCACTTTTCCCATTATTCTCCTTATCTGGCGTGAACATTGAGCAACGGCATAATTATCACTAGGAGTTTTGCTCGTAGTGATAATCGTACCATTCTTATGTTGCCAAATAAAATGTTTAGTTTCTCTTACTAAATGAAAGTCATTCTTTTCCATTAAGAAACGAATCTCTTTCGTCAATGACTTCTTTGGCATGATGATTACCTCAGATAAAGATAACCACCTGCCCAATCTGCTCGTGCATAGCATTCACCACGTGAAACACTATCTAACAAATTGTAGCGAACATGCTTTGCAGGTTTTGCCCATGATGCAGGTTTGTAAACATCACCAGTCTTCTTATCTACAAAACAATGTACACTATTATTGGAATTGATTTTGTAATACTTACGACCCTCAACAATTTCAAATGTTTCACTTAAACTGTTGGGATACTTAGTATTAAAATCCTCTTGCAATCTTTGTGCTAATTTATGAGTGTACTCATAAACTTCTGATACAAATAGAGTTTTAGTCATTGATTAATTCCAGTAAGAGTTTAAAGAACGAGATGTGAATTGATACTCTACAGTATCATCTAGTGACCCTAATATGTCACCTACCCACTCATCTTCGTTGATTTGTGAATGATCTGATTCAAACACTTCACTTGGAACTTCAAGTGATTTTGGTTTCCTAGGCATTTAATCCGTTGGTTGACTACTCTATTATAATACACGAGATTCAAATCAAATGGTAAAAATGTGTGCAGTTTGATAACTGTCACATGCTCATCAACTTCTCATATAATTTTGTTCTAATCTTAAAGTGTCCTTTAACATGATGCTCATCTATGTAATCTTTATCAAGATAGTGTACAATTAGATCAGGATCATTGTACCATTGTTCATAAGTCCACGATGCACTTCTAACATATCGTTGACCTTTATTCTCACACAATTCTGTTACTTGAGCATCTAACTTATCTGCTATTGTTTTAAACTTATACTCAACAACATACATCACTCTACCATAAACAAATAGTGATGATATGATAGGCAAATTAACAGCATAATCCTTTAAGTATCTCAAACGTGTATAATCATTAAAGCAACCTCCACCATTGGTTGTTGATTTATAATAATTTTTAGGTTTGATTTCTTTCTCTTCACCTGTTAATTTGCACTTACAATCTCTACCAAGTTTACCAGCAATAGGATCACAATTAGCGAGATGGGCAGTAATATGCTCTCTGAGCGTAGAACTGTTGGGATCATTGACATAAATTTCATAAAGTTCCTCAAATAAACTATCTAGTTTTTTGGATGATTTGCCTGTTGATCTATCAACAGCAAGTTGTAATAATTCAGGAGTAAACATTAGCAATAGCAGGGATACCTTGAGTAAAGATTAAATCAACTATTGCTTCTAATCTCTTCTGAGTTCTTGTACCTGCACCATACCCACTTGTTGTAGGTACTGTTACATAACCACAAGGTTTTGTCCAGTTTGCATAACAAGTAGTAGAGATATTACCCTCTGCTAATTGTTTACGATCATCATCATGTACTCTAATAACTCTACCTATAGTTTGTGCCATTTCTATAGTTGGTAGGTTACGAAGTAGGATACAATGTGATAATCCTGGAACTGAAATACCCTCACTTAATATACTATAATGGAAGACAAGAAACTTTCTATCTCTCATTCTACCGAGAGCATTTAACACCTTAAAGAACATTTGTCTGTTGATCTTTTTCTTATTAAAGTAACAACCATGCTTAGAGGTTATGTGTAAAATATCATAACCTAGTTCTTTACATCTATCAAGTACATCAGTTTGTGATAACATGTTCCACAATACTTTTGTTGATGGTGCAGCAACTAAAATCTTTTGTGCTTGATCTGCATCTAATCCTTCAATGATTCCTAATATATTAGCAGCATCAAGATCAGGTGCATTTAACTTAGTTCTTACAATATCACACTCATAAGTTGATAGTTTAGGTGGTAGAATCTTACCTGCTGCTATTAACTCAGGGGCAGGAGTATTCTCTAATATACCACCATAAACAGTTGAATTGTTCATCCCTCGTTTAGCACTACCTCTATCATGTTTCGGTGTAGCAGTAAAGAAGAATCTTCTATTTGCATGGGGAATCATATCAACAACTGCTAGATTAAAGTGTCTACCAGTTGCGTTATGTGCTTCATCATAATATATCGTATCTACCTCAATTCCACTATCATATATTCTATTTAAAGAATGATATGTTGTAAAGATAAGACGATGCTTATCCTTGTTACCTGATACCCAATTAAGGATTTCATGTGTTTTAGTGCTGTTAAATTCCTTGGTTTCGCCACTATGAACGTGCATTACTTCAGCATCTAGTATATGCTCACTAAATTCTGAATGTAATTGATTGCTCAATAATATGCGAGGTGCAACCACAACAATAACCCTAGATTCATAAGAAGTTTTTAACCTTCTCTTGCAATCTGCGATCATAATGTAAGTTTTACCACCACCTGTAGGAATGATAATTTGACCACAATCTTTAGTGTTCATCTTATCATAAGCACGTTGTTGATGTGCTGATAGATTCATTAAAACCTCATTACTAAAATCATTATAAATGAAAAAAGCACCCAGTGGTGGGTGCTTGTGACAGTTTGTAAGGTGGTCTATGAGTTTGCGATGTAGTCCTCAATCACTTGTAGAACTTCGGCAGCAGTCTCAGCATCTTCTAGTAGAGCAAAGAGAGCAACTTCAGGATTGAATGCCATGATCGTTTGTGCGTTGAATACCTAGGTATTATACATGACCCATAAGGTCTGTCAGTGGATTGTGTGACACTTCCTCAGTTGGCACACGATTTTGGATCAACTCCCCATAAGACTCGTGCAGTTCACATCCTAGGTAGAATCTGCCTAGTTGCTTTGCCACCATTGCAGTTGTGCCTGATCCCATGAACGGATCTAGAATGACATCACCCTCTTCACTCCCTGCCTTTATACAGTCTGTAATTAGTTCAGGTGGAAATACTGCAAAGTGAGCACCTTTATAAGGTTTGGTTGCAACTTTCCATACACTACGTTTGTTTCTCTTATCATATACCATTTTGCGTGGTCTAGTTAAACCTGAAAACTGTCCAGTTGTGTCTTTAGTGTTATTCATATTAATAGGTTTATTACCACCCCATCTCTCACCTACTGCCTTTTCCTTTATACTTTCATGGTCGTAATAGTATTTCTTATTCTTACTTAAGAGGAAGATGTACTCATGTGATTTAGTACATCTATCCTTCACACTTTCAGGCATTGGATTAGGTTTATGCCATATAATATCTTGCCTTAAATACCATCCATCTGCTCTTAATGCAAATGCTAACATCCAAGGAATACCGATTAAATCTTTCTCTTTAAGTCCATCTAATTTATTACCTCGTCTTGCACATTTCTGTGGTAAATCTTGCTTACTCTTACTAACAGTTTGTTTAACTAATGACTGACCTTTTCCAGGTCTATAGTTATAATAACTATCACCAATATTCACCCATAAAGTACCATCATCAGTAAGACAATCTCTGACTGATCTAAACACTTCAACTAGGTTTTGAATATACTCTTCTGGTGTTTCTTCTTGTCCTATTTGTAACTCTTCCCCACCATAATCTCTTAATCCGTAATAAGGTGGGGATGTAACACACATTCGTGCCTTATCAATAAAGGCACACAATGTTTCACGACAATCACCAAATAAAATAGTGTCTTTCACTTCTTAAATGCACCTAACTTTATTAAGATGTAAATTGTAAGAGTTGTCCAGAAAATTACATAATACATAGCGATATTATACCATAAAAAAAGATGGGTGTAAACCCATCTTTAGAATATTAATTGAATGCTCTGTTATAAGAGTCCTTAACATAGTCAACAGATTTAATAACAAAGGGTTTAGCAATGTTATAACCTTTGACCACATCATTCCAAAGTTCGTTTACTTCATAAGAATGAATTGACCAACGAACTTTAACATCATCACGATAATCTTCCCATGTTAGGTTAGGTTTTTCGGGACGAACTTGGGCAGGTTTAGTATCAGTCACTTGCTTAATCTCACGAGGTTGTGAGTATTTAGTAGCAGGACTCACACTCTTAACAGAACTTTTTCTTGCCTTCCTTGTCCGTGTCTTGCGAGGTGTGGACTTGGTTGCAGTTGCAGTTGGCATGAATGAAATTCGTTTGAACTCCCTTATTATAAAGGATAATCAGAGAACAACACGCTGTCTTGTGACACTTTCTTCATTGGTTGTAATATTTACATCCTGAATGCCTAATTTCTCCACTATATCTTCTAATAGGGAAATCTTCTTGTCATAAGTTACTTTATCTAGTATCTTTCTTTGAAAATACTTTTCTTGAATATCATGTAACTTCATTGATATCGCTTTCTTCAACATTTCCTTTTCAGGTACATTGAAAGGCATGCAATGTGGGTAATGCGTTGAGGACATTAAACTAAATGTGTTTGCGTAATGTAGGTAATAGTGAGAGAACTTCTGCCTTAACTGTCATTAATTCGTTAAAACATTTTTGGTTATGAGCACATGCACGAAGAACATGATCTGGTTTATGTAATGATTCAGCGAGGAGATCTAACGCTCTGTTATACTTTTGTTCGTAAGTTTCCTCGTCATGAATTGCATTTTGGTCTTTCATTTATGACTGAGTTGTATAATCAATATCCAAAGATGAATACGACATATCATCATAATCTAAACCATCATCTTCATCTTCATCCCACAAATGTTCGGGCATTAATCCTGGAGATTGTGTAACTTCAATTCCAGGTATATTTTGTGTCGCTTTTTCGTTAGGATCAGGCATAATTAGAGACTCCAATCTTGAGGGTTATAGTCTATTTTATTAGACTTTTTACGCTTCTGTTTGTTATCTTCGTCCCATGAATTGTATCGTTTAGATTTACCTTTTTGTCTTTTTTCTCTAAGAGATTTGCTGCCATATGAATGAGTGGATTCATCTCCACCTCGTCTATATGTACGTCCCATTAGTTAATGAAATTGCGATGGTACTAATATATATCTACTCAGTCTTGCTGAACTTAACTAAGTTATCAAAAGTATTTGTAGTGGTATCATCCCCTACAAATTCATCGGTTTGTAACAATAAATTGGGATCTAATTCATCTGCTTCTTGTTCCCAAGGAGAAACATTTGCAGTTAAATCATCAAAAACAAATCCCACACCACGTAGGAAATCAGAGATCTGATCTACAACGTCTGTGAGAGTCTCGGCGTTGAACTTCTTGACATCACGTGTGCCAGTGTCGTCGTCTGTTGCAACAATCTTAAACCGTGTCATTTTTCAATTTGAAGACCCCACCAGTATAATCTATATATGGGGTCTTGTCAACCCCCTACCTATATGTGGTTGCGTGTTGCCATGCCACTACCATAATTTCCACCACCAATTATAGTCCACTCTGCTGACGCATCCATGTTTATCGTGTAACCATTTGATATAGTTACAGGTCCAATTGAAATTGAGTTAGCATTCTCTGGTGCGTTACTTGCAGCACCTAGTGTTAAATTCTCGTCTATCGTTGCAGCATTGGTTCTAATAATACTCTTATCACCTAGACCAGCACCACCTCCACCAACTGAAGTCCAACCTGGATTTCCTTGCTGTGCGTCAGCAACGTATATTTGGGCACTATCTTCAGCACTATCAAATACTATAGTACCATAAGCAGGTGATGGCAGTGCAGTTGATATAGCAGCAGCATTAGCATACTTAGGAATTTCTAGGTAAGAACCATTACCACTCAGTTGCAAGATCTTAATGAGTGCTTGCGTTGTGGTATCAATATTATTACCATTAATCTTGGTATGTGCCATATACTACTCCTGTTCTTGTATATATTTATTAGATAGGCAACTCACGAATCTCTACATGATCTGAAGTTGTAGGTGCATCACCAGCACCAAACACTACGTTAGTACCGTTAGTGTCAACAGTATAGTTAACATCAGGGTGTTGTAATACACCATTAATAGTAACTATAACTGACTTAGAGTTATGAACAACACCAGAGTATGAAGTAATTGGATACGTTAATGTTGTACCATCTCCCTGTGTACGTCTAGTGATATACTTATCAGGTGCAACACCACCTCTACCATCTACTCTTAAGTCACCAGTTAATCTAACTGATCCTTCAATCTCTGCACGATATGTTGCTGAGGTTGTTCTACCAATACCTATATGTTGTGTATTACCATAGGTATCAATGTTAATGAATCCAGTATTAGTTAGACCAAACTTAACCCATGCTGAATTGTAATACATCCAACCTAAGTTAGCACCAGGTTCCCAATCAATATTATATACAATATCACCATCACTAGGTGCATTGTAGTTCTGTACATTAGTTAAATCTGGTACTCCTTGTGCTATACCACCAGTAACCAATTCAGGTGCTAGTAGTGTAGTTTTAAGAACAGTACCATCATTATTATTGTATGTTAATTTCTTCGCTAATATATTATTTGAAGCAGTAATAGTACCTTGGAATGTAGCAGGACCAGAGAAGATTGATTCTAAGTTGTTAGATGCACCACCAATAACTGTTAGTTTATCAGTTATAACAACTTCAGAGAATGTTTCAATCGTAGTATTCTCTTCACCTAATACATTTAACTGTGCAATATCTTCTGAAGTTATCTGACCTGTAACTGGGTTAATAACTTGGTTACCAATGAATAGGTCACCATTAGAGTTAAGTCCAGAGTAGAATGCAACTCCTGCCTCCTCTTTTAATGACTGTGATAGTCTAATTTGAGCATCACTTAGTGTCTCAACTTGTGTCTGAGGGAATGCAGTTGAATAGTTACCTGGTCCGAAACCTGTGTATTCAAATGTATGGTTACCTGATCTTAGAATTGAATGTCGTCTTAACTCTACGTTAATAGGATTAAGATCACCATCTGCATCTTCTAGGATAGGAATCTTTCTTGTTTCTTCATCACCTAAACGAGAAGTTAATGGTATATTTGATAATGTACTGTTAATACTATCCCAACCTGGATTACTACCAGCAACCCAACCTGAGTCTGCTAATAGAAACTTAATTGCTTCCTTAGTTATACTTCGCTGATCATCTTTATTAGGTGTAGGTGATGCACCATCAGTACCATATACTAGACCTATTGTTTCATTATCTGCAATAGATACTGTCTCAGTTGGGTCATCGTTAGGATTATCTCTGTCAAATGCAGGATATACTTCATTAACATTCTGAGAGAATGCAAAATCATTAAAGTTTGATGTAGTTGGTGTTATTGAACCACACAATAGTGTCAGATAATATACACCATCAGCAATACCTCTTTCAAATGGAGTTATAGTTTCAACATCGTACACATAATAACATTTAGATAGGTTATAATTTGTCTGGTCAGTATTATATGGTTGTAGAACAAATCCAGTAATAGGTGCTCTTGGAAGAGGTGGATTCTGATCTTTAGGTATTACATAACGCACACGATATGTTCTGTCTTTCAAGTTACGTGCGTCAGGTATTCTCTTAATGAATGTTGTTGGTGTAAAGTTTAGACTATTATATATTGTATTGTTTACTAGAGTAGAGTATATCTCATTGTTAGTAGCATCTACTGATAGATACCAACCACCAACTTGGTTAGGAACACCATTTATAGTATAGGTAGCACTATCATATTGTAGTGGTGAACCTACTCCACCAGCACTTGTACCTGATACAGCAGGACCATATGGATTAATCTTTGCTGATTGTACACTTGCTTGTGTTGCACCTGACGGTATCAACAAACAATATAATTTATCTGGTACTGTTAAAGTTTGTCTAGCACCTATAACGTAACCCTGTACCTTATTTTGTGGTGGTGCAGTCTCACTTGTATAACCGTATATATAGAGTCTTGTTCCTAGAGTACCACCCTGTGCTGCTAGTGCTGCGTTAATTGTTTTAGTTCTAGCAATGTCTAAGTTAGTCCAGTTAACTGATACTTCTGGTACATCACTCAATGACTTAGGTGGTATGATGTGCGTTAATGTACCTGCCTTATCCTTAGTAAATGCTGCACGTTTAAATCCTTTAGATCTTAATGCTGTGTTACCAAAGTTACTGTTACTGTTGGTAATTGACATGTCAGCACCACTGTATCCACTGAAGTGGTCAGCATATCCAACAGCGAACACAGAAACCACCTGAATGAATGCGTCATTACTTGCCTTGATGTGCCCATGTCGCCATCCTTTCTTATATTCTGCGAAACCATCTAGGTGAGCACCTGCTCCTCCTTCATCATAGTTTCCAGTTGATGCGTTATATTTAACAAATGCTCTGTCATCTTTCTGTAGTGATAGTCCAGTGAACTGAGCAACAACCATAGATTTAAATCCAGTTGCCTTACTACCATCTGCATGCATACCTTGTAGACCCCATGTAGATCTCAAGGAACAGTTAAAGACATAAGGTGATGCTGAGTCAACAGTATCAATCTCAACCTTAACTACCATGTTAGAACCAATAGCATTACCAGTAGGTTCTTCTGCTAATTGGTATGTAAATACGTTACCACTCGCAGATGTAACAGCGAATGATCCATTATATAATAGTGCATCAAGTTCTGACTGTGGACCTGTGGATCCTGTAACACCTGATATGTTGACGTTAACTCCAACAGAGAATCCGTGGTTCTTAGGATTACCATCAGCATCAACAGTAACAGCACTAGCAGTGTTACCATTACGTGTGATCTGTAGAACTCTGAACTCGTCAGAAATCGGACCAACAATTCTGTTCTCTTCAACTCTTGCCTGTATCTGGTCTTGAGCAGGATCACCTGAAGTATCAGGAATAGTTGCAAATGCTCGTGATACCTTCTGATAATATATGTCTAGGTCAGTTCTTTCTAGTAGGTCAGGAATAGTAGACTGTGTAATCTCTGTACTATTCTCAACAGTTCCAGTAGTATTAATTAGATAGTTTAAACTATTATTACCATCAGCGAAGTTGAATGATGTTAATTTATGGTGTGAATATGATGGTGGAATTGTTTCTGCACTATCTGGTTTGAAATATACACCAGTAGCATCTCCATCAAATAAACTAAACTGCCAGAAATAACAACCACCAGTTACCCTGAAGATTGCAGATTCACCTGGTACTTGCTCTTCAGTGTTAATACCTTTAGATGGATATGTTGTAGGATATGGTATATATTTTGGAATAATCTTAGTACGTCTAAGATCCATACCAACAATAGAACAACCTCTAGGTACTATACATCCACCTTCAACTGAGTTATACTTATATAATACGTTGTTGGGTGATGTTATATCAAAGTTAGAGTTAGCATCAAGTGGTGGAATGTTTGTATATAATACTTCGCCTGGTCTGTTATCAATAATATACTCTGACGGATAGAGCATGATACTAAAAGCATCAAACTCGTCATTACTTAGTCCAACACGATATGAGAAACGTGCCACCTCTAGGAAAGCACGTTGCAAACTCTTAAATGGACGCAAACTAGAGTTACCTCTGTTGTCTATTGCATCAGAAGCATCAAAGTCATCAGGGTTGACGTAGATAATACGTCCAGTTCTGGACGTAATTATATTCTTGAGTCTAGTTAGTGCCATTTATTTAGAATCTATATATGAGTTGTAATCTATAGGGATTAGTCTCCACCTTCCCCGCCTTCAGTTTGATAAGCATCTGAACGCTGATACAATGTAGTAGAGTACTCTGCTACTGTATCTTGGAATGCATCCAGTGAGAATGTCACATAACCATTAGTTGCTTTCACTTTAATTGATTGTCCAGGTCCAAGTATGATACCTTTATTCAATTCACTTGTATTAGCAGAAATAGAATCCGCTTGGATGTATAAGTCTGCATCAGAATCATTACTTACACTACTAATAGTAGCAGTATTTTTAGTTGCGGATACCTGTCTAGGTGCTTCAATAAAAGTATCAGATCCTACCCACAATGCAGAACCAGGTCCGTTTACTACTGTGGTCTTTGTACCACTATGACTGAGGATAGTGCTATAACTATCACCAGCAATAGCATTGATAGTATAAGTTGCGTTACGATATAAGAACTGGTTAGTAGTAACCCAATCAGAGACAACACCGATACCATCCTCTTCCTCCTGTGAATATACCCAGATCTCATTATATACGAACTGGTTTGTCATGGTAAAGAATTGATCACCATCTGCATAGTTAGCATCTGCTTGATCATGTGGATACCAGTTACTTACAGGTTCAGAAGTAGACAAGTCATACTGAACATAAGCACCTGCTTGTCCTGGTGTTCCTGAAACAGTTTTACCAGCAGTCCACTCAGTACCACCGTTGTTTGTACCACCAGCAGTAGTAGAGAACTGTAGTACCTTACCAGTCATTGAGTTATCAGCAACATCAAACTTATAAGTTCTATCAGTTAATAATTGTGGTTGTTCTTGTAAGTAATACTGATACACAGCACCACCAGCACCATCGTTGAATACTAATTTACCCGCAGCAGCAGCAATACCACCAGTTGATACAGTACCAACAGTTGTTGATGATCCACCAGTTAATACGTTACCTTCAGCAAAAGATCCACCTGATACATCACCTATCCAAACAACACCAGCATCATCTTCACCTGGAACATATTCATAAACAACACCACTAACACCTGCACCATTAGTAACTGTCTCACCGTTTGCATAATCAGGTTCAGCAGAACTGGAACCATCAGATACGTTCTCAAGAGTAAATGCTATAAGATCCTTATACTTTGTAAGGTATGTTGTAACAGCAGGGTCAACAACGTCTAACAGATATGCACACTTCTCGCCATCAGTACTTGTAAATTTAGTACCAGGAAGAGCATCCTCTAATGGTATTGAAGCAGATAATGTCCACTTAACATTAGTAATTACATCACCTCGGTGCAGTTTATATGTTGCTGCATTAAGTGTAAGTTCTTGATCATACGGTCTTAAAGATACTTCGTAAGTATCTGTACCTGTACCATCACAACTAGCGACAAGAGTGCCAGTAGTGCTACTCTTCACATCGTTCTTAAATATAGTTGTTTCGGTATTGGCAGCGGGTTTTGAGTTCGCCAGCACTCCTGTATTAGTTGCCATTGCTTAAATTTGAGATAGATAAAGTTGTTGTTGACGGACTTTTGCTGTTAGTCTTTGAGCACCAATACCAGCACCAAAGTTAACATCATCTAGTGTTACGTTCTGAGTAGATAGTAGTGTAGCATCTGAGTCAGGGAACTTGATTGTTCTTTGCTCAGTGATATTTGTTAAATCTAAGAAAACCTTACGGTCTTCAGATTGATCATCTACAACTACTGGTCTATTTAGTTCCTTGTTAGATAACTTCTGAGTAGCATTAGTAGTAGCAATTTCACTGGAACCAGTAGACTGGTTCATATTCTGGAATGGGAACTTAAACGAATAGTTTAAGTTTTCAAATTGATTACTAATATCAAAGTTGATACGTTTAGTAGGTGTAGTTATATCACCTAGAATCAATCCTGTAATCACCTTACTACTTAAAGTCTGAGTTGCCTCAGCATATACTACAGTACCAGACAAGTCAGGATAAGTAGCAATACGATTAGATGTTAATGCAGAAGTATCATAGGTGACTGTTGGGTTATCAGTAGCAGTACTTGATGTAAACTTACAGTTAACAAAATTCTTTCCACTAGCAGTCTGATTTGATTGATCATCCAATAATTCAGAAGTAGTAACAGCAATACCTGGATCAGGTAATTGATATACTTTAGTACCTGTTACAGTATTATCCCAGTCAAACGTAAACCTAGCATTCTTTTCAGTGTTACCAACACCATCACGGATAGTGAATCGTTGGTCTTCTACAAATATATCTTTATTAGTAATAATCTGGTTGGTATCATCACCAATTAGAACTGTACCTCCACCAGAGGATATTTCAGGTAGTGTGAATACCCTAGTACCACCAGTGTTACCTATATTACCAACTTCAAATCTCGCTTTACGAGTATTATCACTACTATCTTGGAGAACCAATAGGTTATCATTCAATAGTAATTGTCCAGTTACCTCTACACGACCTGCACCTTTTGGTGAGATGATGATATTTGAGTTTGTAGCACCGTCATCAGCAACTGTCAATAGGTTCGTTGAAGAACCATCATTATTAGCAATCCTAGAAAGATATAAACCACCCTCACCAAACGATATACCAATCTGATCATATGCGTTTTGGTAAATTCCTGAATTCCTATCCAAGTCAAAAGCCAGTCCTGGAGACGCTTTTGTACCTGCGGGAATTGTTTTGAAAAGTTGATTAACCTTTGCTTTCCTATTTGGAATTAGAGGATCAGATACGACAACAGGGAGAATTGCTTCTCCCGACAGGTTAGCGTCATCTATTCCATCTAACTGTGATATCTTTTTGGTTGCCACAGAAAATATGCTATGCTACAAGTTTATTTATACAGAATCTTTCTGAAGTTCTAGACTCTTTTCGGCCTTGAGGTATTCTACAGTAGTGGCGACATCATTCATTGCATCTCTTACTTCTGGCCTCTGACCTGATTCTTGATGGTAGTCCTTCCCAGTAGGTGCATAATGACGTGTATATAGAGACCATCGCCATTGTTTCATGTCTTCAGAATACCAAAGTTGGATTCTCATATTTGGGGAATCGTTTGTTGTATTTAGGTTAGAGTGTACTATATTTTACCAATCATCACCGTCTTCCATTAATTCTTTTACCCATTCTTGTCTACTACAAAACCCATGAGCATCCTTCTCACCATCCATATGATATGAAGTATGCATGACTTCTATCATAAGAAATAAACCGATCAACATCATCGGTAGCATCCATAGTGGATGTCCAAAGACTTCACAAAACTCTTCGTAATACTTACGAAAGGGAGTCTTCTCAGGTGACATCTTTCTTTTGCTTTTCTATGAAGGCACGTAGTTCTGGTCCTTCTTCCCACTCCCAAGTCTCTTCACGACCTTTCTTATCAGTCTTTGTGAAGGATTTTTTTTCTATGCGATCTGGATTGAGTTTCATCATTTTAGATAGGGATGAATGACAAAG